ATATTTCCAATAAAAATATCATAAAACTGTATTACCAAACAATAAATCATAATTACACTGATTATAAAATATGGAATATCATATCGATCTATTGTGTCGCCAGTCGCTTTAAAAAGAATAAAAGTAATACTAATTGATATGAATAATATGATTAGGTTTACAAGTATGTAACTTAACATATATCACCTACTTTCCTGTTGAGCCAATACCGCCAGTACGTTCAGTTGTGATTTCTTCTTCATCTGCAACACCGAATGGAACAAATACAGCCTGTACAATTTTTTCTCCTGATCTCAATTCCAAAACATCATTTCCATTATTTTTAATACTAATAAAAATATGTCCCTCATTATCCGCAAAGAAATAATCTGCGTCCACAACAGGAACTGTATTTGAAATAGTCATTCCTTTTTTAATTCCAAGACTACTGCGTGGAAAAATCAACATAACATATTCTTCGCTCATTTCACATCTAATTCCAGTTGGTATCATTAACTTTTCACCTGGACAAAGTTTCACATCAAATGGAGTACAGATGTCATGTCCTGCGCTAAATCTTGTGCTACGTTTTGGCAGATTTATTTCTTTATATTTTTTTCGTATGTCTAAAATATTATCATTACCAAATGCATTTGAACAATCACCTATGAATTGTTCTTCACTTACTTTTCTAAAAACTGCTACTTTTCTCATAAATTAAATCACTCTCTTTCTAATAATTTTTGCTTTTACCATGTCATCCATAATGACAGACAGTCTCGCATATACTGTTCTATAAACATCGTTCTTTTCTTCGTTTGTATATTCTCTGTCGTAAAATGCTGTATACAATGTATCGTTACACACATCCATGACATCATATCCAATATAGTTATCTAAAGATGAGACAAGAAATTCTGCAGCAATTACTGTCTTTGACTTGTTCTCATATAGAGGAAGAAACAGCTTATAATTTAAGCCGTACTTCCTGAATCCAAAATTGGTTAATTTACTATGTGTACATTGTCTATGTAATTTAAGCTGTTTCATGATCTACTACTCCTTTAATTTGTCTCGTAAAAATTCTATATATTCATTCCATTTCCCTATACTGTGAATATATTCTTTACCTTTTAACCCTTTTGCTATCATGTCATTTTTGATATCATCATAAGTATTCTTTTTAGTAGAGAGACTGCGTATGAAATCATTTGTCATATGACTTATACCTAAAACTTCTTTTTGAGGTATGTTTTTGATAATGTTTTTATACACAGCAAAATCTTCGTCTGGAATAATATACTTTGTTTTAGGTAGATTTTTACTACTAAAAGGGCTAATGCCAGAACCATTTGTTCTAGGTTTTAATAATGGAATAATCTTCTCAATATCTTTTGCATTGAATCTAAACAAAACTTCCGAATCACTTTCTTCAATATCTGATACAATATCTTGTCCGTATAATTCTGTAAGTTTCTTCAGAACGTTATGCCCACGAATCAATGATGGAATATATGCCTGTAATATTGATCTTCCATAATGGAAAACTTTATTACCATGCTGACAATCTATGTAAACATCGATATCTTCTAATGTGCCATTCAGTTTTCTTCCATATTGATTGTTTCGCAAATCATACGGAGCTTTTAATCTATACGTTCCTTTATATCTCATCAAATATGACAATTATTTATCACCATCCTATTCGTCATAAAAATTTTCTCTTTTATCTGAAGCAGCGCATAAAGAAATAGCAAACAAACTGGTAGCTACTCCGATAAAAATCCAACCATAAATCCTATAAATACGCTCATATCAATACTCCTCGTAAAATGTCTCTTTACTTATTTTCTTTTTATTATTCGCCTCTGCAGCAAGAACTTTATTTAATGCTTGTTTACGATCGTGAAACACGACTTATTCTAAATCAGAATAATTAAATAAATAAGCATGGTTGTCTACTTTGTCGCATCCAACAAAATAATCTTCTTTTACTGTTCTGATTATAAGTTGGCATACATCAAATATGCCAACCGTAGGAATGATTCTTGCATAATACAGAATATCTTTTACTTTTACTGATTCTCCCATAGAACCACACTTCCTTGCTCTAATGTTTTCTTGACATCAATCACTCTCTGGTTTGTACTGCCTGCCCAGTGATATGTAACGTCTCTCTTGTCTTCTTCATAGCGCCCATCTACAAGTACATCACACTGTTTTACAATTTCTCGGCGCATTTTCAGGAACTTGTCTCTTTCTGGATTAAAATCATCAGTAACAACTGGATACATGATTTGTTCCCATGTGTATCCGGAATACAGCCAGATTGTTTTTTCTGGATATGAAAGACGAATTTCATTAACCAAATCCAGAACGGATTCAAGATTTTTTTGATGAAGTGGATCGCCACCAGTCATAGTGACTCCAGAAATATAATCTTTTGATAGTTCATTGAATATTTCATTTTTAGCTTTTGTATCAAATTTAGCTCCATCATTCGGATCCCAAGTAATAGGATTCTGGCAATTTTTACAATGGTGATCACAGCCAGAGCACCATAAACAAACCCTTAATCCTGTTCCGTTCATCATGTCATCGTGAGTTATATCATGATATTTCAAATTAAATTACCACCCTTTCTTTTGTGGGTTATCATTTGAGACAACCCACAATATTGTTTACATACTCTTTCTGTCTGCAATTTCAGCCATCTTTGCGTCATTCAATCTTGTATCCCCATGAACTCTTGAATACGACAGATATCCATTCATTCTTTCAATCTTTGTCAAATCGCTACTTCCACAATTCGGACAAATATCCATATTTAATTCTTCATGCCCGCAATTATTACAGTACGCAAGTGATAAATTTACACCTTCATAAAATCCCATTGACATTGCCCGTCTTACAAGTGTCTTAATCGCTTCAATATTATATCCGATTGGGTATTTACAGTACTGAATACGCCCCCCTTCGATATAATTCCAAAATCTATGTTCTAAGTCCTGTTTCTGAATTGGCGTAATATCTTCCCAAACACCACAATGAAAACTGTTGCTTACATATTCTCTATCTGATACACCAGGAATGATTCCATATTTTTTACGAAACTGTTTTACCTGAAGTCCACATAAATTTTCTGCTGGGGTACCATAAATTGCATACAGCCAGCCATCTTCTTTTTTATACTCTTTTACTTTCATATCAATATATTTCAATGTTTCAACTGCAAATTCACCATCCTCAACAAGAGATTTACCATTGTATAACTGCTGTAGTTCATTTAATGCTGTAATGCCAAATGACGCAGTCATAGGTTTTAATAATGGTTTAATCTTATCTGTTGGATTCAAATGTCCACCCAGAAATCCGCCCTCACAATATCCAAGCGGATTAGTTGACGCTTTCATCTCTCCTAAGTAATCATAAGTTCTCTGATGTAATTTACGAATCATTTCAAGATAATAATCAAGAACTTTATGAAAATCTTTATTTTCTTGTCTTGCCTTTGCAAGAATCATCGGGAGATGTAATGATACTGCACCGATATTGAACCTTGAAACAAAAATCGGTTCATCATTTTCATCCGCCGGCTCCATTCCCCCTCGTTCATACCAAGGAGAAAGAAATGCTCTACACATATTCATCAATTGTCACCAATTGTACTGACTAGCTTTTCCCTCTGAGATGTCCTAATTCTCGTCATCAGGCGGTATCTTTGGAAACAGTGCTTATCTCTGTTTCTACGACGCTACACTCATCACGTCTAGTCGATTGACCTTGTATAAAAGGCACAGCTTCATCTATAGTACAAACGATCTCTCTCCTATAGACCTATCTGTTAGCAATTCAAACGAATCACACCCACTAAGCAAGTGGTTTAATACCGTTTTACATGGGCTGATTTGCACTTACCCATAGGACTAATAACTTTTCCGTATTTAAGGTACATTTTAGACACTGTTGTATCTCCATCTAAACTTAACCAGTCTGGATACATTGTTTTTGCAGAAGTTTTAATTCCTTCTTCAAACAATTCTTCGTTTACTTTGCCTTTTCCGTGCAGCTCTTCTGTATAAAGAAATACAAGTTTTGGGAACAATACAGGCTTTTTATTTCCGTCTTTTCCTTGTCCTTCTCTATGTACTCTAAGAAATGTTTTTGAAGCCATTTTAGCAAAAGAATCTGTTCCCAGACCAAATGTAATGGTGATGAAGGGATAATCCCCTCTGCTGGATGAAACAGTATTAAATTTGTATTCGAGTCCTTGATAACCTTGCTCCATATCGCGTTCTATTTTCCTCATAGCGTAGTCATGTGCTTCCTGTTCAAAATCTGAATGTCTATAATCCAGTAAGTTATCTGCAATATCATAAAATTCACGTTTGTATTTTTCATAACTTTTTTCAGCATATGGCACTAACACCTCATCAATCTGCGGAAGTGTAAAACCCCCGTATTGTTGACTCGCAGCGCTTAATGTAATATCACCAATCACATCAAATGCTGTGTCTAATGTTTTTGGCTCGTTATACCACACATTACCCATTTCAAATCCACCACGCATTACTTCTGCGACATTAAACAAACAACAGTTCATCGTATCCCTTCTAGCCGACATGTCGTGAATATAAATATATCCATCATTGATAGCCTGCCTTTCTTCTACTGTCAGGAAGAATTTCTTATACAACTGCTTGTTCAATTCATTAAATACAAGACTTCGCTTTGTAGATACGAGAGCACTATCAGTGTTACTGTTTTCCTTATCCCCGATATACATAATTTTCTGACTCTCTTCGTATACCGTATCCATCATATGTACAAAATCAAGTTTATAATTACGATATTGCTGATATTGATATCCTACTTTTGGAAACAAATCAAGAAGTGTTTTTTCTACAATATTATGAATAAAACCTACAGGAACTTCATCATTCTCAAAGTCTTCTTCATCAACCTCGTTAAGAACTCTGTTGCAGATCATTCCATATTCATCTTGTGAAAATGTAAAATTTTCTCTCTGTGCAGATTTATCAATAGCATTAATAATTTTCTGTTCGTTGTACTCTTCTAATGTTCCATCCTTCTTAATTACTTTCATCAATCACATCATCCTTTCTTACTTCTGAGAACTATCTTTTGCTGTCTTCGTTGTAGTTCTAGTTCTTTTGGTTTTCTGTTCCGTTGTATTATTCGCTTCTTTCGGTTCGTTTTCTTCCAAATCTTCATCATCAAAATCAGACCATTCATCATGACTTTTGTTACTTCTAAACTCTTTCATAGTCACATCTGTGCCTTTGAATGCACGAATACATTTTGCAACACCTTCAAACAGCGCCCAGATTGGGATCCACATTGTTGTACCGATTGCGAAAATCACTGTACCCAGTTGATTAAAATCCATGTTCATCTCACCTCCTAACAAAACCACTACCACCATCTCTCACGTTTAAACATAAATGAGAGGTATCATCAATATTTCCATGTGTTTTCGTGTGTCCAATACTATCAATTACATATTCTTCTTCTCCTAATCTAACTGTGATGAAATCGTCAGGATACATTCCCAACTCTCTCATCAACATCCTACTTGTTCTAATCAATTTATTTATTCTCCCTCTCTCGTTTTTAAATATTCAAATATTTCACCTACTAAATCATCGATATTTTTACCGTCGTTGTTGTAGAAGATTCTATCTGCTAATTCTTCCGCACCTTTAAAATCTTTATTGTCATGTAAAATCCTACGATCAGCTTCTTCTTTTTTATCTCCACGTTTGGATAATCTGTTTCGAATTGTCTTATTATTTGCGTATATATAAATAGAAATGTGTTCATCTAACTCGTCCTTGATGTCTCTATAACCATCCGGAGTTAGAATCACGATTGATTTGTTATCAGATCTGGATATTTCATCTAGGGGAGAACCATAATACCACGTCCCGTCTACTGTGTTATATTTCTTCCACTCTGCAAAATATCTTGTATTAGTAAGCTCTTTAAATTCATCAACGGTAATAAACTTGTAATCAATTCCGTCAACTTCACCTTTCCTTGCCGGTCTTGTTGTAGTCGTTACAATTTTCTTATATCCTCTTTTCACAAGCTCATTCACAACTCTGCTTTTTCCGCTTGCTGTTTTCCCAAAAATAATAATCGCCATTATTCAGACTTCACCTCTGTTTCTTCTGCAATAATTGGTGTTTTATTAATAAATAATACTCGTCCATTATCGTCTACACACATCGCTTTATATAAGGTAACTTTACATTCATGCTGTTCTGCATCCGCATATCTTTCACATATTTCTCTTACTGGACAATCATTTTCATCATGTTTGCAATAATAAATCATATCTGGCATTATTCATTCGTTCCTTTTCTGATATTCGTTTTATCGCAGATTTGAGCCTCAAATCCTTTAATGTATTCTTTTAACTCCTCTTCAAAAGCAGCTTTTTTGTTATACCCACATGGGAACATCTCAGGACAAAGACCATTTCTATACACGCATTCTCTAACCATTCTGCTTGCTGCTTCCGGCTCAAACTTAACAATTTCATCTTTAACCATCTTAAATGCTTTTCTTGTCTCATAACTAGCACAATTACACAATCTCTTTCTTGCCACGTTGATTAATGCTTGGAAATTGAAATAATATGTAGCACTCTGCAATGTATTTCTATCAGGAACTTCATCATAGTCATTCCTGTCACTTCTAAGAGATGATACAAACGGAATAACCCAATTTGAATGACGCACCAAATGTCCATGTACAAATTGTGGTGCATCATAAATTTTTAAAATTACAAATCCAAGTCTGATTGGAGAATGCTCTGCCATAAGAAGTCTCAGTTTCCAATCATGATCTGGATAAGAACCTTTATCCTTTCCAATTGTAGTCATTGTTGCATCTTTAATCTGCTGCCACATATCTTCAGCCCATTTGATTTCTACTCGCATTTTTGTTAAATCTGGTTTATTCATAAATTATTCCTCCACAATCCATAGTTTCATATCTTCTTTAAATTTATTTTTTACATACTCATCTTCTGAATGGAGCACAACTGTGCATTCTCTTTCGAGTCCAATTCCCATAATCCCAAGAATTGATTTAGCATCAATCTGATATCTCCCACAAATATAATCAATATCGTCTTCATAATTGTCACAAACCGTTGCAAATAGCATTGCATTTTTAACTGTATTTAATTTGATTTTAATTTCCATAAATTGAATTCCTTTCTCACAAAATTATAAAAAATAAACTAAAGCAACTACATAGTGTAGAATCTGGTCTGTAACGTAGTTTATCTTGCTATATCTGGCTTTCAACGGATCAATAATCATATGAGCTACAAATATAAATCCAAGTTGCCATGTTAGTCCGAATACTATATAGAACGGCAAAATATATAACGCACAATGAACAAATAGATGATACCAATTCGTTCCTTTTGTTTTAGCAATAAAATCAACCTGTAAAACATAATCACCAACTAAATGGCATAATATAATTATTAAAATTGTTTCAAACATATTTATAACTCCTCCTACATGCCTAACATTTCAATTAACTGTTCTTCATTAATAATCTGAACACCAAGTTCTTTTGCTTTTTTATTTTTACTGCTATTGGATTCTATATCGTTATTGATTAAAGCAAATGTGGATTTTGTTACAGAACCTGTTACTTTCCCACCGAATTTTTCAATAGCTTCTTTTACTTCATCACGATTTTTGAATTTATATACTTTTCCGGTAACAACAAATGATTTGCCATTCAAAGAATTGTTTGTTTTAGAATTGTCTTCTGATTCAAACGTCATAAGAGAAGCAAGATAATCTGCAATATTACTCATATCTTCAAACCAAGAATGAATATTGTTATTTAATACATCTCCAAAACCGTCAAGCTGCGTAAAGTTATAATAACCAACGCTTGCATCTCTAAACTTGTCCCATGCACCAAAAGCTTTAACCAATTCTTTTGACTGTGATGTCCCAATCCCAGGGATACTTAATGATGCAATAAATTTATCCAATCTTACGGTTTTACTATTTTCAATTGATGTTCTTAACTTGTCTACTGACTTCTTTCCAAATCCACTCATCGTAGAAAGCCTATCATAATACTGGTCAAGATTGTAGATGTCTGTAATCTCTGCAATCCATCCAAGTTCAATGAGTTTCTTAATTGTTTCTTCTGACAAACCTGAGATATCCATACCTTTCTTGGAAACAAAATGAGAAACTCTTCCTAGTAGCTTGCCTTTACAATGAGGATTAGTACACATTAAAACTTCTGAATCGTTTTCTTTTACAATCCGAGTTGGTGATTCGCAGACAGGACACTGTGATGGAATCCGGATATAAGCTGATTCTCTATTTTTTGCAGATAAGTTTTCTTTTACTTGTGGGATAATTTGATTTGCTTTATATACAGTAATTGTATCTCCAATTTGTAAATCTAATTTAGTAAGAATACTTACATTGTGAAGGCTGGCTCTTTCCACCATAGTCCCATCAATTTCTACAGGATCGAAAATTGCTACCGGTGTTAATGAACCAATCTTACCCATTGACCATTCAATATTCTTCAATACCGTTTCGGCTTCTTCATCGTAAAATTTAAATGCAATAGAATGTTTAGGATGATGACCTGTCATTCCAAGTGACTCTCCGTATGTAATATCATTGTACGTTGCCACTAAGCCATCAATCGGGAAGCTCTTTTCCTTTGCACGTTTTCGTAATTGTTCTACCACAATATTAATAAATTCAGCATTGCAATTTCCACGAATAGGTAAAAATGGAACTGTATCAAATCCCAAATTTGAAGCATACTGCAATCTATTGATAAAACTACTTGACGCAATATCTGTTGGCACTTTCCACGCAATAAATTTAATATGGCGCTGTGCTGCAATTTTACTGTCTAATTGTCGTACAGATCCAGAAGCTAAATTTCTTGGATTCTTATATTTTTTGTCTTCTGGTAAAAACTCGTTGATTTTATTAAAATCGTCATATGTAATAATCGCCTCTCCTTCGATTTCAAAATGACCTTTATAATCAATCGATAACGGAATATTTTCAAACACTTTTGCATTATGTGTAATCAATTCACCAATCTCTCCATCTCCGCGTGTTTCTCCTTGAACCAATTCGCCGTTTTCATACGTTAAAAGACATGTCAATCCATCCATTTTCAGACTTAAAATACAGTCTTTATCTCCAGCAAATTTTACCAAATCATCTACAGATTTTGTTTTATCTAATGACAACATCGGATGAGAGTGCTCTACTTTTTCTAATTCAGATTTCACCTCGTATCCAACGGTTTGTGTTGGCGAATTCGTGTACACGACACCAGTTTCATTTTCAAGTTCTGATAATTCATCGAATAATCTATCGTATTCTGCATCAGAAACATCAGATCTTGCTTCATTATAATAGACATCCCGATATTCATTTAGCTGCTTTACAAGCTCTTGAATTCTTTTAACCTTATACATCAAATCACTCCTTTGCATTTTTTCTTCGTTCATAATCATCCAACATGAAGTTTAATTTTGGACAAAACCCTCTATCTTCTAATGTTTGAATCACATCATCAACTTCGTATTCTGAATTTGAAGAAATAGTTTCTTCATATACAACATCAGATTTTCGTTCTCCACAAACTGTACATTCGGATACGGAAACAGCCATAATATGTTTACACTCATAATCCATTACGATTGTGTAATATTTGCCGACTTCTTTATATTCGTGATTACATTTAAAAAATTTAAACATTAAATCATCCCTTCATTTTCTGAACTTTATATGCATCTACAACGTTTTGCATTAATGTCAATCTTGTGAGTAATCCTACCCCGCCGGGTACCGGCGTAACATATGTATCATTTAAACTACTCTCAAAACCAGCATTGTTTACATCACCACATAATTTTCCATTCTCATCTCGATTAATTCCAATATCTACAACAAGTTCACAGAAATCTTGGAAGTCTGAAAAATCAAAATAGTTTGGAACTCCAACTGCAGAAAAAACATAATCTGCGTGTCTAGTGTAGTACCATGTACTCGGAGTCGTACTATTGCAGCATGTAACTGTTGCTCCTTTTTCGATCAGCATATTAGTCAATGGAAGCCCAACAATTCTACTTCTGCCTAATACACAGCAATCTTTGCCTTTAAATTCAAAGGCATTGTATTCCATCCAATCGATAATTCCTTTTGGCGTACATGGTTTGAAACAACTATCTCTTCTAAATCCATCCACATCTTTTTCTGGTGGAATCAGATTCTGTAATCTTTCCAAATTATATTTACCTGGAATTGGAAGTTGAATAATTATTCCATCTGCATCAGAATTTGCAATATCTGTGATAACACATTCAACCTCCTTTTGTTCTGTTGTATTAGAATAAATATTTACATGACGCATTTCAATTCCAATTTCATCACAATCTTTTTGCTTACCTTTAATATAGGAATTTGAAGCCTGATCATCATCAATCTGAATTACAGCGAGGACTGGTTTTTTATCAAGATGTTTGATCTCTTCTTTTAGTTCCTTCTTTTTAATTTCTACATAGTCTTTGCATGATACAATATCAGTTCTCATAACTTCAATCTCCTTTTACTCTCCTTTTTAATAATTTCTGCATAGATGTATTTCTCGCTAAATTAGCTTTTTTCTTAATAGCTCTGTTCACAGTTGTTACATCTCCAAAATGAAAACACCGTTCTTTCATTCGTGTGAGTCCTACATAAATCAAATTAGAATTTAACATATATGTATGCGCTGATGGAGTAAGCAAAATAACTACTTTTATACTACTTCCTTGAGATTTATGAATAGTAATACAGTATCCCAATCCACACATTTGCATTGCACTTCTATCGTACTCAACCAGAACATCGTCAAATTCAATAACAACCTTGTTTTGAGTTATCTCTCTAATTTTTCCGGTTTCACCATTTGCAATAAAAGTTTCTTTCGGAGCATCTTCTGAAACAAAATCATCTTCGTAATAAATCATTGCGTGATAATTATTTACATTTTGAATAATTATGTCATCTTTATAGTAGACTACATCACCTATTTTCATATAAGATTGGCTTCCATAATTTTTATTCGCTATTTTCTGTAGCTGATTATTAATTTCTACCTGACCAAAATCGCCTTTTTTATAAGAAGTCAACACTTGAATATCATCCACTGTGTAATTTGTAGACAATAGTTTCTTATATAAAGCTATTACATTTTTTACAAGTACGCTTGAGCCAACATTAATAAAAGCATAGTCTTTGTTTTCTCCAAAATATGTACACTGCTGTTTTACATCTTCAAGATATGTCTTACATTGTCTTACATCTGTTGCAATTTTCATCAAACCACCTTCGCCATATCTAAACACTTTAGTAAGCGTGACCGTTGGAATCAATTTTGACTGCATAAAATCATGTAACAAATTTCCACATGAAACAGATGGTAACTGTGCGTTGTCTCCAATCATAAGTAATTTTGTATGTTTAAAGTCAACCGCATCTACAACATGCTTAAACAGATTTAAATCAACCATAGAAAACTCGTCTATAATCAGAACATCACAAGTCATTTTCGCCTCTTCGTTGTATCCCCAATTGTTAGGCGGCATATACCCAAGACCTCTATGAATTGTACTTGCATGTTCATTTGTATTTTCTGACAAGACTTTCGCAGCTTTTCCAGTAGGAGAAAACAGTTCATATGATTTATTATTGTCTTTTAACATATGTATAATTGCTTGTGTAGAAAATGTTTTTCCTGTACCGCCGGATCCATTTAGAATACAAATATTATATTTACATATGTATTCAAGAATCTTTATTTGTTCATCTGATAACTCACAATCATTATTAATGATTCTATATTTCTCGATATCGTAATCCCATGAAATATTGTTCTTTAATCCATCAATTATCGTTTCTGCAATAGCGCTCTCTGTTTCGTATGTAGATTTCAATGATACACACATTGTATCTTTATCGTAAATAATGCTTTCATGTTTGATGCAATCAACAAACAAGTCAGAACAAGCTGGGGTTAGTTTCATACATTGATTTCTTAAATCAACAATATTCATTACTGTATGTCCATCATTTTCATTCTCTTCCAATAAATACAACACACATGACAAACATCTTTGCTTGCTCGTTTTTAAATCACAAGAAAATTCTATAATCGGGGTTTTACCATTTTTAATGTTGTTTATAGATTCTCTTTCTAGCTCTAGCAGAATAGAATCCGCTGTTTTAAAACCAACTCTTGCTAATCCACATAAACACTTATACGGATCTTCTCTCATTTTTTGTTTTATCATTTGTACAGACGAGTATTTTTCATGCAGTTTTTTTACCATAGATAGAGTTAGCATTCCTTGAAACTCCGTAACAATTTCTGCAAGACAAAAATTCTCAACAATCTTATTTTTGATTACTTCAAACGTATACTCTTTGATACCTGGCGTTTTGTTTAAATCAATATCCTCTAATCTATTATTGATTACCCTATCTACAATGTCTGGATAAACCTCGCATAGAACATCGGCTTGATTTTCTGTGAGAATTTCTCTTAAAAAGATATATGTTTCTTCGGCGCTCGTTGGTCTATCTCTCTTAATGTTTGTTACCTTGTAACCGTATCCATATTTAGATAACTGTTCAACTGCAGCAACTTCATAATTTGATCCAATACCAAGTTCGTGAATCTCACCTGTTAAAGTAACATTGCCATATTTTGTGAGCTTTATATCCGGATATTTATTTTTGTCAACATCAACGGCGTAGATTTTAAAATCTCCACCGTCATATGTCTTTCTAACCACAGAACATTTAAATTTAACTTCTTTTTTATCCATAATTTTTCATCACCTAATCACCTCATACTCTGTAAGGATATCTTCTAATTCGTCTGTCGCTTCCCACTTACCTTCTGCATTTGGTCGTTTCTTAAACTCTTGAGCGAAGTCATTTATTTTAAGAACAGACCACTGACCAAATGGGTCTTCCTTGAAAATTCTTCCTTGCTTAATTCGGGTTTTAATTTCTTTGCCAGTTCTAATTTGTCTCGCTGTAATATATGGTTTTGTCGTATCTTTGTAAGTTTTGAAATCTGTAACCATATAATAAAGTGGAGAAACTTGTGAATTAGTATATAAAATTGAACCAAGATATTCTTTTTCAAATTTCATAGACTCTATAATCCCCATTGCTTTATTCTCTACTTGTCTACTTAATTCACATAGCAATCCAATATTATCTAATTCCTTAAACAACGTAGCGGTTTCTTTTCCTGAATATTTTTTCATCAAAAATTCTGTTACTCCAAGTTCTTCGAGCTTCTTTTTGTTAATTTGTTTTTTACGAGCAAATTTATCAAAATATTGTATTAATTTCAAAAGATATTTATTTTCACCAAACTCCTTAAAGAAATTTAAACCTGTTAAAATCATAAGCTGTTTTGAATTGACAGAAGTTTTTTCATCGATATCAAATAACAACTCAAAGAAATTGCTATATTCATTATTCCCTAATTCGTACAATTCATCTGCAATTTTTTCATTACAGAATTTAATGGAAGATATTCCTTGATATATCGAATTGCTATTTTTGTCAAACTGATATTCAGCTTTTGATTTTCTGAACTGAATTGGAAGAATTTCATAACCTTTTGATATAACATATTCTTTGATTTTTAGAGATTTTTCGTCGTCAGATGCATATATATTTAAAGCCGTTGTGAGAGTCTCTAACGGGTAATAATGTCGTAAATATCCACATGCAAATCCTAAAAATGAATATGGGTCGGCATGATTCTTTGAAAACAAATAATTAGATGCGTCAATAATAACTTGTAAAAATGATTCAATAATCTGTTCTGCATCTTCTTGTTCTACATCATAATCATCTTTCATTGTCTTTATAAAACCTTTAATATAGTGTTCAGATTTTTTACCATCTATATTGGTCATATATCCTCCGTCTTTTATAATCGGAATATCTGTTTCAGTTCCAGTTTTCTTACTAAAGTGACGACGTACAATATCAGCTTCTCCCATTGTAAATCCACAAAACCTATGTAAGAATTCAATAATCTGTTCTTGGTACACCAAAAATCCGAGTGTAGGTGCCAAGAATTTGTTTAACTCATCATTCCCATTGTCTCGATAAATACCTGCTGCCAATTTTGTTCTGTATGATTCACCAGCCGGTCGAATTGCTCCATTAGCCATACTCATCAGATCGATGTATGATAAATCAGGATTTTTCTCTTTAATTTTTTCAATAACCTGTGGTCGTAGAATATCTCTAAGATACGATCCAGCAAAATCAGATTCAAACTGAAATATTAAAGTTGTATCTTTTGCAATATCTTCCCATACTCCTTTATCCTCAAAATCCAGATTATCAGGTGTCAAAAACGGAATTCCTACCGCATCACATGTCTTGTAGATAAGCCCAACACAATCTAATCCCAATACATCAAGTTTTACGAAATTTAACGAGTCGATTTCTTTCATATTAATTTGCGAAATAGGTTTTTCGTCTGATGAAATATATAACGTCCCAAATACATCATCTACTGGATAAGGGGCTACAACTAACCCAGCCGCATGTCTACCTAAACTTGTGATCGTGCCAACTACGATATCCACATACTCAAACAGCTCTGAGTATTGCAAGCGATATTTTTCTTCTACAAATTCATGTTTATTCTCATCTTCCTGAACAAGATTTGACAATACCTGTGTTTCTTGTGGAGTCATCCCTAACGCACGTCCAACATCTTTGATTGCACCTTTCATCTTGACAGTATTAAATGTAATGATGTTACAACAATGTAATTTTTCTCTATTGAATAGATATTCTCTTACTTTCCATCTATCTTCTTTAAACCAATCTGAATCGATATCGGCAAGACTAACTCTCTCCTCATTCATGAATCGCTCGAAGTTCAGATTAAATCTTATTGGATCAACTTCTGTAATTCCTAATAAATATGCAATTAAGCTTCCAGAAACAGAACCTCTTGAATATCCATATTTAACTCCATTTTTTCTTAATTCCGTTTTATAATCTTCCTCTAGAAGCATAAAGTCTAATGCATTGTTATGGATATATGTTTTCAATTCATATACAATTCTGTCTTGGTATTCTTTATAATTCTTCTTTTTGTCAATACCTCTCCATTTAATCCCTGATGATATTTTCTTTTTTATTTCTAACAAAGAATCGTCATACAACTTTGGATATTTATATGAATAATCAAGCTTGAATTCTTCAATTCTGTCAGCCATTTTATTTGTTTCTTCTATTGCTTTTATATAAACATCTTTTGCAATAGCAAATTGTTTTTCATATGCAGATACTAATTCATCGTAACTTTTAAAGGTCATATCCCATGCAGATTCACTATCAAATTTAACATCTTTGCTTTTCTGCATAATAGCTCGTCCACGCATATGCTCATCATTTAAGGAATGCGTGTCTGTTCCTGCAATAAGCGGAATGCCATACTGTTCAGAGATTTTCACAAGATATTGATTATACTTTATCTGCATATCATCACAATGATGTTGAATTTCTAAATAGCATCTATCTTTATTTTTGATAAGAAAGTTCAGAAAATCTTCTTGAATATCAGGTGTTCCACTTGCTAAAATCCCTCCAATGCAAGCTGTTGTGATTAAAATATTTTCAGAAGTATTTATTAGCTCTTCAAACGAAATTCTAGGTTGATAATAAAAATGACCATCTCTTACAAAAGCCTTTGAAGATAAAGTATTCAGTTCCTTTACACCTTCATAATTTTTAGCAATTAGCACACAATGATAATTATCACGAACTTGGAATTTATTTTCTTCTAAAAACTCATATATTTTATTCTGCGCTTCTTCTGGATCAGTACCCAATAATGATTCACATAATTCAGTATCATCAGGATATTGATACAATTCTTTTGTTACATAGAATTCTTCTGCATGAATATATTTCATACCAGCCTTTTCAATCGCGTTTTTCTTGTGAACCCATTCAAGAACACTTCCATGTTCTGAGAACGCCATCGCTTTCATACCAAGAGATTTTGCATAGTCAATATATTCGTTGTATTTTGTAACACTATCGATATTTGTGACTCCATTCGATAAATCACTATGTAAATGATAAACTACATAATTCTTCTCCACTTACTCACCTCAGTTCTATAAATCATTTAACCAAGACATATCGTCCTCGCCCAGTATTTCGCCCTGTGTATTAGATGTAATGTCCGCTCCAACACCTGCAAAAATATTATCCTGCTGCTCTTTCTTAGCATTTAGCTTATCCAAATATTTTTTATATGGTAGATGTACATTCGGAGAGTAAGCACACAATGTAGAAAAGTAATAGCTTTGTTTCTCTACCTGATCGTCTGAGTCCCAGAATTCATTTTCTGCTTCTGACAAATTACTGTCTTTTAGCTTCTGATATCTAACTTCTTTTTCTTCAATTTCAGAAATTGTATCAATGATATCTGTCTTCCATTTATTCAAAAGCTCATCTGTGATCGGAACTGTTACAATACAATCATTCATTTTATATTTTTCTTGCACCTCTTCCGGAAGACATTTGATGTCATTTGTCTGCATAAGAAGATCAAGATACTCCAACTGTTTCTTCTCATATCCACATTTTTTTAGCCACATCTTCACACTGGTCTGCAATTTTACACCAATCTGATTTCTTTCAATTTCTCTCGTTGTCCATTTCCCATTTGCTTGCTGACAATCAATTGAGACATACTTTAGAAAATCCCATGAGATACGAATCTTGTCCATTGGAATCCCCATTTGATTCAGAGCAATTGCATACACTATTAACTGTCCGCATTCGTTTTCTGCTTTTTTACCTTTGTAAATGGAACTTGTTTTCCAATCTAAGATATGATAATTACCGTCATCATCCTTATAAACAGCATCAATATATCCCTGGAATACGTTGTTTCCAATTTTTGCAGTAACAAATCTTTCGATTTCCATATGCTGTTTAAACATTTTGTGATGATTAAAGAAATGCTTTAGACATTCATAATATTTTTGTTTGACACTTTCATTTTTCTTTTCGTCATTTCTGTCAAATTTTAGATCCGCCACTTCTGCGGTTAACCAAGAATCTTCAAATTTTTCATCCATTTCTTCATATTTAATATGTCCTAAATACAAGTTTTCCATAATATCATGTGACATCCCACCAGTTACCACATAAATACAATCATCTCTGTCTTCTGGAACATGCTTAATATATTTTAGATAGTACTCATATGGAGATGTATGGTATGCATTGAATTTAGACCAACTCCATAATCGATCAGTTTTGTAATAAGACATAATCTCTTTTAATTCTTCTCTTGTTTTTCTTCCTATGATAAACACCTACTTTCGTAACGATTTTAAATATTCTTTGTGTTCATGATCGTCATATACAGTCCTGTATTTCACCATGAACTCATATATCTGATTTCGCGCATCTGCTGGCGAATCTTTATCACCTATGATTCCCCATCTGTCGTACATATAGCTCACTTTTCTAATATGATAGAATTTCTCGCAGCAATGTCTTACATGATTAATATCAATATCCTTATCAAAACAGATAATTATTTCCTTATTTAAACCGATTAATATCCTTGCCTGTTCATCTGATATTTCATGTCCAGAAACAGCAACGCATGTCGAATCACAAAGACTGTCTCTTTTTAATACAGATTTTTCACTTTCTACAACCACGACATAATTTGATTTTTCAATCGACTCTCTATTTTCATATAAACCATATAAGTTGATTTGCTTTGGATATCCTGGAGTAATGTAATATTTTTTGATATCGAATAGATCATAATTTTCAACCGTTGTCCTCATGTTGTATCCCATTAACTCGCCGGTAAGCCAATACCGTAATGGAATTACATTTCTCTTGTATTTATAGCTGTATCCAAGACTAAATTTTTTGACCGTCCACGGCATGACGCCTTCTTTATACCAGTCTATATGTATATAAGGAACAAATGTATCAAGCTCTTTCTCATCGCGCACTTCAAAGTCAAGTACATTAACCTTTTTTCGCCTTGTTTTAACCTTTTTAAATATCTGTAATGGGTCTATTTTTTCTTTTTTCTTTTCTTCCTTTTTGAATGAAAGTTCAAGATCTAAAATCTTATGTAAATTTTTCACAGCTTCCCATGTTGTATGCTTCTTATGTTTGGCATATAAATTGTATTGAACGAGTGTGATTATGTCTGATTTATCATCAAAAAATGTTTCCCTTGTATAATCTGTGACATTTAAATATTCGTTATTTTTTACAGTCACGCATGATTTGTTGTCGCCATCTATATTTCCGCACGAATAATATTCTTTGTTTTGATGGTAAACAATGTGGTGACAACCTATCTCCTGTAACACAAACTCAATCTTGTTTTCTTTATATATGTAAGTTTTTAATTCGCTAATCGTCACAACACTGTTTACCGCCTTTCTAAAAGTCTACTGGAACATTTGTTATTCCAACCTCTTTGATAATATTTCTGGACATATCATGCTCGATTACTACCTGATATCTATTTGCTGAACCTTCACGATTCTTAATAATAAATAGAATCTGATAATGTTTGTCCTTATCTAGTTTTACCGGAATTTTCGTCTTTCCATTTTTACCTTCTAATTTATATACTCTTAATTCTCTCTTTTCCCCTGTATATTCATCATCGTATAAATCACGAATCATGATACATGTTGATGCAACATCAATGATATTTTTAGACATCCCGATATTATCCTGTGTATAATACCTTTGCTTCACACTACCCTTTGCCAGCTGAAATGTAATTAAAATATGAAGGTTTTTCGCCTCTGGCTTAATAACATCATTAATCTTTACCATGTTCTGTTGCATTTCAAGCCATGATTTTTCACTTACATTACCTGCGTCAAGTTTAAATGTATCTAAAAGAAAATACTTAACTCCCATACTTGAGTATTTCTTTATTGTTTTTATCGCATTTTCTGTTTTATATTGTTGGAATGGAAGAATTGTAATGATATGATTGTCTGTTTGCTCTTTTAGCCAATCTGCTGCCTTGTATAGAATTTCTTTTGTTCCTTTTTCAAAATGTCCATCTCTTACAACATGCTTCTGTAGATCATCTTTAATGATGTTATTTGCTACAAATACAAGAAGTTCCCTCTGCCACTTTCCTAAACCGTCCTCATTAACAATGATTACAATTCTTTCTTTTTCTTTTATGGCTGTTGGGATAACTGCATTTCTTGCAAACGTTGATTTGCCGACATTACTCAAACCGCCAACCAAAGTAATACTCCCCAGATATTGACCACCGGTTTCTTTCGTAATAATATCCATATTGTTATATGGAAGACCGACTGCATACCCCTCGTCCAATTTCTCAATCAACTCGTATATTCCGTCACAAATGTCGTAGCTTTTTACATCGTAATCAATGTTTGAAAAAATATCGTTGAGCTGTGCTTCCCACTCATTGTAAATTTCCTCTGCGGTCATATCGCAATAATCACTTAATCTATCATTAACAGCGCAACGCATCTTTGCCAATTTAATTACGCTATTCCATTTTCGAAGTTCATCAATATATCCGTAAAGATTTTCTGATTTTACATATCCTCCTGCCGCTTCGATAGTTTCATATCCACCATACTCATCATATTTTTCTCTTAACTTTGGATGCTTTTCAAGATACAAACCAACAGTAATTTCATCTAATGTTTTTTTCTTTTCTACCTTTATAATGTCATCCGCAATTGTCCAGTAAACTCTCCAAACATTATTGCCAAACTCTTCTAAATGTAAATTTGTCTCATAAATCAAATCTGAATTTTTGTATAAAATCGCAACAATATTTGCCTCATCAGCTTCTTTATATTTGTTTACTTGTTTGATAGTTTCAATTAATTCCTTTTCAAATGGTGTTAATTTTTTTGCGTTTGTTTTTGTTGCCATTTGTTACTACGCTCCTTACCATAAATTTTTCAATTTGTCGTTCTTCAATTCTTTGGTCTTTGTTTGGTAATGAGCCGCTTTATGTGTCAGAATTTCAGTATCCATATTTTCGACTTTTTCATCGTTGCGTTCTTTTCTTTTAACCATCTCATAAACGTCATTAATATTGTTTTTTACAATTGCACAAATGTAATTAACCTTTTGCATTTCTGACTCAAATGTTTTTCCAGATAATGCAGCCAATATTCTTGGTCTGCATATCTGGAATGTGTATAAAATGATTTTGTATGGATACTCAGCCTGATTTTCAATAAGTCTATTTTCGATAAACTTTCCCGTTCTTATCCCTTTTAATTTTCTGCAAATGTTTTGCGGAATGTTTTGATTATCGTCGTAAAATAAGATCTCTTTTTTTACATAGTCATACAATTCACTCCACTCTTTTTTCTCAACTTCTGTCATCTTTATCGGTTCAGGCTTTACTCTCATTACATCACCACCTTAAGCAACAATACTTAACGCCTGTTCAGCAATCGATAAATCATCAATCAAAGTTGGATTTGTATATCCGTGTTCTTTTGAAAACTCAAGAAGAGGCTTGATTGCTTCCATATTTCCTTTGTTATCTTTAATAAAATCTTTAATCTGTTCGATTACAGATTCGATTTTTTTCTCTTCCTTTTTCTCAGCCTCTTTTTTCGCAAGCTCTTTCAGCACTTCCGCTTCTTTTTCAGCCTGTTCTTTTTCGGACTGTTCAAATGTTTTCCCAGATTTAGCCTGCTCTGCTTTAATTGCATCTGTAATCGCCTGGATAAATTCATCTGTATCAAATGCAACCTCATCAACAATATCTGCAAAACGGGATCCGCTGTCTAACGCCATATTGTCATCTCTAAACTTGATTTTTCTATGCTGATCAACAATTTTATTTACAGTGATATCTTTTTTTGTTACAATGTTTTTCTTTCCGGTTTTTTCTGTAACAATTGTTCTGTCATAGTACCCAAGCCCAAGGAAATGCATTTTCTTTTTCAGTAGATTGAAATAAACCTTTTCAACATCTGATGTTAATGTCTGATAAGTTGTTCCTGTTGCAATATCTGTTACTTCTTTGTTCTTTACATGTCCAATAACAATTGTTGCTACACCAACTTTTCTTAAATCTTTAATGATATTGAACATAAGCTCAAATGCTTTTGCCTGACCTTTCTGGAATCCATTCCATGCTCCATCAATTGTATCTGCCTTTTTATCCATGTGGTCTTTGTTCCACAATCTAATCGCTTCCTGCTCTGCCAACTTAATCCAACCATCGTATGTATCCACCACAATTGCTCTTAAATCTGCATAATCTGTCGTTTTATTATCAATAATATCTTCTACGATATCTTCTACATCTGCCCATTCATCACAATCTTCATACACAATTCCTTCGATTGCATCTGCACCGGCTTCTCCATTCATCTCAAGAAAAATGTATCCTTCTTCTCCTGCTAACTTTTCACATACTTCTTTAATAAGTGTTGTCTTTCCAATTTTAGGTTCCCCTAATAAACAAATGTTATATTTAAGCGGATCAATTTTTACTTCATTTTTCTTTCCAAATCTTCTTGCCATAAGTTGTTGTCCTCCAAAATTAAATGTATTGTGTTTTGTATTATTTTCTGTCTATGCAGTTATGTACTGCATAGACTTGTTTGCAATTCATATTTATAGTTTCTTATTTGTGTTTATCTTAAGTTGTGTATTTTAACCAAGTGCATCAAGCCAAGACATATCGTTTGGATTTGTTGCCTCCTCATTTGTCTCATCTTCTCCATGAGTATCTTCAACTGCATCTTCTGATTCTTCTTCATACATAAAATCAAGAGTTAAATCATCTTCATCATATTTCTGTTCAAACTTCTGAAGCACTGGTGTTTTTGCCCCGTCTTTCCCTTCAACATTTTTAATCAATGGTTTTCTAATAACCATTCTCTTTTCTTTTCCTGAATTCACTGTACATTTCTGAAGAGCTTCTTCTAATGTAAATACTCCAATCTCAATAAGGGTTTTAACATCATCAGGAATGTCATCTTCTGTTGCTGTTACAACTGCGCCGCCCTCAATCAGATCTCCTTCAAATGTAATCTCTGTAACTCCTCTTTTTACCTTGAAAAGTTTTTCAATTACTTTCTGTGAAATTTCTGGTTTAGTTAGGTCAAGTTCATACTCAAATGCTTTGTCATATGGGATATTGCATCTAACTTCTTTACCTTTGTACTCTTTTACATAATCGAGAATCTTTGCATAGATAGGTAAAATTCCTGTTGATTTGTCCGGCTTTCCAACGCTATCCCTTGTAAGCAACATTGTCTGTGTGAAGTTGGCATGATACTTACTTCTGTCATCTGCTTTGGAAAGCACAAGACTAGAAATCTCTTTTCTTACTTTTACATTTCCTTCGTATGAAGAATATTTAAGCTGTCCTTTTACATTAACAACCATTCCATCCTCAAGGTTTTCATTGATATAAGCAATCATGTCATATGGTGTTAAGAATTTCTTATAAAATACTTTTCCATTTTTATCTTTTTCAAGACCAACAGTCATGAAGCATAAATCACCTACAGATTCCAGAATTTTTTCATCAAATCTATCATCCCAATCAATTGTGAATCTGTTTTCGAAATCGTCTTTTCCGTCTTCGTCTTTTCCATGCACATAAACAACATTGTCACGTTCTGCACCATATCCACCCATGAGTTCTGCATAAACTGTTCCACACACATCACCACAATCAACTCCAAGATTTAAGGAGTTATAAACCCAATCAGATTTCTCGGAACGCTCGTCCAATTTGTATGTATAATCAGCATTAATCTTTGCCTCTCCAACTAACACAAATGAATTTGCCCATCCTTTTTTCTCTAATACTGCCTTTTCTTTTCTTGCCATAAATTCAATCTCCTTCTAAATGTATATTTTTTATATGTGAACGACCGCGTAGCAGCCGGAACATAGAGTTACTAATATGTAAATTTCTATGTAAACCCCGAAAATGGGCGCATTTAAGAAACTGTCGCTCTTTCACGACAAATTTTAAAAATATTCAATTCTATAATTGTGATTTATAGAAACTATTGATTTGCAATTTTATATGTGAATTATCTTACTCAATTGATAATTCTCTTAGATCTGCAACTGTCAAATCAGTTGCATAGAAGAAGTCTGTGTGTGATCCAAAATCTATTTTTAATTTATCATTCTCAAGATATAATCTTTGGTAATATGTCTTGAATCCTCTGTCATCTAATACTTTATGCATATCTCTCCAAAGCTCTTTCTTGTTTTTCGGATGAGATATAACCTTAATCTCGTTTTTGTTTGTATGAAATTCCAGTTTCATTCGATTTTCACCCCCAACAAACGTAGCAACCATGCGGGTTCGTGAAATACAAATTTTTGAATTTTTATATTATTGCACATCTTATTCGCCATTTTATTCTAATTCACTCTTGTCAATTCTTTGTCCACACTTCGGACAAAAATCATATTCATCATAATCAATTTCATAATGTTCATTACAGTTTGGACAGATCCATATGTCCCATATAAATGTTCCATCTGGGGCATACCCGTCTCCCTCGATACTTGGTTTCTTCGCTGTATCACGAGATTCCAATTCATGTATATGTTCTGTTGTAATCCCAGGCATGACTCTAACAAAACGGATGATGTCTAACAATGTTCCATAATTTTTAGGAGCCTCATCGTCATCTTTGAAGCCATACAAAAGATTCAATACATCTTCTTTTTTTATTAACTCATTTCCCATTTCTTATTCTCCACAATCAAATACCTAGTTCTGTTTTATATGTAAGCCTATCCATATTACAAATCCTGTCTTTCTGGTAAATTTGCAATTTGTCTTGCTAATTTTGCCTGTTCTCTCCAGTCTGTTTCATCACAACATATCGAATATATTCCTTCAGAATCATTTTCTTTATATTCATCAATACACATGTAATTTTCAACCTTACTTTCCCACTTAATAGGACAAAATACACAAACGCAGTTTATGTATTCACAACAAAAACAATTGTTTTTTACACGTACTTCTTCATCATGACAATATTCTATTTTTAAATCTTCGATATCTTGATCTTCTTTTTCTTCTTCAATTCTATCTGCAATCCAGTTCCACATTTTTCTGTGTTTTGAAATTGCTTCTTCTCTTGTCAACTCCATATTTTTTATTCTCCTTATGAAATAATTCTTCTTTCAATTTTTACTATCAACAAGCCAAGTAAATAAGTGCAATCACATAATGTATAATTTGATCCTGAGTATAAGTTATTTTATTCCATCTTGCTTTTAATGCATCTGTTACTACATGAACAATAAAAACAATTGGTAGCTGCCATGTAAATCCAAACACAATATAAAATGGGACACAATACAGAAGACAGTGTACAAACAAGTGATACCAGTTCTGACCTTTTGTCTTTGCAATAAAATCACATTGTAAAACGTAGTCACCGATCAAATGACACATAATAATATTTAATATCGTCATATTTCTTATTCTCCTCTAATCTAATAATCCATCAAGAAATTTTGTAACTTTATAAACATCAAATTTAGATCCTGCTGCTTTAGGATGACCACCTCCACCATATTTTTTAGTAATCATACCCATATCAATATCATCTCTTATTGTCCTGTACGAAACCGAACATGTACTCATATTTACAATTGCAATATAATCGAGTTCTCTATTCAATTTGCATAGTTCGTTTCCTAGCTCGCTGATGTATTTATCTGCAAAAACAATTCCATACATATATTCTCTATCACATTTAACAATAATCATTTTATCTTTATCTTTGATATATTTTTCAATTTCATTCTTATTAAAAGTCAACATCAAGCTTGATTCTTCATCAAAATGAGGGAAACTACCAGATTCAATACTTCTAATACACCACGTTTCAAATCTTTCTCTTCCATATAAATACATCAAGTCATTTACATCTTTTGAAACGAGTCCGGCTTTGCCAAGTGTTGACCATCTCCATGTGTCGTAATCTGTTACAATTCTTACAAAATCACTTACATCCACATCTAAATATTTATGGTCAATCAGGTATTTACTAAATAATTCTGTACCGCTTGTCATAAGTCCTGTATCATTATTCTCTGTTTTAACAGTACACCAATCATATTTATTGAGTTCTAATGCTGTTTTGTGATGGTCAAATAATTTAAAATTATTTTTATATTCCCTGTCAATCACAGAAGCCAAATCATCCTTAATACTAATGTCTGTAATAAAACATGTATCATGACCTTTGTCCATTTTGGTGATATATTCTCTTACAAGTGTATCTACTTCATCATAGTCACAATATGTAATGTCTACATTTTCACTGAATGTTAATCGTGCCAGAACTGTACAACCAATTCCATCAAGATCATTATGTGTGAATAATTTAATCATCCTTCCAATCCTCCTCGTTATATTGCATCGTCAGCCAAACTTGTAAAGACACCTCTGTTGTCCTTCCTTTATTCTCCCAGTTCCCATTTGGCATATGCCATCTTTCCCATGCCCAAATAGAAGGAATTGAACCATCATCTTTTACATAATTTGATTTATTGCCAACGCTATTAGCCCATTTACTAAATGCTGCTCTTGCTGCTTTAAGTATTTTTGGATATTCTATTCCAGATGTCTTAATCCCATAATATCGATACACAATTTCTGCAATTTCTCTGTCACTTAATCTTGCTAATTGTTCTTTTATAAAATCCGCATTTGTCATACTCTTTACCTATTATTATATTTCTCAACTAACTGATCTCTTGTAACACCGAGTAATTCCATACAATAATCCAGTAACACATCATCCGAATAATCTTCATTTCTACAATACTTGCAGCTACCCGGCACATAATGCTCGCAGTCTGTACAACTGTCGTATTTACAATGCTTTTTTCTATATTCATACATAAGGTCATAATCGTCTAAATCTGGATGTAATTTGCAATGTTCTCGCACATAACCATCTTCTTCAGCGCATTCATCACAGCACCATTTTGTACTACAGGTTTCGCATGATACATATTTTCCATAATCAGAAAATGTTTCTCTGCAATTTTCACATGTATAAAATTCCACTCCCATTATTCATCCTCCTCATCAATCGTAACTACTGTTCTCTCCGGGACAATCTGTTCAGGAATAACCTTCTTTACGATTTTATGTACTTCCGGTTTTTCATACTCATAATAATAATCGCTAAAATATGATCCAGAACGAATAATACACAGAGTTAATGCAATATCAAATTTCTTAACAGTATTCCAGTTGTCATCGCACTCACACAAAATACCTGTCTGATATTTGTATTGATATTTCCCTTGGTCATCCCAATTTTCGTCTTCTAATAATTCTGCTCTATATTTTTTACCGTCAATAATTGCACCGGCATCTTCCAAATCACCTTCGTCAAATTCTTTCCCAATTTTCTGCGCTTCTTCCAAAGACATTTCTTCTAATTCTTCATAATTAATATCAAATTCTACCATATTTAATTCACTCCTTAATAAAACTAAATTTTCAAATCTTCTGAATTTATTTCTATCTTTCCACCAGATTTTAAATCAACAAGATAACATTTTTTTACGGAGAGATTTCCAAAACATTTAATTTTAATAATCTCATCTTGTCCATCGATTTTTTCTAAATCATATATACAAAAATAGTCTGGGATTTTTTATTGATACTCTTTCCCATTAATATACACGTAATATTCACCATCACTATATGATCTACATGTTATTTCTCCATCTGAATGTTCTAAAATTCTTTCGATACGATTATACTTTTCTTCTAGCTCCTTATACTTTTTTTTCTAGCTCCTCAAATCTATCCTTGCTAACCCACACTTCTTTTAACACCTCTTTCATTTTTATTCCCATCTAAATCCAACAGAATATCCAATAATCTGAAATGCTTTGATTACTACAAATGTCACAACTGTTAATTCCAAGTTAAAGTCAATAGGTAAAATCAACGTTAATAATTTCATCGCTCCACATACAAGCAAACACTGAATGGAATACAGAATGTTGAAAAATATAAGCGCTGAGAATCCTGTAATTTTAAAGTTCTTTTTCATATCATTCTCCGTTTTAAATCTTTACACAACTGCAGCTTTTTAAATTAATTACATATTTATTGACATTCTTCTCTCTATACTTATCCATGTAGGTTTCTTTCAACTTAATAATATCTTCGTCATCTTTATCCTGCTCTGCTTCAAAAACAGCTCCTGGATCATTATCTTTTCCACCCAAAAGAACGCCTTTTACTTTATATTCTCTACCATTCTTATAGATATAAAAACAATCATGAACGCATTTTCTTCCTTTGTCAGTATCTACAAAATGATCTCCTTTTGGATTAACAACAACTATACCTTTTTCGTTTCCATATTTAAAATGTCTGTTAATTTCATCAAACTGCTCTTTTAAATCTTCGTAAAGATGAGTATAGTACCAAATATCACTATAAATTTCTCTAACTAATTTATTTGTATCTTCTACTGTTTGAAGTAATGCATCATATTCCATCTTGCTAACCCACATAATCAATCCTCAACTTCAAAATAATATTTCTTTAAGCGTTCCTTCCCAATAGAGTCAACCGCTTGTGCCCCGATCTTTTTGGATGAAAAATAAATATCATTCCTCTTGTGACAATATGCATCTGTAAAATATACGTCTCCATCCATATAAGAATAGTACATACACCATTTTTCTTGATCCTCATCTGTCCAATCAATTTCGTATTCATTATTCTCTTCTGCGAATCGTCGAAGCTCTGTTTCTACTTTTGCTTTTTCTAAAGCAAACTCCGCTTCTTCTTCTGTTTTAAAACAATTACCAATTCCATAACAACCATTATCTGTAGAATCATTAATCCACCTAAAGCTATTAATTACACCACATCCAGATATGAAAAAATACTTTTCATTGTTTTTAGGCTTACACACCTTCCATTTTGACCCGTTAGATTTTTGAATCAGCTTCATCAACTGTTTTCTTTCTTCCTCTGAAAGATTCTCCATATTTACGGTAATATTATTCTCCATACTTAAACTCCTCTTCATTCAAATCAATTTTTACATTCTGCCATTTCTTATAAGCATCCAGGTATAATTCATTTTTATCCCCGTTATATGTAAGCTCATAATACATGCCATCAGAAATATTTGTACTTAACAATGCTTTATGGTTCTGCAGCGTCTTGCAGTACCAAACAACATATACATCTTCCTGTGTAATAGACATATTATCTGTTTTATCTGAATTTTCGTTGAAATACTTCACTACGTTTTCCTTACACAAACTAATAAACTTTTCACTACTCATAATCGTATTCTCCTTTTTCTTTTCTAGCTTTTTTACAATTTCTCTTGTATCTTCTAATAATTTTTTTAATTCTAAATATGATTCACTCGGTTTGCATTCCTCATCATGATCTCTTGTAAACGATACACATTTGCCATTAGTCTTATCTTCTACAATTAAGAATTCACCTTTATTTTTAATAGCTTCAAACTGTTCATGCCAAACTCTTACATGTCTTACATTACTAAAATCTAACCCTGATGGTACTGACATATTATTCACCTCCTACGAAACGAAAGTTTCATTTAAAAAATCTTTTGATCCTGCTCCCTTAAATACTCAACAAACTCATCTAATGGCAATTTCTTTTTTGCATCTTCAAATGTAAACGTTTTATTCCTTTTACTAAAAAGGGTGTGTATATATGCATTTTGTATTTTTTTACTTTTTATCTTAACGACAAACTCGTCCTCGTCCCAAAAACTAAATACTTCTTCCTTTTTTATAAGAGATTTTTTTATTTTTGACCAAGGGATAATTTCATCAATTATCATTTTTCTAATAGAATCAACATCAACAACTTCTTTCGTATCGTACATATCACCTTTGTCCTCTATGTATCTGTATCTCAAATCACCATCAGATATGTAAACAAACATTTCTTCATTTATTACCAATCTTTTGCTCACTTCATAAATAGATTTCAAATCTCATTCTCCTTTTACTTGCCATTTTGGAATACTGCATATAGCTGTGACACCATATGCAGCTAATATATTATTCTCTTATTTGTCCGTTACAACAGTATTCGCTCCATTGACTGTTACAAATCCATGTTCCATATGAGCTTCTGCTTCTTTCATTCTGATCAGTTCGTCTGTAATCGATTCTGATTTTAATCTGTTAGCCTCCGCTTCAGCTTTCGCCTTTGTAATTTCAATCTGAGCATCTGCTTCTGCCTGAATTTTTTCAGTCTCTTTCTGAACTTTTACCTTCTCCTGCTCCGCCTCTGCTTGCTGTTTCTCCTGAAGCGCTTTAACTCTAGCATCGATAGATTCCTTTAATTTGTCATCCGGATGAACATCAATAATAGACGCGTCAAGCACTTCAATTCCATATTCTTTGCCAAATACTTCATTTAAATATTCTGTAATTTTATTGTTAATTTCAGTACGACTTCCTGAATATACGTCCATCATGGAATATCCAGATGTCACTTCTGAAATTTTCGATTTGAGTACGGATTTCACTCTCTGATCAACGATGTCTTCTCCGTCCATACCGCGGAACTTCTTATATGTAGAAACTACTTCTTCTGGTTTATACCGATACGACATCTGAAAACTTACTGAAATACTTGCATCATCTGAAGTAGCAACCTTAATTGAATTATCTTCTTTGCCCTTTTCAAGTACAAGCTGTTCATTCCCAATGGAAAATTCCTTAATCTTTAAGAATGGATTAATAAAATGCCACCCCTCGGACAATGTCTCTTCTTTAATCCCATTTACTGAATACTGCACTCCTAATTTACCGGTTCCAATTCTCTCTACAGATTTAACAGTAAACACTCCTCCTACAACTGCTACAGCTACAACAACTCCCAATACTAATCCCTTTTTACTCATGTGCTACATTCTCCTTTTCGTTTGTGTTTTCTTTATTGATATCCTTGTCCAATTTTGCATCATCTTTTTTCATTGCATTCACAACTTTATTTCCGATGTAAATTACCAACAAGGTAGCAACCGCAAATCCCATTGCTGCAAGTAAAAATACTACCCACATTTTCTATTCTCCTTTTTCTCCTCTTTCTTTATGTAAATCACCAATCTCTTTCATGGCGCGTACATACGCTTCTTTTTGAATGTTAATCATCCTCTCACGCTTTTTCTTATCGCGTTTTACTTTTCTCTCATAAGCTAATTTCTTTTGCAATATTTCTTCGTGTTTCTTATTCTCTTCTTCAATAAGTTTTTTATTATGATCTTTAATTGCCTTGTTGACCATCTTTACATATTTTTTCTGATAAGAAAGTTCTGTTGCCATATGCTCAATTCCTTCTAATGTATATTTGTCTTTATACATTTTTTTTGATAAAGCGACAAATAAACCTCTCTGTAAATCAAATTTATCTTTATCGTCACAAGTGACTTTCTCCTGTGTACCATCACTAAAAAAGATTCGGATTACTTTATTTCTTGCTAAAATTTCGTAACTGGAAATTTCAATGTTATTATTATCTTCGTATACAGATGATTTAGAAATTTCTAATTCAATTCCACTGAACATCTCCTTACATAGATCATAAGCCTTATTTGCTTTATAAAAATCTTCCTTCATTCCTATTTCTCCTTTTCTATATGTTTTATAATATCTATAACAAAAATTAGTCAAAAAATAATAAAGCTATACACATATTAAATTTATTTCATTTTATTTAATCACAATTCCGAAAAATCAAATCGCACTCCGCAGCTACACTCAACCGTCCCAAACACTCCAATTGATGTTGGCGTAAAATGATATGTATAGCTTCCGCCAATTGCTCCACCATACCTAATCTTTTTAGAAGATTTTGTAATTCCATGAACTTTTTCTTCGTGTTCATTCTTCCATTTCTTAATTCTCTCATTTTCAATCTCTGTAATTGGAAATCCGCGCAGAAGATCTTCTCTCATATTATCTAACTGTTGATTCATCTTCTGAATTTCTTCATCTTTGTCGTATTCGTCTGTCAGTCTTTTATTCTCTTTTACAAGACGGTCAATGCGCATATCTTTGTTTTTACATTCATCCATAATAAAATCAACTGCGTCCTGAACTGTCCTACACGTTTTCTCTGATCTCACCAGCATAATTAGTCCTCTTTTTTCTTATTCTCTTCTTGATTCACTCCAACATTCGCTATTTTATAAAGAATATCGTATAACCATCCACGAAAACTACACTTTCGTGATTCAAATTTATCAGCTATGCAACAAAGTAATATAATTACAAATATAATTACAGGTGAAAACCATCCGCATAAACATATACACGATAAATCTCTTACATTAAAATAATCCTTTAAATCTTCTTTGTTATATTCACTTTTCCTTAAAGTACTAAGAAGCAAAAACAGCCATGAAAGAAAACCTACAAAAATCCACGATACAATAATCACTAAAATCCACCTCCGTTCTGCTGCAATATAAAACCAAGATTTAATTCATTTGACTTGTTCATTTGTTCTTCCTTACAATTCAATATAATTCCATCTTTTCTTATCTTCGTATTTCCACTGGATCTGTCCCTGGTAAATTCTCGTCTCGATATTTACTACATTGTCCATACCTAGGATAAATTCTCTATAAGAATCAATATCTCTTTCTGACAAATCATGAATCGTTTTAAAAATATCTAAATTCTTACAAATATGTTCTACTGACCACTCGTAATCTGTTAATGAAAGCTGTCTTTCAAATTATTCTTGCACGATTACATTATTATCTTTAGGATTATCTTTTACATGTAGTTCTGCATAAACTTCATAGACATCCGACTTAAAGAATGAGTTACTGTAAACAAGTCCATCTAATAAATTCACCGCACAATTTTCTCCGATATCTGAAAGTTTCATATAGTAAGTTTCTCTGAAGCAAAATACATGTCCTGATTTAATATTCATTACATTTGTCATCATTTTCTTATTCGATACAATTTTCATATAATCAGTCATCCTTCCTATTTTTATAAATGACACCATTTATTTACTAAGTCCGCCTGCTTTTCTGTGAGTTCTGTAAGAAGAATCTCATTTAATAAATCAAGTTGCAATTCAGCCATCTCTCTACAAATCTCTCCGCACTCTGGCTCCGGTTTTTCGCTACATTTTTTACATGCTCCTGTACAAATCTTCATATTTAAATCGCTCCATTTCTTTCTTCTGTTTCTGAATCTTAATTGCCTGATCACAAATAATCTCGCGTAAAATTTCAATATCTTGTTTATGCATATCAGTAGATGTATTAGCCATTGTATTTGTTTTTATCAATGAACAAATACACTCCATACATTCTGTCATATCGACTACAGTAATATCTGATTGACATCCATTTTCTACCATCAAATATAATTCACTCAAATTCTTGTTATATTGTCTAATTGTATCGAAATTTTCTTCAGATAATTTTCTCATTATTCACACCTCGCTTTATCACACTCATGAAATTTTAATAACATGTTATATTTTTCTTCGCCAAATATGTTTTTCCATTTATTTTTAGTTTTTTCCGTGTTCCAATTAAAAGGCATCATGTGATAATTAATTAAAAAACAACAATCTAACAAAAAAACATCGGTATTATATTCTTCAAATGGATTATACAATGTTGTTAAAACACAATACGATCCGACATTTTCATGTCCAAAATAATGAGCAATCCCATTTTCATCAATCGTCTGCGTGCACAATTTACCAAAATCATGTATTTTTGCACCAAGAAGAAAACCGCTTTTATATACATCATAAGGATGAGCCAAATCTGAAAACTTGTTATATGTAAAATCACAATGGTCTTCTAAATACATATTGTGGTGCGGATTTTTTTGATCAAATCCTGTCATTGATATCGTAACTGCATTTGGAAGGATTTTTTCAGCATATGTATATCCCATATCATGAATAACAATTTCACTAAATCCTTCTTCTTTAAAAGGAATTTGAAATCTTCTTAACTGCTTTTCGAGTACATATTCTGGTACCGTATGTTCTCTATTCTTATTATCTTTAACACAATCTTTGTATTTCTTAGGTACAATATAACAAATCTTCTCAACATCCAATTTTCTCACGTACTCAACAATCGCACGTCGTGACTTTATCGTGATATTCGTTGCATCTGCAATTACATTTTTATTCTTATTTAATGATTCTCTTATTCTCTTATTAAAAATATTAAACACTTTTTCATTATCAGATTGATTTTGGCATGATCCAAACAATTCTTCTCTAATTGCATCTGAAGATACAATCTCTGCATGATATTTGACAGCTAAATCTTTTGCAATGCTGGACTTTCCACTTCCAGAAAGTCCACACATAATAAATAATTTGGGCTTCATTTACATTGCTTCCTCCATCAGTTCTTCAGCCTCTTCCATATCCGGAACATCTGAAGTATCTTTAATAATTGATTCAATTACCTTAAACTCAAACACTTTGTCCTTATAAGCTGTGAATGATTCTCTATTATCAATACGTACAACCACACCTTCAGCAATATGTGTTCTTCCAATTTCGTCTGCCGGCATACCAGATAAATATTTATTCACTCTTTCCATTAGATCTTCTTTTGTTGTATAAATAAATTTTTCTAATTCTGGAACATATTTTACACCAAGTTTATCACACCAAATTTTAACCACTTCCCAAGGAACTTCCATTGCTGTTCCATCACCGGTTGTCATAGTCATACGATAAACATACATCTCAGATTCTCCTGGCTGACAACCATAAGAAAATGTTGTCTCTTTACCAAACTTCTTTGTAAACTCTTTATCTTTGACTTTTGAATTTGATACAGAACCCATAATTGGTGTAGTCTCATTTACATATCCTACAATTTCGTAAAACACTTCACATCCTTCAGGTAATTTATCCTTTAATAAATCATGATATTTTTTTCTGAATGCATTATCAGAATAATATCAATCTTATATCCTAGGATGAATTCTTTCTCAATTAAAACCCCAATTATTTCTGAATCAAAAATATCTGAATCATACCATTCCAGTGAATTTCTATAATCAAATAATTTCTTATTATCTGTGTCAATACAAGCTTTTCCAAAAGCTGCATACCACGAGCACGTTCCCGTCACATACTCAATTCCTTCGTCTGCAAAGTCGTACGGTGAAATTCCTGCAATTCGAATAAGTTGATATAAAAATTCATTCAAAAAATCATCTGTGATCAAAATTTTAATATCTGATGGAATTGTATATTCAATATGTACACTATCTACGCTTCTTACTATTGGCATAAATTGATTCTCCTTTTATCTCAACATCTCGCATATTCATCTACAAATTTCTTCATTACTCTCGAAACATGTGGCTGAGAACATCCAGCAATTTTCATTATTTCCACTTGTTTATATCCTTGTAAAAATAATGAGATGATAGGTTTATGTTTTTCTTTCATTTTATTAAATGCATTTCGAAGAGCAACTTTATGAATGCAATCGTTCTCAACATTTTGATCTGATTGCATTTTGTCAATAAATTCTACCTTGTTCCCGGATTCATTCTCGTACTCTGTGTTATAATATAGAATCTCATTTTTGGGGATTGTCCTCTGACGTAACTCTTTTTTCTTTTCGCTATACACTTCATTAAACATACATTTGAATGCATATGTAGAAAATTTGGACGTTCCTTCATTAAATGTTTTCGCTGCTTTACACATTCCAATTGCAGCCAAATCATACCAATCTTCCATATTTAATTTTTCTTTCTGTAAAAATCTATAAATCAAATTATGATTGTCAGTTACTAACTGTTTTTGATAATCGGTCATACTATCACCTCGCTTGTTTTATATGCTATTCAATCTACCACCACAGTTAATCCACTCTTTATATTCTCTTCTGGTTTACTCCACTCTTCATATTCCAAGACTGTATCATCTTCTTCATAGGTGTCTCCATCCATGGAAATCAGTTTCCCATCCTTACTCGCAGCGCAACCGATGAATATGGATTTTCCGTAATATTTTTCTTTATCTTTTGGAATCTTTAATCTATATGAGATGTAATCGTAATCTTTATTTTTAATCAGATCTTTAACTGTCAAAATATTCTTTCACCTCATCGAATCCTTTATAAGTTATTCCTTCTTCAATTGGTTTTAAAAAATCGCATAAAAATTTTAAAATTTTCTTACAGTCATCAACTGTTTTCACCTTATCCAAATTCAACTTTGGAGTATAATATGTTCTTGTATTGGACAAACCTTTTATATTCTCTTCCTCTATATCTTTGCTATGATCAAATGCTCTTAATTCTTCTTTTGATAACCATTTAATCCATGCACCACAATCACTACAATACAATCCCGTATTGTTACCCTTTTGATCAGTATATAAATCTGTGCTGCCACATTTTTTACAACAATTTTGATACATTTATTTTCCTCTTTTTTTTATGAAACTATTCTTTTATTTAAAATTTTATTCTAAGTCAATTTCAAACTCATTTTTTACAGTACCTTTTGGACAATAAATGATATATTTATAGTTATCTATTGGGATTCCCCATAAATATAAATTATCGTTTTTAAAAAAACTTTCGTATCTTTCAATATGTGGATCATCATTTGTGTATTTAATATACACTTTGTCCGCATCGATTTTTTCTTGTCTTATACCAGATTCTGTCTCTATAAAATAGTAATAATATAATTTTTCATCTACACGTCCTCCGGTAATATAAAAACTACCAGATATATTTTGATTATCTTTTAAAGCAACTATTTTTTTATCTGAAACAACTTTATATTCTAATTCTATAAATTCATCCATAATACAACTTGACAAGCTCAAAATTAAATGACTGATTATAAAACACATTATTGCGATACAAATAGGTACTATAATTTTTTCTATCCAGCTATTGTATTTGTCAAAAATTACTCGGATAATTAAAATCACCCCAATAACAAATCCTAAACCCAACCATATCATTATTTAACCTCCTAAATTTCATCCTTCTTTATTCTGAAACACTTTTATTCCAACTCCTTCAACTTCAACTTGACAAACTGCTTGTCTTACAAAAAATCTATCGCAGCACTTATTAAACCATTTCTCAATTTCATCAAAACATCCATAATCTCTCAAATCACCAAATACTGACACAGTTGTTGAAGCCATACATGATTTATCAGGATTATGCCATATGCTCATCTCCAACGTTCCTTCTGATCCCATTGGAAGATATTTATGTTTGTCTTTTACCTCATAATTCTCATCATATTCAATATTGCTCATACCTCTGTAATCAACTTGTTTTCCAAAGATATCAATAATTTCTTCATCTGGTATTTCGCCAATACTATTTAATCGGAAACTTGCATTCACATGTGTCCACTGACTCATAATTTTCACCTCTTAAAATTAACCTTTCATATATTTGCTCAAACAACAAGTGTCTTTTCCAATATTTTTGTCATCATTCTGATATATAATTTTTTCCACCACGTAAGCTTTATACCCATATAATCTTCTACAAAATCTTCTGTTCTCATGTTTCTAAATTTCAATATTAGTGAAACTTTTTCATCATTTACATTCAATCTCAATTCACCATAGTAGCTGCGCAGCTTTACTCACATGTGAACGTTTGTCCTTCCTTTTGTTTTATAATTACTGTTTAAATATTCTCTTACAAATTAAAAAGTTTATAGTCTTCCCATTGGTATCCGCTTCCACACGGAACAATATTCGAATACAATTGAGAAATAGTCGTGTTATTCGCATCAATCCACGCTTTTCTCCATCTATATCCTCTTGCTCCGGCATTAGGATTAACTGTAATCCATTCTTCACCGTCACTGAATCTAATTTCTGATCTGATATAACATGATTTTGAGATGCCTTTAAATACCGTTTCAATTCCAGATTCGTTTTTATCCTTTTCGATTTCTAACAATTTATTTATCCCAACATCCATATCACTCGTATAGATAATACATTTTACAATTTGATTACTACATGCTCCTTGCATTTAATTCCTTCTCCACTTCTTCCCATGTAAACTGTTCTGTAATAAGTTCATGAGTATATTTTTCCCAAATTGTTTTATAATCAACACCCATTAGTTGGCTCATTTCGATTAAAGCATCGACAACTTTATTGATCTTAATTTCTACCATCTTCTTCTCCATTTGAAAGTGAATTTCTATTTTATTCTTTTTCTGTAAAACTAATCATTCTATTTCCATCTTTCGTTGCATATACAGTAATATATATATCTGCTTTTTCAATTTCCGTAATTAATTTATCTTCTAGTATTTCTACTTTATAAGTTCCATCATCATTTTGATAAGCGTGAACTTCCCTTTTGCTGAACTTAGCCAATTTCTCTTTATCATCTGCTTTCGTTGGTGATAACCATTCAATATAACAATACGGAATAATTAAAATTTCTTCAGAATCTTTTAATTCAAAATAAAAATTATGCTCTAGTTTGCCTACAATTGATGCAGTAAAATACTGTTTAATTTTAGTTTTATATAATTCCTCCATCATATATCTTTCTTTAATCTTTACGTCATAAAATATTTTTTTACTTTCTTGCATTTAATCCACCTCTTATTTTATGAAATCCATTTCACCATTTTCACAGAGAAAATTATATTTATCTATCCACCCCTGTGCGGATAAATTGCCACATCTTTTCAATTGTTCTTTATAGCTTCTATTAAAGACAAGTCGTGATATTCCAAATTTATACTCTGCAATTGTTTGTATCATTTTATATGTAAGAATAGCGTTTTTATTAGACAGTCGTCTGATTCTAGGATCTGAATATGTAAACGCCTCAGTATTGTCTTCTACTCTTCTTTCATCAGTCAATGATCTATCATATAGTTCTGTTGTTGCTATGTAATAACATGTTAATTTAAAACATATATCCTCTATATCATCTCTGGATATTTGTTCTATATATTTAGTAGTTGGTTGCTCATCAATCGCTTCAACAATAAGATCTACTGGAAATGTTTCGCGTCCATGATTCATACTTGCTCTTAACGAATCAACCAACTTATCTGTATCAATCAATCTTGTTTTCATTTTATATCCCCCTTATGAAACGTGAGTTTCAATCAAATATCTCTGCAATATAATTATCTTTTTGAACTGTTGTTATTGTATTGCTACATCCGTCTGTCCTAAATGTATATTCTCTCATATTGCATCTGCGCTCTTTTATTATTCCGGATTCGTATTCTTTTCGTATCTTCTTTGCATATTCTGTTCTTTGATATTTAAGACAGAAATATTCTTTCCCACAAACAGATTTTACTCTGTCTGTGGATTTATAAAATTTCCGGAATTAATATCCTCATATAACCTATCAAGTGCAATCTCAAATGCGCCAACACCTGAGAAAAAACTACTCAATTTCAAATTATCAAACAAATAAGGCATAGCTTTATAAAGCTCTACATATATGTAATAAAGAACATCTACCACAATTGAATTGCCTGCCTGCTTATACAATTGACTATTTGAAACTCCTACTTTGTGTGCTGCGTCAAAATCTTTATCAGAAAATCCCATAAGTCTGAAGCACTCCTTTGGAGTTAGTTTGCGAATACGGATTGGAGATTCAATCTTACAAATACCAGTTTCTGTCGCAGTAATAGTTGGACTAATATTCCCATCATCCTGGACTCTACCTCTTCTCGTTTTGCTATCTGGATAAGACAAATCTGCAACACCACCAATTTCACATTCGATATATCCCTGTTTTGTTGCTTGTTTGATTGCAACTTTGTTTCCTTCTCCTTTATTCGTAGTTAATGTTGGAGACAATCCATTTTCCGAATAAACAGACCCATTCATACCATTACCAGATGGGTTGATATTCCCAATTTTTAGAACAGCAGTTCCTTCAGATTTTCTGTTGCTAATTCCTCTATCCTCTCTCGCTGCAATGCAATTTGCATATTCGATTAACTCTGGTTTATTATATGATTTATCAATTCCACATAATACATGTGGCTGTCTTCCACCACCTTGCATAGTCGTTAAAGTAGGACTAATATGACTATCATCCCACACGCCTCCGGCATATCCTGTTCCGAAATCTTCTCGATTTACATTTCCAATAAATTTAGGTTGGTCAATTTCTACAACTCTTTTATCACCACATGAATCAATTGTTCTTAATGCACCACATACATCATTTTTATAAGTTTGAAGCCCCTCATCTTCTCTTTCTTCACACACAAATTTATCATTTTGACTTTTCTCATATTTACTTTCAATACTCGATATAAATTTTTGGGTTTTCTCATCAGAAATATAGAACTTCTCATCGACTTCATCTTCCAATAAATCCTTCAATCTTAATCCATTATCAAAAGGTTCTGGAAATTCAAACTTACCATTATCCAAATCCTTTTTAATAAATAACAGATACACACGTTCTCTGTTCTGTGGAATTCCATAATTTTTAGCATTCAGAACCTTCCAATATACGTTATATCCATATTCTTCTAATTCATCAGTAAATAATTTAAATGTTGTGTCTTTAAACTGTTTTCCAACGATATTCTTTACATTTTCATAAATTCCAAAATTAGGTCTATTTGATCTAACTACTCGTAAATATTCAACAAGAAGAGATGATCTTGTCTTTTCAATATTTTTACTTCCACAATTCGGACAACAATCTCTTTTACTCCAATGAACTGTTAATGGATTATATTCAAAATGCTTTCCATTATCATCCACACAATCTTTACAAGTCCACACAGAGCCTTTTTGTTTACCAGCCACACTGAAATCCTGGCACGGTGATCCTCCACAAATCATATTAAAATTATCTAACTCAGTTTCATCAACCTTTGTAATATCGCCAAGATTTTTACTTTCATCAACATTATGAATAGCACAATAACTTTTTGTTGCATATTTATCAAATTCACAAAAATTTACAAGTTCCCACTGTTTATCTGAATTATATTTTTTATCCTTATTTTCTACCATTTACCTCTATATAAGAGGTGTGTACACACATTTTACCTAGGATTACTCATTTGTCCTTTCTTAAATATCTATGTAATAAGACCATTTGCAACTGATCTGATTCAAATGAAAAATATATTTTATTTGACGTTCATGACCGTCAATATTTTATTCTCTGTTACTAATTAATACTTCCCTCCAAGCTCGTATAATAATAAATGTCTTGGAATAGTACATATCTTCGTTCCGTCCGGGAAACGCAAGAAATTTTCGTTGTTAATACTCCGCTCAATTTCTTCTTCTGACGCTTCCTTAATTTTAAAATATTTAAATTCTTTTAATTTACATTCTAAATCATCGTCCATACAATACCTAATAATCATTTTAATACTATTCTCAATATTCTCTTTTGTCGCAATAATATGAGTTTGGACGTATTTCCATTTACACGACCCTTTATATTTATATTTCATACCCACATAATATAAATAATGTTTCATATCTTATATCTCTCCATTCTTCTTGTTATTTATAACTTTTTGTTTTTACAGCTCGCAAAGTTTAAATTAATTTTCTCCCACATACTGGACAATAATTGATTTCAAGCTGCTTATTTCTCCATGGTTCCGGAATCATCCCCAATGGTCTTTCTATATCCAAAGCGTAATATTTCCTGTTATCCGTACCTTTGCATTCATACATGTTAATTTCCTTTAATTTTGTATTTATACGATTGCAAAACTCACAACACATTATTTACATCACCACATTTCTAAAATCCTGTCTGTTTTGTTTCAAAATTGATATTACCTCTTCCAACAACAATTACAGAATCATCTTCCCACTTTTCACCTTTGCTATAAAATTCTGTATCGTTTTCATATACACCCTCTGTATGAATAATTTCAAAATCAATTTCTCCATCAAAATCTTTAATTAATGTTGTTGTCCATGGACGCTCAATATGGTAGTTAAAATCTGGATTATATTTCAAAACTTCATCTAGCAAAAATACTCCAACCATTCCAGAATCTGCACAGAACTCTCCAAGTTTTTCATGTGTATCTGAATTGTAAGTTGTGCAAGACCAATCACCATACAACGTATCTCTACAGATATAGTTTTCGATTCCTAGCACTTCCATATCTTCTCCATAGTTGCATAGTTTCCAATCAGAAACATTATTTTTTCTATATTCCTGAAGTGCTGCTTCATATCTTTTATTCTCTTCTTCATACTGTTCAGATTTATGAATCCATTCTTCTAATAAAAACTCTTCTGGAAAACCAGTATCTTCTTCTAACGCTTTAATTTCGTTTTCATCCATTTTTCTGTAATCTGGATAATATTTCTCTCTACTATGAGAAAAATAATCTTTTGCTTTAGGATATTCTCCTACCTCTTTCTTTTCTTTGCAGATATAACATGGATCTGTGATAATAATATTTCCTTTAAATCTCATCTTCTCTCCTTCTCACACCATTCAAAAAAGTCATACATACCGTGATTTCTAATACCATCTGATTTTCTTTTCAAAAACGGTATTAACTCATGCATAAAACTATTTACCCCACCAATATTCAATTCATAAACATAATTTGAGAGCGCATAAAAGATATACTCTGCAACATCTTTTCTACCGGCTGCTCTTGATTCCGCTTTCATTTCATCAAGTTCTTCTTCTGATAGCTCGTAAAACACCTTAGAACTAACAATATTTTTCTCTATCTTTTTCAAAACAAAAATTACCTCAACATACTATTTGAAAATTGTATTTTATTCTACAAAACAAAATTATTGTAATAATACTCATCTGAATAATTATAAATTCCAGTGATATCTCTACTTGCGTTAATTAATTCATAATCTTGTTTTGTAAATTCACATTCTTTTTTATATTGTTTTATTACTTTAAACATAGATTTCAAAACAATATCAACATCTCCTCCGATATATTTTTCTCCTTCATACCGAATCTCCATCTTGTTTGTATTTCCATCTGAACTATTATTAATCACAACCGCCCGTGTTCCTTTTTTATAAAAATATGTATCTTCGATAAGTTCTACTAAATCACCAATTTTAAATACATTTGCTTTTTTCATTCTATTTTTACTCATATGTGATCCAATCCTTTTCATATGTTTTCGCTGACGTTTGCATCCGCCAATATATTATTCTCTAATTTCATTAGTTCACCTCGCATAAAACATTTTATCTTGTTCCCACACCATCCATGTATAAAACTGTTCCACTCGGAATATACAAATCATATTCGTCTCCATACACTAAATGAGTTCTTTTTATTTTTATATAAGGTGTTTTATTTGTATAATTGATAGTTACCCTACCTTTTAATGTGTATAATCTGTTTCCATAGCATACATTGATAATTTCGTAGTTATGCGCCGGAGTATTAGACGATACAGTATTATATGAAACGTAATTACCTTCGTTATCTATTGATTGTAGATCATATGTATAATTTTCACTCCATGCCATACAGCTGACACACTTAATACACACAAACATTATCAGCAGTACAATCGCTACATTTCTTATATTTCTTTTGATTTTCATAATTAACTCCCATAGTCTTTTTGTTGAAGATTATAATTTATCTTACTTTGGAACAACAATCTTATGCTTACCAGATGAATTCCTTAACACTTTCAAGCCGCAGCTTTTAATACTATCAAGCTGCTTATTATAATTAACCAATTGTACAACCATCCCTCTGCTATAATTGAGCCACATATCATCTAAGTTCTTTTCAAACTCCTGACGACGAAGCATGATTTCCATCTTAGAACTATCTTTATATTGTGATGTGGTCTTATACGCTTCAAAATAGTCTCCAAAAATATCTTCAAAACTTCCCATATATACTCTCCTTCAAAATACCTTTAAGAAATCGTCGGAATTATTATCAATTTTATCTTTCAAAACAAATCCAAATGACCCACCCATTGTTGCATAATGTTGAATATAATCTTCTGCTTTAATCTCTAATACATCCGCATTAATTGCTCTTTCAGCAGTCACAAAATAAACGCCCTGTGTGCCAATCGGCGTAATTAAAATATCGCCATTATCCTCTACACTTATATAATGAGGAAAATTTGAAATACCACGTTCGCATTCCACAACTTCAATCGAATCCAAAATTATTCCTTTTGTTTCTTTTATTCTTAATTTATTAGAAAATCTTGGACTTTTCCAAAATACTTTTACAAGTTTGTTTTTCTCTATCTTCATATTTTCACCTCACATGAAACAGACAATTCATCACGATTTTCTTCAGTTTTATATCTGTCTGGATTACTATATTTATCTCCAACATCAAGCATATCAAAATGAAAATCCATATACTCTTCATCTTCAATATCTTCTAAACAAAAGAAATCTTCAATATTTTTCTTATCTGCAATCACAATATATAGGTTTCCACTTTTACTCAGATATATTTTCTGTGCTTCATTTTCATATTCGCTATCACCAAACCAAGTAGTATAATAATCATAATATTCCCTACGAGGTTCTCCCCCTTCTTTTACATAATCTTCTTCTAGTTCAAATTGGATACTTGTTATATCTCCATATTTTTTAAATCTATCAAAGGTCATTTCTTTAAAATCTTCAATATGGTTTTGTCCAAATGCATATCGTTCTTTATTCGCATCTTTATGTATTTCGATCGCTACAATATTTGCAGAATCCATCTTTTCTATTGAATTAGATGCAATTCTTTTTATAGAAGTTTTTAAATCATCAACCAAAAAATATCCTATGTATTTCCCTTCTATTTTTATGGAATCACAATTTTCAAATATAAATTCTATATATGTTAACTTCAACCTTTATCCCCCTTTCGCATATTTTCAAACAATCCTAACCCTTAGTAGCTACCTATTCTTTTTATCCTTTCTGATTTAATTTCTATTTAATAATTTTCTTTGTCGATATATTTGAACATTTCTGTTTTACCATCAAAAACAATTTTCACTAAATAATTTGTGCCGTCTGCATATATATATTTACGAGAAAGAAGATCATCATTTTCTATTCTGTATTCAATCCCAAAAGATTCTACCCATAGTTCCCATTTCCTTAAATCTGTCATATTTTTAATATCCGTCAATGTTTCAAAATTTCTACAAAGTTTCATAACATTCCATCCATCACTATATTCTCTTAGTGTGTATTTTTCAGATAAATTATGATACTCAAGCCATTCTGAAACCGATTCTCTTAAACCATCTTCGTTAATCTCATATGCTCCTCCGTTATCAGAACCATGTACAATAGCTTCTCGTATGACACTGTTAATTAATTCGATCTCTTTTTCTTCATTAAATTCATACTCATTTCTTATGCTCATTTCTTATTCTCCTTCATATCTATCCGGTAAGTCCATCCAAGCAATTACCTTACTCATAACTTTCATTTTTCTACCGCCAGTTCCATATGAAAACCATTTAATTTCATATGACTTTCCTCCATAATAAAATCTTTTTTCGCAATGTGCGACAAACATATCTCCGTATTTGGTCTGAATTAAAACCTTCTGGCTTTTATGTACATATTTATCTACTTCTTCTAATTCTGGCAGTCCAACTTTTTTTATTGAAATCCAGTTTTTATTTAATAAATCTCCTACATTTAATTCCATTTATACTTCCTCTTTAGTTCTTTATATTTTTTCATTGCTAATTTAATTTGTTATATTTACATAAAATACAATTATACTTCTCAATAAAATTCATTTTATTATTTCCTTTTTTATAACTCATCAAATTCTTTCTGATACTCAATCATCTTTTTCTCTAACCACTCAATTAATTCTCTTTGGAATCTTGAAGAAAGAACTTCATCTTTTCTAAATGGTGTTGAAATTGTAATCCATGTTTTGTCTTCTTTTGCTTTGCGTAAGTGATAATTAATCAACCAAATATCATCGTTTAGTTGCATTGCCTTTTTGTATGTTTCTTTTACCATATACTTATTCTCTTTATAATACTTCAGTAAGAATTCTGAAATCTTTAAATGTGTTATTTTCAATAGTTACTTCAACTGGTTTATTTAAAAGTTCTGAAACATAATTTACTTTTGCATCTTTTAAAATCTGATTTACTTTTTCAATAGATTCAGTTATAGTTTCCTCCCTGTTTAAATCTTCTCGTTTACATTCTGTGCCAACATTGACCGTATATTTTCCGCCATCATCAACCTTTTTACATCCGATAGAAAATCCAAGTTGTAATCCGATTAAATTAGGGCAACCTTTTAAGATCCCATATTCTGCAAAAATAATTTTCCCTAGTTCTTTAGTTGCCTTTAAAGAATCTTCGAACATTTCATCAGTCCAAAAGAAATGATTTTTATCTTCTTCAACAAAATAACATTCCTCTTTAGGAAACACTCCACTTATTGTTACAACTTTTCCACTTAAAGTACACATTTCATCTGTGAATGTGCATACTCCATATTTAATGTATTTCTTTAGATCTGTACGAATTCTAACTTTATCACCAACTTTATGTTTCAATTGATATACCTCTTTTCATTAATATTTTGTATCCTGGACAACTACTTTCCCCACAATCGTAGTTGTCTTTTTTTAATACCCAGCATTTACATGTCTTTTTTAGTTTTGCTCCACATGCAACACAAAAATTATCTTCTTCCTTTATTTCTGAATTCCCGCATTGAGGACATACCATTTGCTGTGCCTCCTATTCTTCGAATTCTGTTTCTTCTGTTACCGTTGAATTGTCACAAATTGTTACCATTGTATTTTCATTTGGAATAATGATTACTTTTTCATCGTCTAATTTCCAAAATGAAATTTGTTTACCTTTTCCATGTAATAATTCACCATCCCATTCAAGAACATCTGTCGATAATTTAACTTCCCCAGGAAGAAGTGTCATTAACTTTGCTTTCTTGCCTGTATAATCAATATTCTCTACCAATGACCTAATTTCCGGATAAATTTCACACACTCTTGTATACATATCAGACATAAATCTTTTAAGTTGACCACAGAACTTTGGGACATATTCTTTCTGATAAGAAGAAATTACTCCACCCATGAGCGCATATGGTTTATATTTAATAAGCTCTACAACGAATTCAGGTGTAAAATCATCTTTTTTAATCATGTCATCATCTACAAAGAAATCACTATTTCGAATTGGATTATTATATCCATTAAGATGTGGCAATCCAAGATAAACATAATCTCCAATTTCGCATACAAAATTTAATGGTTTTAACGCATATTCAACATCTCCGTATTTTTCCTTATATTCACTTACTAAATATCCACATTTACGCGCTGCTTTTGTAAAACCTTCTTTCTTTTCAATTGTGCCGTAAGGACACTTATGCCACCATAATCCATTCAGCATCACACAACATTTGCGCTTATAAGCATCGCAATTTTCGCAATTATTACACTTATAAACAGAAATACGTTCTCTGTCACTTTTCCCAGATTTAAAAATGCTGGTTCTCGGATTATAATATGTAAAATTAATTGGCTTGTACTCTCCGATAATAATCACTCCCACCTATATTTAATTTTCTCAATTTGGAAATCCATGCTTGACTCAGCACAAAAAGATATGTAATATATTAGTTGCGTTGGATTCCTAATTGTCCAATGTATTGTGTTTTCAGACACCCATCAAAGTTTGGTCGCGGAGATGAGTGTCTGTTTTATTATTCACTTATTCTACAAGCAATTTCTGCAATTCTTCTACTGACATATTATGTAACTGTTCATCCTGCTTCGCAGCAATAATAGACATAATTTTCTGATTACGTTCTCTATCCAAGAATTTCCTTTCTCTTGCTTCCTTTTCTTCCTGTTTTACCGCAACAATATGTTTAACAATTTCAATTTTTAGTTCAAGCACTTCATCGTCCTTGCTCTTTGTACTCAAAAGACTTTCTTCTTTTGTTTTCTTCATCTCAGAGTTAAGCGTCTTGAACACATTGTCAAGACTCTCTACACTTAAATCCCATAAATCTTCGGTAGAAATCACACCTTTAAATGGAAATCTAAATTTGTTTCTAGTAGCAATTTCAAACATGTTCGTACTCATATTACTTTCTCCTTCTTGATTAAAACTTAATTTTTAAAATTCTCTCTGTTGCACCTTTTACTTTTACAACCAGCTCTGCTCTTTTTGTCATGCTAAAACCAATTCCAGAAAGCTGATCCTCAGAATCTTCTACATGGCATTTTGATCCTAGAGCTTCAAATACTCTTTTATGCTTTTCTAATTCACTCTTTAAGAATTCATTATAGTATCCATTTGGTTCTTCATCATTTTTACATCCGTTCAACATAAAGAACAAATGTCTATGACCAATACCGTCCTGTTCGTCAAAATAATTTGGGCTATAACAAACTACCGATACCGGCGTAAACTCATTTGTTGAAATTCCCCAAACTGTTCTACTTGAGACTTTAGAGTTCCCGGAAATTTTTTCCTTGATTGTAAATTCCCCATTAGTATCCAAAATTACATCAGCTACATAAACATCTTGTCCCGTTCTCATTGAATTGCTATAATCAAAAGAATAAATTTCTCCATTGAATTCAATCTCTGCTCTAAATCCATTTCTAGCACTTCCTGAATACTGATTTACAAAAAATTTGTAAACACCTGGTTTCATTTTTGATTTATCTGACCATGTAATATTTTCCACAGCAACCTTGCCATTTGGATGAATAATATCTACGTCAAGCTGTCCAGTCATGGATGACAAAGATGGTTTTCTACAATTACTAAAGTAAATTTCATTTCTATTTGGTTCAATACAGTGTGCGTCCAAGTCGCAATTATCTCTTCCATCTTCATTCCATTGAATAGAAAATCTAAGAACACCGTCTACATTTCCACCTGCTGCTTTTACATTCTGTTTCATATCAGAGTCTGTAATATTTCCAGAATAAGCCCAACTCAATCCATTGTTCCATTTAAACATTGATTTAGAATCTTTATTACAAGGAGCAATTAGAGAAACAAAATTATTCGAATGCTTATTCTCTACCAATACTTCTACCTCTTTTGCTGATGGTAAGACATTTTTAATGAAATCATTTGCAGTAATTTCTTCTACTCTTGAAAATTTTCTTGGATTAACTACAGCCTGTTTTTCTAGTTCTCCAAAGATATCAGATGAATCTGAAATTCGTTTCGCTGCATCTTTATTTGAGAACAAAATATTATTCACCGTAATATCATCCAGAGTTGCGAATCTTCTATTGAGAGAATCCATATATCCTAATTCAGAAATTGTCTTCTTTGCATCTTCTAACATTTTTTTCGTAAAAATTGCTTTAGGTCTTTTATAATTTGTTGGTGCTACAATCTGTTCATATTTTTTTACCGCCGTATCAAGATCCATTTCATTGCTTACATTCACAAGAAGTGTTCCAATACTGTGATTTCTGATTCGACCAATTGCAATACCTGCTTTTACAGAATTCTCCCATGTATATAAATCACGAACATCATCAGAACTTAATTTTTCATATTCTTTCTTATATCTCTTAAACTCCATCAGGATAGTTTTCCACTCTTCTCCTTTGTATAGAGTGTTGGAATTGATAAGCTCAAGTACTGTCTCTAACGCATCCATGGAAATTTCATCAAGTGATCTTTTAAATACATTTTTCGTGTCTCTAAATCCACCTTTAATATCTCCAATTGATCGAGCAGTTTTGTCCACAAATTTATCGTCTAAAATAATCTGAAAGTGTTCCCACTTTTTCATTGTTCCGTTCTCATACTGCTCGTAGTTATATTCTGTTCCAACCTTTTTAAATTTGCTTACATATACATCTGTTACGCAGTGTCTTCTTACAAAATCAGACATAGCTTTTGCAACCGGTTCAAATTTATCATCATGAATGCCTAAATCCCAAATTGTTTCTAATTTATTATTTTTAATTACCACAGCACTACCGATTTGCTTGACAAACTGCCTACAACAACTGCAATCATATTCTCTTCTTTTTCTAAAAATCTCATTTGTTCCGGTCGGAAAACTATCAAGGTATGTATTCCACATTTCATCCTTATCCACACCAACTTCAAACAACCTATCAACATCTTTTGTCATTGTCTTAAAATGATCAGAAATCATATTTCTAAAGTCTTTAAATTCCATACTTATTACCTCTCCTTCTTATTCACTTGTCTTCTATGTTTCATTATGTATCTTCTTCTGATTACTTCTCTCAGAGCATATCCATCATGCAATCTTCTGTAATTATTTGTAATACCATATAACATTTGATAGAGTTTCTTTGTATTCAAATACTTAGGTTCAAATGTGAAAGTAGTGTCTTCAAATTCTAATCTTCTAAAATTTGACTGATTATTATTGCAACCTATTTCTTCATTTTCAATCGACACAGAAGCATTACCTACATTTATTTTCTCACCAGTTTCAAGATTTACAAAAAATGCATCTCTAATTTTATACGTATTAATATTTTTCACCTCTATTCTTCTGGAAATATCAATGTTCTTCTGACAAATCGCTTCAGTCGTTCATTAATGTCTTTAGAAAAGCAGTTATTCTTCGACATCTCATCATCATAAATGTAACACTCCTTGATTACATTTCTATCATCAAATTTAATACATCCAATTGTTGATCCTGGCATACGAATTACAATTGTGTTGCCCCAAATGCTTCTTGAGTCATATATGTAACATGAAGAATATGGATGAACATCTCCAAAATTATATCTAACATTGTTGTTAAGATATTCTGTAATTTCGCATACACATTCTTCAGCAATTATGTTTGGTTTTCTTTTAGTTAAAATAATTTCATCACCGATGCTACCACCTCCAAAAATTGAAATCACGGTTTCATATTTTAAACTTACGAATATCATGAATACCATTTAGGAACTTCTCTGTATGCTTTTACAACATCTGCATATCCTAAATCAGATAATAATTTTAATAGTGTATTATCCGCGTGTTCCTGATATTTTATTGATCTACATTCTTTTAATATCTCCACATATTTGTCAGATAACTCCTGTACAAAAGTAGACTTTTTGTTTTTACTAAAATACCCTGTTTCATAATCAAAAATCCATTCCCCGATTTCGGTAATGTCATTGTATGAATAAAATCCTAAACAGTCTGCGGCATATTGTAAATCAGATAACTCTTCTTCTGAATGAAGAATAATTTTTTCACAATTATTATATGTATCTTCATCCAAGAGATCTGTCATTTTTTCTCCGTCTTTATTGTACGCTTCAATTGTTTGAAGATGTGGATATTTTAACTCAAATTCATGATGTTCGCATTCATACTCATCTTCAAACTGTTTTCCATCGTCTGCAATATATACTGTTCTCATATTCCCTATTCTCCTTCTACCAATTCCAAGCATTCTTTCAGAAAGTTTCTTACTCTATCACGCCCACTTTCGCAATATATACCTGTATAACATACCGGCTTATTCCAGAACGCCATCCATGCTCTTTTAAATCTTCCAATAATTCCTTTAAAATCTCCACCGCTATATGAATCCTCAAAAGAGATTTCAAAATCAGTTGAATTTTCCGTTGTATATTTAGAAAACACAACTGCTTCTGCATTATCATCGCATCTGATTGTGGCTGTTTTTACATTGTTTTTCTTCATATATTAGTTCTCTCTTTCTCCGTTTGAAATTCTGCTTTCATTATTTAACTAAGTTATCAATATTTACAGAAAATCCATCAAACTTTCCTGTTAATAAATATTTCTTTGTATCAAAAAACATTATTTTCTTTTCTGATAGCCCCATAGAAACACCATTATCTATCAATGATTTTCTCAATAAATCCAGAACAATTTGCAACTGCTGTTTTGTATCTTCTGACATGTTATTTCTCCTTGTATGGTTTTGGAAGTGGCTGCCATGCAGTTGGCTCACCATAAATTCTTCCCCAGCACCAATAGTCATATTTTGATTGTCTTTGTACTTTAGTAACTCTTCCATTAGAAGTAGTGACTAATACATCAATAGCCTTTCTACCTTTGTATCTTTCATCTTCTTCCGGCAATCTCTCCTCTACCGGAATCCAACCGTCATTGTCACTAGCCACTTTAGTTTTTCCACAAAACTCGAAGCATTCGTTAAACCAACCAATGACATTATTTAAATCGTACGATCCGTATCCGACATCATACTCGTCTTTCCCGGTTTCCTTATATTCAATCTCATAATATGACTTTTCATCAATTTTACGTGTTATTATCCTTGCTCTTGATACCTTTTTTCTCTTCTCCATGTGAGAACGTATGGTGTCAACTACATATTCCATTGCTCTTGCATATCCTTTTACTTCATCAAATTGCAAAGGATTTCCTCTTGCACATCTTCGCATTTCTTCATGCGCTAGTTGTGATTCATTCTCTAACTCTTCCAAGATCTTCTCTAGTACGTTCATTTATTCCATCTCCTGTTTTTCTTATCCATAACACAATAACCTTTTTCGCAATAACATTCTGTTGATTTATAGTAGTTTTTATAATATTTGCATTTAATACACTCTTTTTTCATTACTACGCCTCCAACAACTCTAGTTCCTCGATTTTATCCATTAAATCCATCTCAGGATAATTCTTTTTTGGATATCGTTGATATTTTGCACCTATGCAGCTTTGGGAATTTGCATACAGTAGGTTATATTCTAATGCAAGCCTTAGCGGAATATCTTTGTGTTTTCCTGTTAATGTAATTTTGCTCTTATCGTCATACTCAATAAATATTTTCCACATTGTTACCCCTCATCACTTTCAATTCTCTCTAACCTTTCGTATCCATTCCATCCATGTTCTGCTCCGCATTGTTTGATACAATAATAATCTTCGCAGCAACAATGATCGCATCTATTGCAATCTGGTTCTTCGTCATCTACTGTGTAAATTATTGTTTTCATCACTCCACCTCCAACAGCTCTGGATTGTCAAAAATGTTTCCGATAACTTCCGTTCTATTTGGATTCCGATTATATTTAAAAACATCGTTATTGGTGCATTTTTTATTTCCTCGTCCACATACTGCCCATGATCCCCTCCATTCGCTCCAAAACACAGCACCTACACGATATTTTATCTCTTCGCCATCTTTTAAAAACGGACTTCCATCATAGTCATAACTATATCTGAGAATATCATTCTCCCAGATCTTCTTATCGTTTTTGTCGGTAAGTCCGGTGTACTGGCATAAAGTACTTGGAGTAATCTCGCATTTTAGTAATATATCTGGTAATTCTTTGCTAATTTTGTGTATTTCCACTTTTCCAGAAGGATATGCAACAACATACCCTTCCACCCATTCTCCATTATCTTTTCTCTTTGCTTTAAAAAGTATTTCTCTGTTCATAATTACTCTTTCTCCCATGACCAATTAACCTGTTCCATAACCATATCTCTCATAGCTTCTTCGATTTCCTCATCAGTTACATCATCACCAAACTCTTCTTCAAATGTCATATTTGTTCCAGCAAAACCATAATTTGCCTCCGCTTTTACTTTAATCATTCTTCCACCCTCCTGTTCCATTTCCCTATAGCAGTTGTTTCTAAAGCACATCTTCGCGTTGCAACTCCGCATTCTTTGCAGTACACAAAAGCTGATATAACTTTTCCATCAAATCCGTAATTGATTTTCAGCATTGCTTCTCCACCACAAAATGGGCATTTCTTTAATTCTTCCATGTTACTCACTCCAATCTAATCTCTGTCCACAATGATTGCAGCAATCAGAATCCCAATAACAAAACATTTCTATATCTGCCATATTTCCAAACAGTCTTTTGCATCTAGGACACGACGCTTGTCCATTCCAGTTTTCTACTTTTTTCGGCAACTGCTTTTCCAGTGCTTTGATTGCTGTAAGATAATATTCAATATTATGTACTAAAACACCATCTGTTTGTTCTTCTAATTCCCCCAATTCATAAATTTTTCTACCGAAAAAAGCAATTGCTTTTCTAACTCTCTTTTCATCCATATTTATAATTACTCCAACAATTCTTCTCTAAATCTATCAATCGTAATATTAATCATTTCATCCAATGAAATTTCATGGATATCACGAAATATCATATATGCATGTCTGTTTGTGTCGTAATTATCAAGTCTTACCTCAAATTCGTCATTGAAAGGATAATATCGTAATGAAACTCTCACTGACGGATTATATTTAAAAAATTGTTTAACTGTTTCGTCCATCTTGAATCACCAAAATCCCTTCGTCAATCAACATATTTATTGTTCTTAATAATTCTTCCTGTGTTTTTAAATCTAATTCATTTTCAATATCTTTCTCTTGATAAAATTTATCAAACTTATATGTACACATTCCACCAAAGCAATCACATCTTGTATGAACTCTTCTGTTGTAATATGGCTTATCATAAATACCTATCCAAATATCGTTATTTGCTCCATACTTTACATCCCGATCTGTTCCAATAAACTTGCTAATACACCATGCATTGATAACATTATTTCTCCAAAACAGCGGTTCCTTAATCTTTGATTCATCTCCTACACTGAGCTTGTTAATCTTTTTCATGGTAAGATTGTATTTATTCTCAACTTTAGGTTTCCTCATTCTTTTCACTCTCTTTATTTTTAGTATTTTCAGTATCCATAAAACAATTTACACATGCATCGATCCATTCTCCACCTTCATCCACGTAATAATCATCACCATATATTCTACACTCGTCACAATAGTCATATAAATCATCTAAATAATCGTAATTACACATTTCTCTTTCCCGGCTTTCCACTTAATAAATTTCCATCTTCATCTCTGTCATATTTCCACATCAAATAATCGCACCAATTGTCTTTATCGAAATCACTCATGTTGTAAAACGGATCAGAATCATCTATAACATATTGCTTGTCAAATCCTTTAATTTTCACATTCACATCATCTACAATAACTCTTTTTGATAATCTACAAATCCATTTCATAAATTCCTGAAATGTATCTTCAAATTCTCTATCACGTAATGCACCATCAACAACAAGAATATATTCGTCTTGTGTATGTAACCAACCACGTTTATAACTTCTTCTTCCTCTTGAATCTCTTAAGTTATTTGTTCCCTCAAAAAATTCATCGCTACTGCTTGAGCTGTTATATCCTCTTTTTTGAATCACATATACTTCCATATCTCTTTCTGATCCAGTTACAACCGGAAGATGATCAAGAACAGTTTCAAGAATATACCTTTTCTCGTGTTGTGTTCTGCCTAATGGTGATACAACAATTGTTCCATGTACATATGTCCAGCTACTCATTTTTACACCTCTTTTAATATTAATCACATCGGTATTTACGATCTTATATCACGTGCTGTTCACAAATATTTTCAAATAGCGACAAATGAAATAGTTTGTTGAATCAACGTTTACAGTTTCTAAATATTTGATTTACTGTAGGTGATATTTGATTATAAACACCGATGAAAATCATATGCAGAACTTTATGTATCTTATTTTATTGAGGGTATGAAACATGTATAGAAATTTATTCCGCATATGAATTGTGAATAAAGGATTCGAACCTTTTCTAATGCTATATACCGCATCGTGCTACCATTTACACTAATCCACAACTATCTTTTAATTAAAACTTCTATAGAAATCTCCTGTCTTATCAATACTTCTGCAAACCATGGAGTCAATTTCTCGTTTCATTTCTTCACCACATTCCGGACACATATGTCCTTCGCCTGTATACTCTTTCATCGACATTGTAATAGTTTCTTTGTGCCCACATTTCGGACAATAGAATGGATATTTCATACTGTTTATTTCTCCTTTTCTGACTTTTTATTCCCACTGATGTCGTTCACAAGATTGACCAAATATAATAATTCATCAAGTTTCTTGTCAATCAAACGATTGATTCTTTTGATTTTATCAATACGTTCCTCTTCATCTTTGCGCTTTGCATACGCTTCCATATTTGCAATGCCGACCACCTGCGCTGTAGGATTTTTACCATACTCTTCTAAAGATAAGATCTCTTTTACATTTCCTAATATTCTCCTATCTTTTCTTCTTGCATTAACAACTACAAGTGTATTTTCTAAGTTTGCTGTTCTAAGTAATTCGTATTCTTCCTTATATAAAGCAAATCCATAATCTTTTTTATTACGATCTTCTAGTAAATTCACAATTGCTACTAAATCATATCCTGTCATGGTTTTATTCTCCTTTTTCTATTTGCAAATCACCTTGTTATTAAAATCCCAGCTACCGGATATAACTCCATTCGGATGTATAATAAATTCTCGACACACATTGTCCGGTTCATTCTGTTCTACTTTGGACAGCATATCCATGTTTGAGTAGCTAAATGTGATATTTATTCCATTGTAGTTCCAAATCTCATAGACATAATAGTCTTGTATAGTCTGCTCCACGAATTCGAAATGGTTATATGCATAATTGAGCATTTCCATGTATAAGCTATCATTGCTTTCATAATTAACACCATACTTATCCGGAAGTTTCATAAGCCTTCTAAATGAAACATCATCAGCAAATCTAAATGCATCAACAAAATCTATAAATCTAGAAATGCTGTCGATATCATACATAACACATTGAATTCTAATCTTTGTACGTTTTAGCCATCTCTTAATTGTTTTTAACTCTTCGATAGTCGGAACATCAGCTATAAATATATTACGGTTAATGTCATCGTCGATAGCGTGTCTGCTTATATCGATAAAGTCAAATAATCCTTCAATCCTATCAATATGGTCTTTCAAATATGTTCCATTCGTATTCATAGTAAGAAACTTTATATCGTGTTTTCTTAAAACATCACATAATAATGAAAAGCCAATAAATAGAAGAGGCTCTCCTCCAGTTAACGATACTGAATATAAAATTCCTTCTCTTTCCATTTCACTTAACATGCGATCCACTTGTCTTACGAAACGCGCAGCATCTTCGTGACACTTAGAATTCTGTTCCACGCAAAACGGGCAACTAGCATTACAAGCGTTGGTAAGCTTTAAATGTAAATGCCACAACCATTCATTTTTCTCTACTAAAATACTATTGCCAAATAAATTTACTTCCATTTTGTCTTCATAATGAATAGGAAGTTTCTCCACATCAGCAGCGTGTAAATACTCCTCTTTATTAGTAATTGTTTTAAACATTAGTTTCTCCTTAATATTTGCATTTTGTATTTTTTGTACACCATATATAGTATTTAAATAAGTTGTATATTGCTATATATTGTGTTGAATTACGAATAAAATCGAGATTTTAACTTGATAATATCTCATCTATCATCTTATCCATCTCATATGTAAATTTGACACAATTACCATGTGAAATATGATTCTTCCAAGATTCATAAGATTCTAGGAATTTTCCTTTTGATAACTTATTCTCTTTTACCATCTTTGCCATTTTTCGATATTTCTTTTTCGCTTTTCTCTTTTTTTCATTTGTAAGTTTTCTAATTACTTTTCCATCTTTTGTGACATATGTATGAAAACCACAAAATTTAATTCCGTTTTTAAAAGGTATAATCTGAGTTTTGCCGTTCAATTCAAGATTTAGTGTGTTTACAAAATCTTCTATTGCACACAAACAATATTTTGCATATTGCTTTGATTCCACAATTAAATAGAAATCATCCATGTATCTTCCATAATATTTGACACCCAACTCTCCAGTTATAAAATGATCAAAACCAGACAAATATAATAAAGCAAATACCTGACTAACTTGATTTCCAAGAGGCAAGCCATTTCCGCTTGTGCTATCAATAAATTTTTCACATAACCAGTACGTATCTGGATTAGATATAAAATATGAAACAATATCTTTCAGAATATTATGATCAATATTATAGAAAAATTTTTTAATATCACCTTTAATAATCCAACAATCATATCCGTATTTCTGATATGCTAAATACATTTGATATTTCAGACAATCCAAACCAAACAATGTTCCTTTTCCTATTTGTCCGGCATAATTCGTATATATAAATTCATTACTTAAAATAGGAAGAAGCACATTATCACATAAACTGTGCTGCACAATTTTGTCTTTAAAACTTCCTGCTTCTATAATTCTCTCTTTCGGTTCATATACTTTAAATCTGTTATATCTATCTACTTCATATTGCTTTGATTCTAAAAGTTTCTTAATTTGATAAATTCCATCAAGAGCAGATAATTCAAATTTAATTCTACTTTTCGTAAAACCTTTGCCACTTTTTGAATCTCTGTATGCTTTATATAAATTTTCAAAATCAATAATCTTATCAAAAACTGTGCTATCTTTTATCATGATATATTTTACCTTTGTATTTATCCTGTCTAGTAAAAGACAGGAAAGGTTGTTTGCTCTTTTGATATCGGGACTCTAATTTCAGCGTTTCTCTTACTTTATTTCGTCTTCCGACCCAGAACGGACGAACTCCATAATCGTTCCAATTGCAATCGTTGTAGTTCACGTTACCATTACTGTTAACAATCTGAACATAGGAAGTCATATAGCAAACAACCGTTAAGAATCATCTTGTTTTATCTTTGTTTCTCCAGGCTATTGTCATATATTTAATATCACATATCTTCTTCTGCCAATGTTCAACTGTATCAGATCCTATAAGATTTAGATTCATTGACAATTCAACATAACAAGATAATTTATCACATGAAGAAATAGATCTAGTTTGCAAATCTAATCTCTTCTGTTTTTCTGCATTTATTTGTATTCTATTTGCGCTCATCAGGAAATCATATATATTCATACATTCATTCTGAATTCTTTCTATAAGCGTTTTGTATTTTGCCGGATATCTCTTTTTATTCGCTGTCACGGAATATGTATATTGCATTAAGTCGATAGCTTTTGTAATAACTTCCATATAAATCACTCCAATCTTGCTGAGTTTTGCTCTTCGAATACTTACGAACAACGCTTACGCATTGTTCTGTCTTCATCTCCACAAAACGTTATCGACAAGATAAACAGATTTAAGATTCGGTGATAAAAAACGGACGAACCCCACAAACGTTCCAAAGGCAACCGCGGCAGCGCACGTTACCATTACCGTGAACAACCCGAACACAGGAAGAATCTTTTCTTGATTTCGTCTGATTTGGAGTTGACAGCCAGTGTGGATAATTGATTAGTGGAAGTTTTTCACCACATTTTCTGAATAAATCAAAAGTCGGAATAGACAATACATCATCTTTTACAACACCATAATCATTAAATCCATCCATACTAAGCAAGTTATTTTCAACTGGAGTAATACTATTTCCATATTTACATTTAATGTCTTTTGCAAGCTTGCACTCTTTAAGATATTTTCTTACAGAAGATTCTGCGTAATTATTATTGCTGCCAAAACTCATCCTCGTAAGAACTCCATACATAAAATGATATATCTTTCCATCCATTCGAATGTTTGTCCAATAATATCCAAATTCCTCTTTAAAGTGCTTGTTCATAAAATCTTTAACGGATTCTCTAAATTCATCTTCATATCTCTCTGGATCGTTACTATACCATTCTGGTACAATATCCTGATCGACTTTATAAGTCCACTTTGAAATATCAGAAGTGATAACATATTTCTCTGGCGGAATTAATTCTGCTCTCACAAATTTCTTAGAAGCATTAAATTCATTATCTTCTATATCCAATTTTTCAAGCAAACTTGAATGACTTTCATTCTCTAAGGGTGCAAGTTCCACCCTATTCTTAAAAATAATTCCACTTTTAAACTCACACATAATTTATTTCTCCTTTTCCTTATTTAGACAATTTCAATTTCTTCTCCAATCAGTTCTTCTAACTTTTCGCGCATCTCTTCTACGGTCATTTTCTTTAGTTTTTTTCGCTCCCAGATGAGTTCGAGGTTGTCATCATGCATGATACTGCTAATTTTTTCCATGCATTTAATCTTATATACCCTAACTATTTCTAAACCGCTTGCCACATTTTTTAAGTTTTCGTTATAGTCTCCCAAATCCGAATATCCATCTTCGCCAATCAAAAAGCCGCCTATAACAAGTCTTTTCCCTAAATAGTTATCATTATATTCGACCACCATTCCGCTTTTTAAATCTGACTTTGTAAATTCTTTCTGCATGTAATCACTCCATTCCAGGATCTCGTATCCTTCGCTATTGTAGTACCGATACGATGAGAACATTCCGAATCTTATATAGCACGTTTCTCCTTTGTACTCTTCATAATTTGTCTTTTCCATGTAGCTTTTACCTGTGCTCCACTTCATCCCATGCTCATGCATTCTCTTGCAAAAATCTTTCGCTTCTTCCTCGGTCTTACAATGCACCGCAATCTTATTGTCTTTATTTTTAAATTCTTTCCAGTTAAATTTTTTCATCTTTTCTACCTCATTCTTCCTCTCCCATATATTTTGCAGCGAACATCAATGCTCCGACACCGAGAATAAAACCATAGAAAAATGAATCTTCTCCAATTTCATATAATCTAGCACCGGCTAAACACGATGTAATTAATCCACCGATTGACATTATGTTCCAAAATGTTTTATCCATATATTATTCACCTCCATTTATCCAGCAAGTTCATATTTATGTCTCAAGAATTCACCAATATCATTTACCATGTATGTATAATTTTCTTTTTGATCTTTAATATATGTAGAATTTCTGTTAAAGAAACTTACCATCCACTCCGGAATTTCTAAATCTATGTTTGTTTCAAAGCTGTACGCAACAACAGCAAGTAAAGAATTCATGTTTTCAGGTTCAAGAAGTTTCGATGAGTTATCAACCTCTACTGTCCAGTCATCTAACTGAATTTTATATAATTCGATGTCTTCATCAATCACATCTTCTTTAACATTTTCTTTGATAAATTCAAGAGCGTTCTGGTCTGAAGAAGCATTATCTATTACATTATTCTCTCCCACTTCGACAAGACATTCTTCATCTTCTTTAATATGTAAATACTCTTTCATGAGAGCAGTTAAGATGTTAATTTTCTCTTTTAAAATAGCCTTACCTTTTGTATGACGATCCTCATTTAATTTGTCAAATGTTACTCCATTTACATCTTTTTTATATAAAGACTTTTCAAATTCTTCTACAAAATCCTTAAACTTAATATCATCTAATCCAAATTTAGCAAACTCTTTAAACACAGGGATCCAAACAATAACATTTTTTGGCACAAACACTTCTGTGAAATTATCTTTGCACACAGATTCAATCCTGCTAAAATATTCATTTACAGTATCAAAGTGTTCTTCCGTTGCGTTCTCATTTAGATATTTGCTCATGTTCTTTATTGCACTTTTCCAGTTATCAAAGAAAAACGTTGTCATGACAGATTCACATACAAGTCTTTCTCTAATACCTTTCGATTGCTGCTTACCGGAACAAGACATACAATTTTTAAAGAATTTATTTTTCTCAGATATTGTCCTTATTTTTCTTGCATGTAAATCAATATAAGTAAATGCTTTCTGAGATGTATTCATTCCCAAATGATTGTTGTATCTTCTCACCAATTTACTAATCTGTGACATCGTACAATGCTGATGTATTGTAATGTCAATCTGATAATCATCAAACATTTTTTTCAATTCTGGCGGTAACATTTCATATGTTTTTCTTCTCAAATCATATTCAACAGATTCCCAAATAACTTTTCCGTATTCATCTTTACAGATTTTATTATTTTCATCTTTCTTTTTTCTCTGATATTGGATAATCGGATCTTCTAAAGTAGCTGTAATTTTATAGTTTTCATGCTTAAATTTAACCAACGCAGAACTTCTTTGCATTCCATCAACAATGTATTGCTGCACAACGTCTTCGTCCAAATCTTCTTCTCCTAAGATAATTGGTGGAATATAATCATCAGTTAATACAGTTTTGATTAACTCATTCACCATTCCATTTTCCCAACAAAACAGTCTTTGAACGTCCTGATTATCACTAATATCTTCTTCCACAATCTTCTCTAAATAAGAATCTAGCGATAATGTCTTTTTTCTAATTTTCTTTGCCATGATTATATTCCTCCAATTTTTTATTCGCACAATAACACTTTTACATTTTCATAAAGACGCATAGTCCCAAGTATATTGTCTTTATATTCTCTTTCTGTTATGTTTAATTCTTCAATAATTTCATCTTGAGTGTATCCATCGCATATGAGATCGACCGCCTTTTGTTGCTTATAAGATAAATTGCTCTTATACATTTCAATTTTATCTGTTGTGGGATGAAGTCTATTTATAATTTCCCCTTCTAAATTAAATCCAGAAGAAATGCCTTCTTCCAACGTGTAATCTTCATCTGGATCAACTTTCATATGTATGGATATATCTGGAATAACTATAGGATTTCCGTCCTTATCTCTCATAATTTTTCCTTTACTATCTATTACAAGATTACATCTTTTAAACCTTATACAATCTCTTTTCCACGTTTCTTTTCTTCTTACAAGGTTTCCATAGAAATATGTACTAAATTTACAATTTTTCGACTCATCATATGTATCCATACTCTTCAGAAGAATATCGACAGCTTTATCATAATAATCATCCCAATACATTTTCGGGATATTTGTTTTGGAAATGATTTTGTCGCATATTTTACGAATTTTTTTCATATCATTTCCGATATAGTCTTCGAGAATTTTATTCTTGTCCATCTTTATGACCTCTCATACAAAATATTTAGATATCTAATTTTTATATTCGCTTTTATGAATACAACATACACCACATCTGAATATTTGTCAATAAATATATTCACATATCTGAATATTCCTCCATTGACATATGAATATATAATGTTATAATCTAAATATTAGGAGGTGTAATATGTTTTCATACAAACCTTTGCTGAAGCTGCTTATTGATAACGACTTAAGCAAAACTCAATTTCGTTTAGAAACCGGAATAAGTATGGCTACATTAGCCAAGATTGGTAAAGATGAATATATTTCTATGTCCACTCTTGACACCATTTGCAAATATTTCGATTGTAAAATTGAGGATGTAGTCAAATTTATCAATGATGATAAGTAGTTTCATACAACCTGATTCTATTATTACTATGAATCAGGTTGTAATTCATCAAAGAAATCATCGTCTTCAATGATTCTTATCTCAAATCTTCTAGTACCAAGACGATTAAAAGTCTTTTCAATATTCTTAATCCCAATCGTACATTTTGTATTGTCCAGGACAGATTGAATAATTACCAACTCATCTTTAATCTGTCTTCGTTTTTCAAGAATTTCTTTTTCCAACTTATATAATTTGTATCCATCACAACCTGACTTCCATTTTTCTAATTCAATCTGATGCATACAGTTTGACAATTCACGATCAACATTTGCCAATTTTTTATGTAATACTGCTCTTCTTCTCGTAGCGTCTTCCACAAATTCGCTACACTGTCTTGATTTTTCGATCCACTGTACAACCTCGTCGCACGGTATGTACGAATCTTTTCTTATGTATTTCTTCTCTTCTGATTGCACATTATCTGTTTTTGTTTTGTTCTGAGGAACTTCCTGTTCAGATTGTGGAACAGGTTTTACTTTAAAACGAAAGTTCTTCAATACTTTTGGAAGATTCTTTAGAATATTATCCGCCTTGTTCTTTTCAAATACTTGAGCGTTGCGTTTAGAACAAGTTACAGGAGAACCATCAGAACTTAACCTAATGTACAATTTGTCGTTCGTCACGACATAATTCATTTCAACCACCCTTTCTTTTTTACTTTTCATTGCGTTATTCACTGTTTATTTCACTCCTATTTAAAAAATTGCATCAGAAATAAACGTTTAGAAACTTGTCCACACGAATAAAAAGTAAATTTCAATATTCAGTTTTCCAATATTTGGAATTTTTAGCTGATACGCTTGACTACTTTGAAAAAAATATGTATTATACTAGTAGGGATAGCGCAAGCTGTTCTTAGCACTCCCATTTTGGGGAAATGCGTTTTTTGGTTTTAGAAGAGCCGGAACCGGAGGTGTTGGCGCACCTGTGATGGATTTCCGTCTCTTCTTTTTTATTATGTTTACAAAAAGTATATTAACACGAACACTTGTTCTTGTCAATAGTTGACAGAACGTTTGTTCGATTTTTTGTTCTTTTCTGTTCTTCTGTATCCGGGAAAGGATCATGAACTAATATTGTACTCATAGTTCCGATAGGTTTTATGTTCATCAAATCTAATTGTTTTTCAGAAAACACTCTTAGCTGGTTTAAAAAGTCATCACAAATTTTTGCTATTGTTTCAGATCGCTCGATAATATCCTTGCATTCCTGAAAAGTTTTTCTTTCAAAACCTACCACCTCATTATTTTCAAGGTCTTGTTCTGCAACTAAAACTTTTTTCCCTTTACAGTGCTTAACAGCTTCTTCAATGTCCATCAATACATATCTCATGCCACATCATCTCCCCACATAAAATTTGCGTCACATGCAATCTTTATTGCACGTTTATCGTCCATAGATGTTATCTTTCCAAGGTACTTTTCTATTCTTAATTCTGAAATATTTCTTATGCATTCGCACAAAACAATAGAATCTTTTACCAACCCTGTACCTCTTCCCTTTTTGATAAGAGTATGCGTAGGTTGGTTTATCTTTTTTAATTTTGTACTAAATGGTATAACGATGGTTGTTGCAGCGAAATGATTTCCTATATCATTCTGTACAATAATTGCTGGTCTTTTCCCGCCTTGTTCACTTCCTATAGTGTTATCTCCAAAGTCAACCATTACAATATCAAATTTTTCAAATTTAATTTTCATAATTACGCATCCTCCTTTCTCCTAATCTATGTACTTCTCTCTTTCGATATCATAAGTATATACTCTTTACAGTATATTGTCAAGAGTATATTCAATAAAATATATTTATTTTTTAAAGAATATATGCTAAACTATATACTGTAAACAATATATAACGAACAGGTGGTGAATACATGCGCTTAGATATTAAAGATCTGGTAGATAAAAAATTTCAGAATAAAAATCAATTTGCAAAAGCGATCGGGGTCGGGTATCCTGCGGCATGTAAACTTTACGATGGAGATACAAGCAAAATAAATTTTGACACACTAGAAAGAATATGTATCGCACTAGAATGTACTCCAACTGATTTATTCAAATCTGAGGATCCAGCGTTAAATAGACTTCTTTTATATTATTGCAAGTTACATGAATCCAATGAAAAAGACGATACAGAATAAGTATCGTCTTACATATATTTATTACATCTTTATTATTTCTTTAGCTTTTCTAGCTGCTATATCCCAGTTTACTTCTATCCCGGAACCAATGCTATACCATGTATCTTGGCTTTCACTGTACTGCAACACATTCCAACACCATAAGTTTGACTTTTCTTTGTGCGGTTCTAAAACTACTTTTCTCATAACATTTACACCTCCCAGATGAAAGTTAAAATTCATCTAATTATCAAGACCACATGCGGCATTATAATCATATTTTTGCTCACATACTCTTACACTCTTTCCTAAATCAGAAAACCGATTATAATATACAGGACAGTTATAGTCTTGATGAAAGAATCCATCATTCCCATATGAAATGATTTTTTTCCCTAAACCACCTCATTTTCCCGTAATTTTTATCATACATCTGAAATTCAATAAATTTTCCTATTTCAGCCCATTTCGGTACATTTATTATCAAATAGTCACCTCAATTCTTTCCTAACATTTATTAGTTTTGTCCAATCCTATCATTTTACTAATCCATTTTACACAATCTGCGTTATGTTTCATACATACCAAGCCAATTAATGCTTCATCAAATGTATTAAAATATGTATAATTACCATAATCTAAATGAATAGGTTGATAATATAATTTCTCTTCGTTATCCGATACAAACCTCTCTTTCCTAACTACTATTCCACTTTTCTTATCAATAACTACTACATCACATATACTTTTTTCATGTCCAGCCTTCTGACGCAAATCATCAATAATTTTATTTTGTTCATATTCTCTTTTAGCAGCTGAAAACATTCTTGTAATTTCAATTTTTGATCCGAGACTTGCATTTTCAACAATCTGTGTTACTTCGTTGAATATATCCTCTACACTTTCTAATTCTTTTTCATAAATACTCATATAAACTGCCTCCTCATAATATAAAACTTAGAATCTATCTAGAAAAATCTATTAAACTTCCACGATCTTTAATAGGTTCTCCATTAGCTGCTAAAACAGGCTCCATGCTATCTGCTAAATCAAGCCAACTGACGCTTACATGTTTCTGTTCTACATATCCATCTTCTTCCTCAAATTCAACATCACACTCATCATCAGATTCCCACGCATAACCAATAAATTTCCCATACTGTTTTAAATTTCTATGATAAACTCTATCTCCTGTTTTAAATTTCTTTTCCATAATATCACCTCATATCATCTATTAAAACGCCTAATCTATCATATGCTTTAAAATATCTATGTGCAATTTCATTAAACATATCAGACTGACATATTGCAATAGCAGCCTTTTCTCCAACTTCTGTTTCATATTCTATTGCTAACTCAGAAAATAGTTCCTTTTTCTCTTCTCGTTTGCATTGCACTCTTTTATAACTTTCATAGCATTCCTTCAATTTATCGTTAGGAATGCCAATAAATAAATTTCTTCTCATAAAACGCTCCAATCTGACCAACTTTAGTCATTTAATTTGTCCCAATATTTATCAGAAGTTATGTCTTCATCAATCAATAACATATTTCCATTGTTATCAAAATGATTACACATTAATATATCATTTAATATATGAAGCACACTAATTTCCCAATTTTTCCCGTTATCAAATTTATCAAGTTCTAATTTATGTGCGTATTGTTCAAATACTTCTTTTATATCTTTATCGGACATTTGTGACAATTGATTTCCAATATGTTTATTTGTAGTATCCAATTATAACACCTCTCAATCCAAATAAAACCTATATTTCTTCAGCATATTCACATTGATTTAATATTTCTTTCTTATCAAAATCAATATCTTCTGCGGTGTCGCAACAGATTGTTTCAACTTGACTATCTATACCGTCCATATCTATTGCGCATTTTCGTAATATTCGAAAATACTATTACCATTTAACCATAATTATTATCAACATTTCTTATATAAGATCACCAGCATATTTGTCCTGAATTATATTTTCTAATTATTTCCTTAAATTTCTGTTGATGTTCTTCAAAATATTTTCTTTGTTCTTCTATTTTTAAATTACCATAACCCAATTTAGATTTGCAATGGTTATATCCATTCAATATTTCCTCCGCACTACGTTCTTCAAATTCAGACCATCGAACATCATTTGTATAACTGTCAGACTCTACATAATCATTATATAAATCAATTTCCAATTCAGAAACAGCTTCTACAATAGCCTCCTTATCTGACATAAATTTAAATTTTTCTGGATTATTCTTTATATAGTCTTTTATTCTTTGTTCGTCTTCATCAGAAATGGTACAAGTACACACATTCACACAATCAACTTCTATTTTAAACATATATTTCTCCTTGTATATCCTAGATTGTATATTACTCAAACATCTTTTTCGGAAGTATTTTATCACAGTTTATGCACCTTCGCCTTTTACTACAAAATTCTGTAACATCCTCAGTGGCTCCACATGGCTCATTATTGTAATTAAAAAACAAATCTCTAATTACTCTTTCTGTTACATAGTATCCCTTTTCTGAACCACAAAACGGGCATATTTTTTGTTCCTTCATAATTCCCCTCGCTTGAAATCAATCATTTATTCTCTTCAAAATTCCATACCGTTTCTTGAACATCCCAACATATTCTGGAAAATATTCAAACCAATCATAATTCACTTCTTTGATTTGATTCAATCCAATTTTTCTTACAGCTTCTAATGCAGCGTCTTTCTGGTTGATTCTTTTCCCAAAGCAAGTCTGGCAATTAGAACCTTCTATTGTTTCATACGAGTTAAATGTCTTATTGAAATCCATCAATGGATGAAGAGATACTGGTTTATTATTCACATTATTTACCAGAACTCCCCAGTTTCCCCAGTGACGATCAGTGTTTCCCACAAGGTAATCAATAATGTTCATCATGTAGTAATCATGCTTATCAAGTGCTAAAATATATTTTCGGATATTTCGGTCATGATTTTGCGAATACACTTCAAATGCTTCCATAGACACAATGGAAAAGTCCTTTGATGTGATATTTTCACTTATAGTTACCGGTTCTTCAGCAAATACACTTCTGTTGTATATGACCTGCTTTACATCAAAACACTGACAAATTTTACTTGATAGAAGTTCCTTCTCAACAACTTCTATTCCTCCGTCTTTCAACAGAGAAAATCCTTTTTCTGTCCGTTTCCAGGCTTTTGGGAAAACACCATTTGTAGACAAATCTTTTGCCAGATCTTCATTATTGACTGTATATTGTTTTCCACGTAGGGCAATATCAATAAATATGTTTTCCAAGTGGTTGTCATACAAATTCACTTCAGAAAATGTTATCTTTTCACCTTTATTTCTTACCCAGAAAACATCTGTCAATGATGTACACCTATATGATAACGCCACTTTTGCTCTATCCTTGTCCGTTACAGCCTGATTCATTCCTATACTGTTCAAAATTTCTTTAGCGTATTTTCTATCCAATGTGAGAACTCTTGTTGCACACCAATAATTGAAATTTGTAATATTATTAACAAGAGTATCAACATCTTCTTCTTCTTCAAGATATAGGTTATACGGCATAAAACTTTTGTAATACACCTTACATCTTCCAGAAGAATCAATTCTTGCAACTCTTCTATCTTTATGCATAATTTCAAAAATATCGCTGTTCATATTATACATTCCTTTTCAAAATTTCCGTTACCTGCTGCGTAGTAATTCCATATATTTTTGCAACTTTTTTCTTGTCTTTGTATTTTTCATATTCTTCTATAATGTCATTCTCTGTCCAGTTCTGTTCAATCGGCTCATTCATAAAGTTTTCCATCATGGTTTCTCCAATTTTCCAATTTTCCAAAATACTCTCTACGGAATCATACGGACAAAACAACTTCCCGCTTCTCAACATAATTACATCAACCTTTTTCTTATCTCTGTAGATTTTCGTAAGTTCTGTGCTTATCTCATATGTTTGTCCTGTGCGAAACCCCATACTTCCGTCTCTACCAATATATTTTCCTCTCAATATCGTACCTCCATTACATATTATTTTAACACATATTACAAATCAAGTACAGCATCTGCTATAGTAGATTCATCCATGTGTACATAATATCTTGCTGCTGTTTCCAAATTCTTGTGCCTTAATTGTCTTTGAACAAGAACAATATCTTTTGTTTCTTCATACAATTTACTTCCAACCCAATGTCTTAACATATGTGGGTAAATTTCGCCTTCCGAATATAAATTAAAAAATCCTGTAATTGCGCCTTTACTTAATCTGTTATTTTCATTTGATAAAAACAATGCGTTATCTTTAATTTCTCTCTCTGTTACGAAAAAAGTTCTAATTTTCAAATACTCCTCAATATTCATTCTAGCCTGTTCAGACATATAAACTTTGTCATATTCTTGTATATTTCCCTTTCCAAGAATCATCATATACGGTCTTTTTTCTTCGTGTAGATGTAAATCGGAAATATCCATATTTATTAGTTCTTCTGAACGAATACCACTTCCTTTTATAAGTTGAACAATGGCAATATTTCTAATAATATTAAATTCATTTTTATTTCCATCTGTGATATTTACTAAGAATTTTTCCACTTGCTCATCTGTAGGGATTTCTACTTCTTTATATCTTTTTTCAGATTTATATAGATTGCCAGGTATATGTGAAATCACATTATCATCGACATATTTATTTTGTCGTAAATAATTCCAAAAAGCACTGAATACATTCTTCTTTGTATTGATAGAATCCAGTGAATTTGTTCTTCCTAAAAATCCATTTTTTAATTCGTTAAGATATTTAATAAGATTATTACTAGTAATAATCTGCATATCTGTTTCATTGATTTCTGCTATGCTTTGTTTATTTATATATTTATTATTGATCATCCAATTAAGCATATCTCTAATATATATCCAATTAACTCTCTTTGTAGCCGCTGATTTATATCTATCAAAAAAATCTGATATAAAATCAGGAATATCTTTTAATTCTTTTGCAAGTTTTTGTTCTATTTTTCTTTGTTTTTCAATTTTATAACACATATAATATTCTCCTAAAATCCCAATGCTTCTGCAATATCTATTTTCTTTTGTAAATATTCTAATGCAGACAATCGTTCTGCAAATTCTTTTGATTCTTTTCCATGAAAATAACTAATCTCCCACAATTCTCCATCATCTGTTCTATAATATTTCTGTTCTTGTGGCTTATTATTCCGAGTAAGGTATTCATATACATTTCGACAATACAATTTTTCATATTCTCCTAATAGAATATCTTCTCTTTTAATCTCCTTCACATTTAATACCTTCTTTCTTTAAAATCGTGTTCCATGTAATAAACCTTCGGCTTTCATTTCTGTAGCGAATTCAAAATCAACGTTGCAAATGTTGTAACTGTTATACATGGAGTTCTCCATATTCTTTATTCCCCTTTTTACTCTTTTACTTTGTTCTTTGAACAAATATTCCATGCTATCCTTTTCTCTTCTCATAATATTCCTCCTGTTTTTGCAATAAAAAAAACAATCAGATATCCCCGATTGTTTTAATTGATTAGCTTTCTTTTCTTATATATACTATAAAAGTCACCAGAATTAACTGATGACTTATAACTATACATAATTACTTTCTTTTATTGATCTTTCTCCACTCATACTCCCAGCGTTCATCTTCTGACATATTTTTTGTTTTTTGATTTTCTGCAAATGCAAACAACGCTCCTACAATCATAACAACTGTTCCAAAAATAATCCCACCCATAATATCATCCTCCAAATATTTTTTTACTTTAAACTATCGCTGAGATTTTCCAAAAACGCACATAGCATCAATAAAAATATTCCTCCAATTAACGTTCCCATTTTATCCCTCCTTCACTCTCCATTATATATACTCACACACTTATGTGCAACTCCACTTCTTGTTCTCCCTAATTCTTTTGCAATGTCTTTGTAAGACATTCCTCTACGCAGCATGGACTTCGTCGAGTTTATTTCAGTCACTGTCCAAGCCTTTCCTTTATTCGGTTCTTTACATGAAAATTTTTCCTGTCTTACCCATTCAGGCTCCAAAGCCAATGTCATGTAATCATACTTTGTCCAGTTAATCACATTCTTATTAGCTTTAGCCCACATCCAGAACTCTTCTACCTCAACACTGTATCGATTTCCGTTCTTGCAATGAATAATCTTACATGGAAGATTATATTGTTCAATCCATCTTAGTACAACCTTTGGAGTTACATTAAAACACTCAGCAAGTTTATTAGCACTTAGAATGTTATTATTCTTTCCAAGTCCGAGCTGCATTGCTTTCTTAACTACAGATCTCATTGTCCTGTTCAGTCTATCCGCAGTAATTTGCGTTGGCTGATTAAGATATTTTGACTCCAAATATTTAATCTCTCTGTCTGTCCATCTTTGAGCCATATTTACACAATCTCCCTAGGAATATAATCTGCAAGGTAATCTTCTTGTCTCTCTTTGAAACGTATTTTTAAATATCCAACATAGTGGAATTTAATTCCATTCTCTTCGAGCAATCCCTTAAAAATATCCCCAATAGGTTCACATACATCTGTACATGAATTAAACTTTCTAGTTGCTTCTCCGGCAAGACTCTCCACCTCTCTCTGTCTATCTAATGGAATCTGATATACTTCTGGTCTTGCTCCGCAATCTTCTTTGTATTCATTGTTATAGGTTCCATCAAAATCCAATACAAATAATGTCCACATCATAATTTCTTACTCCTTTATTTCCTGCTGCCAATTCTTTTAATATTGTCATTTCTCTCTCAAAAGAAATGTGAATTTCATTACTACTCATTGTTCTTTTCTATCATGGGGAATATCCAGCCTGTTTTATTATTGGGAAACAAAACGTCATAATTGATTTTATGTAATTGAAACTCTGTTCCACATCTTTCACAGGCAAAAATTTTTCCGTCATACATTCCAATAATCCCACCACATTTGCAATTAATGTGACTATATCTTTTCATGTTTACCTCAATTATCATTCTGGGTCTATCCAATATTTACATACCACCATCCAGTATATCTATCCACTTCATTATTTCTTTCGTCTTCTTCCGGATCGTAATATCCTGTATTTATTTCGACTTCTTCACCTTGTGTTCTATATAATGTCGTAAGCATATCTGCAACTGTGTTTGCTGCACTCTCTGTTCTTACTAGAATTTCAGAACCTCCATCTGTCCAAATTTCTCCTTCAGAATAATCTCTTAGTCTTTCTGTAATTAGATCAATCCAATTCAATTTATCCATACCTTCCCATCCTTTCCACACAAGAAATGCGACTTTCATTTCCTTTTATTTAATTCTTCCATAACTTCCTGAATATCTGTTACATAACCAGACCAAACAACTTTTTCTGCACTTTCTCCACAATAAATTTCCATACTGCCATCAAAAAATCTCGAAACATCCATATTATCATATTTCTTCATTGACGGTATAAGAAATTTTACATTGTAGAAATATAAATTGTCAGTATCTATTTCATCCCATTCTTTCCAATTATATAAATCAATTCCACAAAACTGTTCTTTGTTTATCTTATTTTCCATAATATGTACCTCCAATCTATTTATTATCTAACACATCCAGCAATCCTTTTCCATTCTCCATTGACGTTAGTTTTAGTTCAACATCAGTGATAGCATTTTCAGCGACCAATTTGACAAATTCGATAGGTAACTGATTTCCGTTTTTCTCTGCTGTTATTTTCAATCCTTCAACTAAAGATTCTATTCCAACCTTTACTCCAGCCAAATAAGCTAATTTTAATTCGTCCATAATATTTTTCCTCAAATCTTTAAAACAAATACGAGTTTCAACTCCAACCTAAGAATGTTTCCCATCCATTATCTTCGATATCTTTTGCCGTCTTAAATTCTCCGCTTCGTAATCCAAATTTATCTCCGAATGACACCGCCGGCATGAATGCATTTTTATTTATAGCAATGGTTACTTGTGTTCCATGTGGTAAATTGTAAATATCATAAAGTTTAATTTGTTTTCCAATCATATTCACATATTCTCCTTTACACAATCAACTCAACCATATAGTTTTCAAACTCTTCTATCATTTCAAAAGCTGCTCTGAAACAAATCGCACCTAAAACGTCATCGCATTCCTTTGTATCTGCATCTATTCCAAAAATAAAACACCATGAAGTAAACAACGCTCTCAACTGTTCTCTTCTTTTTAAATCTCCCCATTCTGTGTCCATTGCAAAATCAATTATGTAATTTAAAAATTCTTCTTTACTCATAAGATCTGTTTCTCCACTCTTTAATTTTGTCACTATTTGTATTTCCAACAATCATAGAATAAATCATATTCCAATCTGAATTTCCAAAAGCCATCGGCATATCATTTCACACTATGTATGTATTGAATATTTCTGCTTGTTTTTGTGGTAATACTCCACCCTTTATTTTATCCATACAACTATTCCTATTTTTGACAATTCTACTTAGACAGAAATTATCAATATGACCATATTGGCATAAATCTCTTGCAATCATAAGTTCGCTATAAAGTTTGTGATACAAGTCATCTTTCCTTCCTTCCGTTTGGTAGAAAGTATTACAGATTTTTACTAATTCATCTGCTGATAAACTTATTGTTACTTCTCTATCCTTTTTAGAAATATTTTGTATATCCATTTTTTATTCTCCTTTCTTATCTTGAAATTCCGATTTTATTCTAATCAAATTCTAGTTTCTGTTATTAATTTCAGAAATTGTATTACTCCTCCAACTCTTCTATTTTTTTACATAATGCAATAAATGCAGCTTTAATAGAACTATCTGACGGAATTTGTGACAACTCATTATACAAAGAAGCAACAGTTGTTTCCTTATATTCTTCATCATCATATCCATCAGATATACAATCAAAAATTCTGCTTGCTAAAAGCGATGAATTTAAGTTTGTTTTCTTTTGTTTCCCAACTCTATCAATCATATTTATTCCTCCACTTGAAATCCTGATTTCCTATTATTATTTTATTTTTAATTCTGTTCCGCATATAGGACAGAATTTTACTTTATCCATATCTGTTCCAAAATCATAACCACAACAAGAAGTTACACCGTCTACTAGATATGAAAACTCATTCATTTCATTTGTTTCGAACCATGAATTTGTACAATTATATGGTGCTTGTCTACGTCCTTCAAAAATATCATTCTCTACAATCTCTTCCGCTTCTTCTTTACTATTTGCTTCTACTTCATATGATTTGCTATATGTTTCATAATAATCTACAATATATTTTGCCATAATCATTTCCTCCTATAATCCCATCAAATCTTTTCCGACACTAACACCATAAGTTTCTTCAAACCACTCCCAAATTTCCTCTCGGTGTGTTCCTGCGGCAAATCCGTTCCACTCTTCCTCAATACATTCTGTTTCAGGATTCATTGGAACGTCTCCGAATTCTAACCACAAATTCTCGATATATTCTGCACGCCTGTATTCAAAGCTATCGTTCAGACCACGATTAACGATACATGCTAAATCAGCATCTGTGATTAAGAATTTCCGTTCTGTGCAATAGTCCATTATCGCATTGTATTCCTTATCACAAAATTCTGTATCATCTTCAATTTGATCAATTTTCAGTTCTTTTAGATATTCTCTTAATGACATACTATTTTCCCTCTTTCCAATGTTCCATATCTTCATTTTTCAATGCGATCATTTCCAACATTTGCAGCGTACTGAAACATTCATTTTGTTTTAAAATTTCCAGTTCTTCTGTGATACACTTTACTTCTTCATCTTTGTATTCTAAAGAGTCCGCATAATCCATATCTAAAGACAGATTATATAATATTTTCGCAATTTTCTGTGTGTCCATGTTATTTCCTTCTCTAAAAATCTGTATTTCAATTAGAATCGCTTATTGCACACGAATCAGCTATGAAAAGTTTCCCATACATAACTTACTATATCCTCCATACAAAGCGTTCTTTTATTGTGTTACTGGATATAGGCAATCAGATTATTTTCTGTTTCGTCTGCAATCTGATAATCTAACCACCATTCGTGTATGGTTTCTTCTAACTGCTCTTTAGACATTGTACGCTTTAGATCATCCACTTTAGGCTTTAATTTTTCCGTTTCATATTCAACTACGAGACGTTCCTGTTCTAACGTCATGTCATCATATGTAATAGTTTTTAATAACGATTCAATTAGTTTTGTTTTAATTTCTTCCATAGTAATGTCTCCTTTCAAAAGATAAAGCAGCCGTTAAGCTGCTCTATCAAGTTGTGTTCTAAAATTTATAATATAACTTTCTTCAGCAATATTGATCGGAAGAATCAAGAAATTGTACTCATTTCCATCAATGTACATTGGAGCATTTCTTTTGCTTCCTCTGAATACCGGATTCTCTGAATCAATAACTGATAATACATCCACAAGATAATGTGAATTGAATCCAATAAATAAGTCCTCGTCCATTACAAGATTTTCCGTTTCAATCTCGTCAAAAGTTTGATATCTGGAAGTCTGCAAATATGTGTAAAGTTTTCCGTTCTCACTATGAAAGATAGTAGGCTCCTTTTCTTCTTTTACCATATCTGCGTTATACTTCATAATTTTTAACATTTCTTCTCTATCAGCATTGAATACAAAATCTCTGCTATCACACAACATCTGTTCAATATTGAAATATTGTCCATCAATTCTTCTGATAACGTATGTAAAATCTTTTCCGGAAATTCTGATATATTTCTGATCCTGATATACTTTGACTTCCGCATCTGATTTTTTATCCATGATTTTCTTGAATACCGGCAAGCATTTCACATGGAGTTTTACAGTGTCAAATGGATTTTCCGTTTCTGTGATAATTTTCTGATTCTCAAGTGATCTCGTCCCAATTCTGCGATTGTCCACAGCCTCTACACGCTTCCGCTTTGTGTTGAAGTTGAATACGTTCATCATTTTATTAGCGTCATCTCCTGCCACAAATAAAGAAAGATTAGCGATTGTTTCCAATAACCAACTCTCCGTTGTTGTAATAATATGCGCTTCTGTATCATCCATTGCTGGAAGAAAAATATCTGTATTCGCACACCGTGGAATAGTAACAATCTTTTTTCCGCACTTTATGTTTATTCTCTGCTGCATTTCCGTGCTAACATCTTCTAGCGTAACATCTCCGCTCATTTTGGAAATGATCTTGATATCGTCAATGTCAATCCCCAAAACACCTGGACTTGTGTCAAATGCATTATTTGTTCTTATTTCTGCAAAATGTTCCATATCGGTACCACACATTTTCACCGTTCCATCTTCTTCGACCTGCATATATAACTTTTTCAAGCTGTCAAGTGTTACTTTCTTATCAATGGCTGCCAATCCTTTTTCCATCATTGCTTTTAATTCTTTTGCGTTCATTGTAAATTTCATCATTGTTTTATCATCCTATTCTTTTAAAATCGTGCTTTTATCTATCGATAAGTTTAACTCTATCATCTTCTTCGATCATACAACTTGAACATTTTATATTTCCATAAAAATCTCTCGTGTCTTTCCCATCCATATACCCCAATTCGCATCTTGCCTCCATACCTTTTTCATTCATGCAGCTATATGGTTTCTGTGAAAAACAAGGACATTCTTTGCATTTTTCTGGATAGCGTTCCATTTCATATGTAACTTTTTTAGTATATTTAATTTTACTCATAGTATTTTCCTCCATTTAAAATTATCTCTTATTCATTTATCAGTTCAAAACCATAGTTACAAAATCCAGTAACATCAGAAATATAATCAGAAATTTCTTCATAATAATCTTCTATGTCAAAATCTTCATCTATAAAATGTTCTGGAATTTCTATCTCTTTAGGTAATTCCTGTAATAACTCTAAATCTCCGTCTGTATCCCATTTAATATTAACTGCTTTCATCTTAATTTCCTCCTAATAAAATTATCTTTTCATAGGTATCAATTCATCTTTATCAGCCACAAATTGATTAGCATTTTTTCTGTCGTTACAGTTTGGAAAATCATCAACAGACACTTTTACTCTATCCATTGTTTCTAGCCCAATAACAGTAACAATTTTCCCGCAATGAGGATGTTCTACTTCAACCTGCTTCGTTGCTCTATTCATAGGATGCCATATAAATTTCATTCCTTCTTTGTATTCCAAACCATCTTTCATGTACTCTTTGCCTTGCCACTTATCAAAAGGAGTCCAATCATTTACTACAAAACCACATCCATAAAAAGAACCTTCTGATACAAGATAATAATTTCCAGCTTTGCATACTCCAAAATCTTTCTTACAATAAATAACTTCACTTCCATCAATGAAAAAATATTTTTTTAAATCCTGATATCCATAATCTTTTCTTTTATTACTAAATCTATAGGAATTACATTCCCAATTTTTAAATCTTTCCATCATTATTTCCTCCCGATAAAATCATTATTTGTTTCCATAACATACGGAACAGCAAAAAGCTGTTCCTGACTGTTCCAAAGTTCTACGTTATTCAACTGATACACAGATTGAAGAGTCTAAAGAGCAAAACGGACGAACCCCAAAATCGCCCCAACCGCAATCGTTGTAGCCCACGTCACCATTACTGTTAACAAACTGAACAAAGGAAGTCGAGCATCCTTCATTTGTACTGTCTGGTGTATCTAACCAAAACGGTTTTTCATTTTCTGTCCTAAACATACCATTCTTCCTGGCTTTTCTGTAATCATCAAAAGTTCCTAAATGCACCTTACAATCACATGTTCCGTAAGTGTGCAACCCATCCATAGATAGTAAATCAACTGTATCAATCAATACATTTTCTTTTCCAAACCCTTTATAGATATCAGTCAGAATATCCCCATTTTCATCATTCAACACATTCTTGATTTCAGAAGTTCTAAAATCATTTAATTCACTGTCGAATCTATAAGTTTTTTCAAGAAGTTCTTTTTTCCAAACTTTGGTTCTATTGTTCTCAATATCCTGTTCCACCACATACCATTCATTTCCAATGTCGTCTACAATCACGTTTCCAACCTTGCATTCATAAAGTGGTTTACTCTGTCTTATTCCTAAAGATTTCCTTAATTCTTCCGTTAATTCGATCACCAGGTTATTTCCTTCTACTTTTACATTTGTCTTATTTACTTCGATATTCATAATATTTTCCTCTACTTTCTTTCTAATAATTCTTACTTACAAAATGGTTTCCAGTACACGATCAGCGCCACACCTAATACAGTAATATATACTTTTGCATCCGTTTCTGTCATAAACAACGCGATAAGAAGCAAAATCAATCCAGAGAACTTTTGAAAGTTCAGTCTGCGCTTCCACCGTTTAAACTTCTGGCTCGTAGCAGCTATAACATATCCTTCTAACCATTCTTTATTATGTTTCTTCCATTCTTTTTCCGTCATAACTGTTTCAATCACATTCATTTCTTATTTCCTCCATTCCTCATATACTTGTTCACTACGTTGTTATACTCCCATTTTTCCACCACTGATACACTGCCTTTTGTTCTTACAGTGCAATACTTATTTCCGCAAATTGTAAATTCGCTCAAAATCTCCATTGTATTATTCTCCTTTTGTTGTTGTGTTTATTTGTTGTATTTTTTATTTCCCTGAAATCATTCTGCAAGCTGTGACACTCACAGAACGTAATATGTAAGTTTTTCTTATGCAGTCTTTGCTACTGCTTTTCTTGATGTTCTTTTTCGTGTTGTCTTAGACTCAATTCCCGGAATATCAATATTCCTTTCGATCACACCGGAAAGGAAATCAAATAATGAATCTTGCCACTTCTCTGATAAATTATCATTAAAATATTTACTTCCTTTACAGTTATTCAACAGAACTCTTTCCATGTCTGTCTCTCTTCCAGAGTAGTAGGCATATAATTTTCTAAATACTCTTAATACTTTCGCGCTGAATGCCTTTCCTTCGCGATAAGTTTTACCTCCGTTCCATTGTAGTTTTACGATAAGTTGTAAAATTCTGTCTAATAAATCCGGACAAACTCTCGACATCTTTGCACCGTCAGAGACAGAAGTTAAAATACCAATAGGATTTTTTACTGGGTTCCTGTCTCCCTTAACAGCAATGTGGTTTCTGTCACAGATAGATTTTAATGTAACATATTCTTCTTTTTTAGCTACGAGCGCCGCACTGTAGATATCGACAGGAGTCATGGTTTTTCGATCGTCTTGCTGTGACAAGAATAAGTCAACCGCTTCTGCTTCTGTAATTCCGATCAATACTTCAACCTGAATCAATTTCATATTTCCAAAATAAGCACCAATGATTCTGTGCATACCGTCAACAACATAAAATTTATCATTCTTGCACATAATCTTAGGCAAATCCCATTTATAAGAGCTAAATTCAGATCCGATTTTCTTTGCAATAGACACCCTTAATTCTCTTTGCCAGTTTGGTACATGGATAAGCAATGGATTAATGCTGATAATTGCCTTTTCTCTTCCATCATGTTTCGATCTTGCTTCTTCCATCTTGTCAGATACGATCATTCTTTCTCCAACTTCAATGATATTGTTTAGCATTCTTGCTTCATTCATCATTGTTTCCACTTCCATAGGTTCAAGTTTTCCGTTTCTACTCATTTTTCTAATCTCCTTTAATATGTAAAGTTTTCTATAATAAAAAGCACCTGTATAATTACAAGTGCTTTCTATACGTATACATCTATGTTGCATTGTCGTTCTTCATTTTCGATATGAACATCTATCCATGTTCTACCGCGTCTGTATGAACTGCTTCCCAAAATATCCAGTGTTACGAGAGGATTCTCCCGAATCTGCTCACACTCTTCATTCGTTAGTATATTCTTATCCAAGGCTTCCAATTCCTCAAACGTATAATCTGCTAAAGATTTTCCTACTGTTATCATAATCATGACTCCTTTCCTTTTGCTTCGTTCCACTTCTTTCAACCGAGATCAGCTCAATCTTGTGTTTCCTCTGTGTAATATTGATCAACTGTATCTGATGCTTGTTATAAAAATTTTCCATCATGTCTCTTCCTATCCCATTCTTTCCGCTTTCGTATTTGTTGTATATGGCTCTTTGCTGATTATCCAATCACATACAGATAGATATACTTTTTCATCATCGTTCCAGGTTTCCCAACCTTTTATATCATTTACATTGATATATCCGCTATCCGGTGCAACGTCTGTTTCGATATAATAACCAGTTCCGTCCGAAAAATTTAACTCAAACCCCTCTGTTCCAATAGTAACGCTTTCGATTTCTTCTGTGTCAATATATGTTTCCGGCATTTCTGCGACTGTTTCCTGAGCTTGTTTCGGTGTGTTTTCAACCGAGTTTCTTCCTATTATAAATGTGGTAAAAGAAATAATTGCAACAGCACCGATATATAATATTTTCCGCTTCATCATTCAAACCTCTTTCTATAAATCCCTTACGTTTCCGACTACTTCCCAATCTGTTAAAGCATATGTTGTATTTAGCTTTTCCAGTGGTAAACGTTCAATATTTCCATTTCCGGCATTATATGTATATCTGTATTTCCGTGTATCAATGATTGATTCATCGACAACACGTCTTAAAAATTTATTTGTCATAGTTTAGAACACTCCTTATTCAAACGCTTCTTCTTTGCAATTTAATTTAACGTCTGTTAAAACATAACTCCAAGCTGTTCCCAAGTGTGTAATTCCCCAGACATACATGTCAAGAGTTTCATTATAAAACAAAGGATCTTCTGTATACTGTTTAATCATTTCCGCGCCCTGGTCTGATACGATAAAATATTGAAAGATATCTTGATTGTATGACTGCTCTTGTTCTTCTTTTAACTCTTCAATTTGTTCTTGAATAGAATCAATTTCTTCTTGCAGCATTTGAGCTTCTTCTATTTCTTCATCTGTCAAAAATTCCAAACGATTTTCAATATCAGTGATTTCTTCTTTTAGTGCGTCGATTTCTTCAGAATTATCAATAATTCCATTTTCTTGCTCCCAAAATCCAACTTCACAAGTATTTTCCATAATACTATTATTCAGCACAGCATCAAATGCTTTTGAAAACGTCGCATAGTCAAGATAACCGTTTTCTTTTGCATAGTCGCTTGCTTCATTTCCACAAAATGTTGTTCCGTATAATTTGTTTCTTTTCATATTCTCCACCTTTTAACCTTTCTTTATATATCTGTTTTCTTATTCTCTTCTAGTTTCGCTCTTGCTCGTCAGTATCGGACTTATACCGATAGACTAGAACATCATACAGCACAGCCTGTTTACGGTTTATTCCCTTAATTCACTTGCTGATTTTCCGCTTATAAGAGTTCTGTACTTAAACAGTGTTATCTGCTCGTATAAACGCGTTGTATTTGATTAGCTATATGAAATTGACAAGGTGCTATTTCCGAAAACTTACTAATCATTACGTTTTCGTTATGCTTAATATAGCATGAAGTTTTCGGAATGTCAATATGTTTTTAGAATTTATTTTACGTTTTCGGAATGTATGATTGTAATAAAAAAGACATCATACAAACGTATAATGTCTTTTCTTAGCCTATTCTATTCCCATTCGGGAAAACAAAAGCAGATGTATATTTACATCCCATAATACTAGCCATCTTCTCTAGTTCTTCTTGCGTAAATTTTCCAGTTTTTACCCTTTTGGAAATAGACGCTTGACTCATTCCCATTTTTGCACCCAATTCTGTCAATGATATTCCAGCCTCATCACAAGCAACTTTTATTTTTTGTTGTAAAGTTATTTCCTTCACCTACTTTCTCTATTACCTCTTAATATAATATAGCAAATTTTTAGTTATGGTGCAATATTTTTCTTGACAGTGCCGGAACGTGTCCGGATTATTCAATTACTTCCTCTATCCTGTAAACTCTAACTACTTAAAAGTATACAATTCGTGGTATGCCATAGGTATTTTCATAATGTTCACTCTTTCTTAATATCCAAAAGCCAACCAGTAACCAACCATTCCGACCGTAAAGACAATCGGCATTAACAGCGTTGTAACTTCGCGGATTTTTGTTTTCATGTTTCTTTTCTTACTTCTCATTTTGATTACCTCTCTCATTCTTATTTGATTGTTTATTCTCTATTTAAAATATCTGTCAGAGTCATGAACTCACGCCGGACTGGATATCCGTATACCGATAACAGATATTAAGCATAATTTTAAGCGGTTTCAAAGTTTGTTGTAGATTATTCTACACCAGTGACTAAGGCGTGACTTAATTTTTGCTTATTACATCCATATTCTATAGGATTGATAAAGTTTTTACGTGTTGCCTACTAAAGTACTCACGGTCTGTTTTTAGTTCTATTTTAGGTACAGATACAGACATCATGTCAATTTTAGACTTCCTGCTCCAACTATTTTATGATAATAGTTACTTACGATAAACCTTGTATAATCTGTTTTAAAAAGGAGATATACAAGCTCCTTAATGTCAGCACAACTATGAGGCATTGCTGATCTTGAGCCTTTCGGAAGTGTTAGCCGTTCCGATGCTTTTGCAATTCCTAGTTATTTTTGTGTGTACTCCTTGCCACCGTCACACGTCTTTCACATTGTTTTTTCTTCCTGGAAAATCTTAATACGGAAGTATTGCACTTGATAGGACTTATTCTTGTCGTGCCTATACAAGGTTTTATTTTTTGTTATTCCGTATTATTATTTAAAGGACTTGCCGACTTGACAAGTCCTGATTTACAAGTTACAATAATTTATGAGTTGTCGTGTATATATTCTTTTGCTTCTTGTTCCGCTGGACACTTTACAAGTTGCTTGTGATCAGAATTGTACACGACTGTTTCATTGTCGTATGTTATATAGTACATACGTTTTTCACCTCCTTTCTGTTGGAAGTGAAAAATTTGTTTTTAATTTGTTTATTTCTAAAGTCATTATGACTTTCTGCGGATGTATCACTTTCTTTCCATTATGTGATGTTTAAGCCGTTCCGCAGTACACTGTTCCTTTGCTGGATTCTCTCAGCGGGGAGTATATAAACTGCACAATCAAACAATAATAAATTTTATTCCTGTCTGTATCTACAATATATACCCTTATCAACTACCCCAGCCACCTCTTTCTGGCAGGTAACCTTGAAACTAATCATATCTAAAATACTTTTGTTTAACCTATATTCTTTACTCGTAGTTACTCCCTACCCTCTTAGCTCATGTCCTCGCTGTTCCGAAAATATCTATTGCAGAATATTTCAGAAAACAGTTACCCGAATTACTCTCAGGAGTCTTGCTTTCAATCTTATAAAATAATTTTTAAAAGGAATTTTTCACAAGAATTTGTGAAACACGACTTGAAAAGTGAATACTAAAATGTTAGAATATATATAATCACTTTGCAAGAAGTGTGTTTTGTTGAGCAGTTGTTTTGGTTGGTAGCCTTGTGACAACTGCTCTTTTGTTTTCCTTTTGTGATTATATAATATCATATGTTTTTATGTTTGTCAATCGTTTTTTGATTATTTTTTTAATCTTTTTCGATTACTATTTTTGCTTTATATCCTAATGGGTTTATGATGTCGTTTGTTTCGTCTAAAGATAAATTTTTTTTATTTATTTTTCGATTCAAATTTTGATTTACAATACCCATTTTTTCAGCAAGCACTATTTTTTTTATGCCTGACTCTTTAATTAAATTATTGATTGTATTGGACAATTCAGCATTATTATTTATATCCACTATATCACCTCCTGTTAGGCTATATTATACAATATACTATGATAAAAAACAAATGTTCTGAATGGTATATTTTGTCAATTTATGTTACCATAAAAGAAAAAGGATTTTATATCATGGGCAATTATAGAATACAGACACAAGATTTTTATTTCGGCGCTTGTATGTTTTCTTTTTTTAAACATAATTCTGATACAACACCTTCTATAATAGAAAGTACCGATGAAATTCAGGTTATCAAAATGACAACTAATACAAGCGAAGACTTTTATATTATAATGAAATACACGAAAAACTGTCAAAATAGGAAAACCATTTATAAAAGTTGGACTTTCCCAATCACAGACAAAGACAGAGAAATGATAAAAAAATATCATGATATTTGTGAAAATATATATTTCTTTTTTGTCTGTGGTGAATCGTCAATTTCAGGCAAACCTAAAAAATTAGAAAACGGCGATTTTTATGTTGAAGAAATAAAATCCGGTGAAATTGCTATATATCGCTATTGCGACTACTTAAAAGTAAAAAATAAAACAAATATAACAATAAACATATATAAAAGCCGAGAACATTATTTTAGTTTACACACTGAAAAATCTCGTGACAACATTATAAAATCAAAACGTAATAACATCGAAAAGAAAATCTCAGACATTGTTATTATATGATCTAACATTTCACTATTCACTTTTCAAAGTGCAAATTCCTTTTGTAGTTGGGTATCGCTCAGCCAGAATTGACTTTGCTTTTCAGATATGCTACACTTTAGATGCTTAAATTATTATGTATCGTGCAGTAAATCTGTACACCCTATGCAAGTTTTACGGCTGACACTTTGTTTGCAATCTCATTTGTTATCTGTGTATCTGTCGTTTAACTTGATTATATCTTATCACTTTTATTTATGTTTGTAAATAGTTTTATTTATATATTTATTGTTTTAGTACATATTTATAATCAAACACGCTATTGTATTGCTTTATTTTAGTAAATATGTATAATTATATTTATAAACAAAATATGGTATAATAAAAGACTTTAAAAGAAATGAGGTATAATCCATGTTAGAATATAAAAATACAGAACAGTTTTTAAGTGATTATAGAAGTTATTTGATCGAAAAGGGAATCACTAATGCTCACGTTGCGCGGAAAATAGGAATATCTCCTCAGCAATTACAAAATGTTTTTAAAAAAAAGGAATTAACTGTCAGTGATGTAATAAAGCTATGTAATGCGATTGATTATAATTGTAAAATTATGATTGAGTAAGTAATGTTAGATGTATAAAGTTTTTTGACCGCATATAATAAGTAGTAACACGGTTTATGAGTGTGTAGCTTTTATTTGATTGTGATCTATGGTATAATTATCTGTAATAATAAGTAAAGGATTTATAGATAGTATGTTTAGATATAAAATAGATATATTAAAAGCACTCGCAGATCGTGGATATAATGCTACTAAAATACGCAAAGATAAGATTATGAGCCAGGCTACCATGCAAAACATACGGCAAGGTAAAGGTATTACTACAGATACAATCAATACGATCTGTCTTATTTTAAGATGTCAACCGTCGGATATAATCGAGATTATACCGACGGAAGAGGAAAAGATAAAATACTTCTGACACTAATTTTAGTGCTTGACTTTGCACTGTTTTTAGTGTTATTATAATTATAGTCAGTAATGACAACAATATTGAGAAAGGATGATTGTATTTGATTGATATCGAAGTTTTGAAAAGGTTAAATGTGCCTAATAAGATAGTTTTAACAAGACATGCGAAAGAAAGACTAATAGAAAGAAATATTACTATCACGGACATTATAAATGGTATTGAGACAGGAGAAGTCATAAAACAGTATGAAGATGACAAACCTTTGCCCAGTTGTTTGATACTAGGATTTTCGGTAAATAATAAATATATTCATATTGTGGTTAGTCACGATTGTGATTACATTTATTTGATAACAGCATACTATCCTAACCCGGATCAGTGGGAAAGTGATTTTAAGACCAGAAAGGTGTGATATTATATGTTATGTATTGAATGCGGCGCAGTCGCTGAAAAGGGATATACAACAGACGTTACGGATTTAGGAAACTGTCTTGTTATTATCAGAAATGTACCATGTTATAAATGTACAGAATGCAATGAGATTATTTATACCGGTGACGTTGTACAGGAAATAGAAAAGATTGTTAATATGGCTAAACAATGTTTACAAGAGGTGTCAATTATCGATTATAACAATTATAAACAAGTAGCATAAATATGATAGCGGTGCTGATATGGCGTCGCTATTTTTTGTATGTTATCGTGTCAGTGTGTATGTTAGTGTATATTAACTTGTGTTATGACTGTATAGTTATAGTATGTTATATGATACACATGTAATACTTGTGTAATAATAGTGAGTATAGTTGTGTGTTTGTGTGGACTGCATCACGTTGTTGTGTAGGATGTTTAGGTAAACTAGGAATTATTACTATTATTAGTGTAGTATTGTTTTGTGTATTGTTTTGATGTATATTTATACACAAATTATTGCATAGTTATACACATGATGTGGATAAGTTTGATTTTAAAAAATGGTATAAAAGTGGTGATGTGGTACTCATTTGTAGGTTATTTTGGATTACAAGTGGGGAATATGTGTTGGTTTTTGTTTAATTTTGTGTGTCTGGTGGGAAATTTTGTTTTGAGGTAAGTTTTAAGGCAAAAAGTTATCCACATATTATTTTGAGTTATCCACATTATGTTGATAACTTTTTTATTATTAAAAATTTTCACCAAAAATCCGAACTTGTCCAGAAATCCATGAATTTGAGTCTAAAATCCCACCTGATGCAATGTTTCATTGCTACGTAAAAGACACACACAAAAATCAACAGATTGTCCATAAAATCTCTATATACCGCCCCCTGTTTTCAGATCTTTACAATCAAAACTTTTGCACTTTTCATCAATGTGCCAAAAGTCCCTAAAGCAACATAATAGTGTAGTATTATGCCACTCCATAATAGGGGCGGTATTAAACATTTTTAGCGCCTGTTATACATCAAATATAGCAGGTATGGGTTCTATCCACACCTCACTACCAAAATTTCGACCTCCGATTTCCACACCAAAATTTTCATCTTCCACTTCAAAAATCCCCAAAATTACCCAAAAATACTTCGGTGACTCTCTCGACCAACAAAGCATAAACACTGCATTTCTACCATTCTAAACAGTCCAAAAATAACCAAAATCCACCACAATATCCATTCAAACCCCAAACAAACTCTTACCGTTACTGCATTTTCCCGAACTCAACTTATATTCCAAAAAATTACATATAAAACACACTATCAAAATCCAGAAAACCACGTCACCTTACCCCTAAGTGTACCCACATAAATACTGGCATCCCCCGGTATAAAAACATCACACAAAATTACCTCTCTACCGAAGTACCTTATTTTCAAAATTACTGACACAAAAAATAAGCAGCCAATTCCTAAGATAAGTCCTTAAGAACCAACTGCTATTATTTATAATCACCCTATAATCATCCAATACCGTGAACTACCCACGAGCTAAAGCTAATGGGATTGCGAGCCTAATTTTTTCAATAATATTTATTAAATATATCCCCATCTATATCACTAATATCATGAACCGGTACCTCAGTTCCATTTTCAAATATTACAACATTTCTGTATTCGTGTACCTTCTTCACTCTCCCACTCATTGTAATATACTTTCCACCATCTTTCTTTAAATCTTTTTCAAAATATGTGATTCTGACATCCGGATAAACATCACCGTCATCTAAGCATTTTCTTAAAATATTCAATCTCTCATTCAGCCTATCCAAAACATCCTCATCAAATTCAATCCTTTTATCTGTTAATCTTGCAGTCTCTTTAATTTCTGCATCATAACCTGTCAATGCAGCAAATGGAGAAAATTGAGCAGCTCTATCTCGCATACTCATTTGAGGATATTTTTTAGAGACAAAATGTGGCAGATCAATAATATCATCGTATTTACCCATAACACACCCCTATGCTTTATGTCCACCAATTTGATTATTCCTATCTATTGCAGTAGCTCCTTCTTGTAAACTCATACCTTTTAAAATTGCATTTTTCCCAAATTTTTTCTTGATATCCAAGATAGCTTTCTGAATATCTTTTTCTTTTTTAAGTTGTTCCTGGTCTACTGCATCTTCCTTTTCAGAAATCATATCAAATAAATTAAGCTGTTCATATCTATCCTGTTTCGCTTCCTTTTCGCTGATCACATGATTTGCAGACATATTGATTCTTCTGACAAGTAAATTTTCGTCTACAATTCTACTGAATAAATCAAGCACAGCTCTTACAATCACGCTAGTAGAAGACGTATAACTATCTAAATTTACTGTTCCATGAGCATGTTTTGGAATTTTTCTCCCATATTGATCAAAAGAGAACTCTCCCTTATACTTACTCATTCTGGAAGAATCTAATAGATTTTCTCTATCGTAGCCAATCGTTAATACAATCTGATCCGTTACAAGATTCTTACTAACCAAATCTAAGACCAGCATCTCAGTCATTTCACGCACAATAATTTTCGTTTTATCAAAATCAGTTCCACAGTGTAAAACCTGTCCGCTTCCAATACTATTGCTCTCCGGCTTATATGCTTTTATATCTGAAATTGTAACCGGTTCATAACCCCATGCATGGTCAATCAAAAGCTCTGTATTTTTACCAAACATTCTACGCAGCAAGTCTTCATTATAATAATCTGACTCTTTTCCAAGAGAACATCTTGCGATATCGCCCATTGTATATAGTCCTACAGATTCTAATTTTTTAATATACCCTCTACCTACTCGCCAAAAATCAGTCAATGGTTTATGTTCCCATAGCTTCTCTCGATATGACTTTTCATCCAATTCTGCAATTCTCACACCATTTTCATCTGCAGGTATATGTTTGGCAACAATATCCATTGCTATTTTACAAAGATACAAATTAGTTCCTATTCCTGCGGTTGCAGTAATTCCAGTTGTATTCAAGACATCCAATATCATCTTCTGTGCAAGTTCTTTTGCGGATAATCCATACGTATTCAAATAAGAAGTCACATCCATAAATACTTCATCAATAGAATATACATGGATATCTTCAGGAGCAACATATTTCAAATAGATATTATAAATCCTTGTGCTATATTTCATATAAAAAGCCATACGTGGTGGAGCCACAATATAATCAACTTTTAAATCCGGATTTGTATCAAGAATTTTTTTACTATATGACTGTCCGGGAAACTCATTCTTTTTCAATCGATATAATCTTGTTGCATTAATTTCTTGCACCCGCTGCACAACCTCAAATAATCTTGGTCTTCCAGATATACCATATGATTTCAAAGACGGCGTTACTGCAAGACAAATTGTTTTCTCTGTACGACTGTTGTCTGCAACAACTAAATTCGTATCCATTGGATCCAAGCCACGTTCTATACACTCTACTGATGCGTAAAAACTTTTTAGATCAATCGCAATATATGACTTATTATTCATGCAGCACACCTCCTACTATATGTATCATAACAAAAAATTTAAAATTTATCCATATAAAATCGAAAGTATGTTTGCTTTGTTATGTGTCTGTATCAAATAAAACAAAAAGAGCAGATTAGAATTCTAATGAACTCTTCTGCTCTTTCTGTTTTTAGCAACTATAAAATAAATTATAATTACTATTTATTACTACTCTAAAACACCTACAATTTACAATTATAATACTATACTTTCATATTTTTATCAAGATATTTTTACATATTTCGACAAAATCCCCTTTTTTTCTAAAAACACATCAAATTAATTAGATTGTACTACCGCTATATTTAAAACTCAATTCTACAATGCAACATTATCTTTAATGGTTTATACATTTTTGAATGAAAAATTTGCGGATCAGGAAGATCAAATTCTTGATCCACTCCTAAATCTGTTTCTCTAAGTACAGTCCCTACAACCTTCATTGACATTCCATTTTCTTCAGCTAATTTATTTATATGATGAACATAGCCATCATAATATCCGATTCCTTCAAATTTAAATTGTACTTTTGTTTCTATCATTCTGTTTTCAGAAAATGACAAATCCTCTACAATAGGACGAGAAAATTTATTTAAATAACATTCCTCATAGAAAGAAATAATCCTTTTGCCATCTTCTGTAATATACTTACCCTCTTTTGCCTTTTCTTTTATATCGCTTTTAACTTCCATGAAATCATATTCAGCAAACTTCATACCATATTGATAATCATCTTGATACTTTTCTGTAGCAGCTTCCTCCGGTGTTTTTGATATTTCATTTAATTCATCCAAAAAACTCATAGTACTACTCTCCTATTCCTTTTGATATTTACATAGTAGCACAATACTATGAATTTTTATAGAAATTTTTAAATCGTTAAGAGAATTAAAGTATGAAACAAAGAAACCGTTCAAATATTTTTAATAATAAAGGGAGAAATGATATGAGCAATTTAAAATTAGTAACAACTGAAAACTTTGGAAACCTGGAAAGTAACTTCTATAGAAATATGAATGATGATATTCTTCTGACTCGTGAACAAATTGGACAAGCCTTAGAATACTCTAACCCATCTACTGCAATAAAGAATTTACATAGAAAACACAAAGATAGATTAGATTTATTTTCTGTACGAATAAAATTAGGTGGTATCCAGAACGAGCCAACCTCCAAAAGTGAAGAACAGGAACGTGTCTATTATACACAACGAGGAATTATGGAAATCTGTCGCTGGTCAAGACAACCATTAGCAAACAAATTTATGGATTGGGTCTAATTGTATGATCTTTAGAAAATTTTAATTATCAATATTATAAATTATAAATAAGAAAGGAATCAAAATTTTATGAATAGCATTATAACAAATAAAATTGAAACTGTAACATCTATGGAAGTTGCAAACATGATTGGGAAAGAACATTTTAAATTATTAAGAGATATTAGACGCTATATCAAACAATTCGACGCATCCAAAATTGGATTCGTTGATTTCTTTCAAGAATCAGAATATGTAGACTCTAAAGGAGAAACAAGACCTTGTTTTAATATCACTCGTAAAGGATGTGATTTCATAGCAAATAAACTTACTGGACAAAAAGGAACAGAATTTACGGCAAAATATGTAAATAAGTTTTATGAATTGGAAGAAAATAATTTAACAAATTCTCTAATTCAGGCTTTAATCACTGTGTCTGAATCTATGATTGACATGAAATCTAATATGGAAAATAGACTATCTCAGATCGAAGAAAAATTAGAAAGCCAAAAATGTATTGAAACTCAAGCATATAAGAAACCGTATAATCCATGGTTTTCTAAAATGAATCCAAAATATAAATTGTTAGAGGAACACTTCAATATTACAAGAGGACAATTGTATAAGGATATCTTATTGGAGTTAGAAAATATATACAATATTGATACTGTACAGATTCAAGCAGATTATTGCTATGAGAACAATGTGGAATCCTGTTATCCATTGGAACCATATGAATTTGTTCCAAAATACAGAGAAATGATTGAACAAGTCGTAAATAGTAATCTAATAAAATATGGAATTGCTGCAGAAAACGATCCAATCGCATCAACAAAACACGTAACTATTTTTGATACTCCTGTGGAATAGATAAAATTTAATGGATAGTAAGCGAATTAAGAGACAGGTGATTAATTTCACTTGTCTTATTTTTTTAATCAGAAATATAAATAAGAGAAATTAGCATTAAGAGAAATATTTAATGGATGCAGATTAAATGGATGAGAAGAAATGCAATAAGATGCGATTTAAAAATTTAAAGAGAGAATATTTAAACGAGAAAAACAAATATGAAAAGATATACAGCCTCTTGGAACAAGAGGTTAAAGAATCATTAATACTGAATCATTAATATTGTATTAACTTAAAAAAGTGTGTAATTTTTGTCAATTTTTTCTCTACACTTGCAAGACGATATGTCAAAAATTACACACTTTTTACACCATGTAGATTTTATAGGCTTTAGTGGAGGAAGAATGAAAGAAGAAAAATGGAACAATAAAATATCCTTATTTATACCGGAACAGTTGTTGGAAGATAATAATTTTTCTAACTATGCTTTGGCGACTTACTGTGTATTGCAAACTATGTCAGTTCCGGCGCAGCAAGATCGATTATGTATTACATATCAGCAAATTGTTTTTTATCTTATCGGAGACATTCCAGATAGACGAAATCGTATTTTTGATTATATAAAGTGTGGAGTAAATGAACTTATTGATAATAAGATGATTCGTTTGATAAAAGAAATAAACAAGCATCTAGTTCTGGATTGCTATGATTTGTATTTAGACACTAACAAACATAAATTTACTATTATTACTTTTCAAGAAGTTCAGAAAATTTTTCAGATTAAAAATGTGAACAACTTTTTACTACTAAAATATTTTGTAATTCTTATTGGAACTATAAGTAGTCAAATTACAGTTTATTTGCCAAATGGCGAATATAAAAACAGAGTTGTCGGTAATTATACAATCGATTATCTTTCAGAAATATCCGGTATCTCTGCTAAATCAATTATTGATTATAACAAATTATTAGAAGAGGCAAACCTGATTTACATATTTAGACATTCGGATTTTGTTCTTGATAAAAATAAAAGTATCAAAAGATTAGCAAATATTTACGGAAGACCAGAGAATAAAAAATATGTAGATACTTTTGCTGAAGATCAACAAGAATATACATCTTCATATAAATATAGTGAGAAAACTATACACGAAACAAACAACAAAAGAAGTCTTGCTCAGAAATATCAGCAATTATTAAAAAATAAAACAGTGAATTATTCAAAAGATGAAATCATGGAAATTTATCAATACGTAGTTTCTGAAAATAGCAAATATAACAAATTATATGAAAAAGAAAAATACACTTCTTATCTGGACAAGATTCGAGATATTAGTGTTTTTGATAAATTCGATTTCATTAAAACAAAGGATACAAAGAGAAAATAAATAAATGTCCTACTAAATGGAATTGCAATAATTTCATTTTAACAAACAGACAATTCTATTTTTGTAGAAAATATTTCTAAATGGCGAATTAAGATATGTCCCCACATTCAATAAACATCATTTAGGAATTTGTAACTTGAAAACCAAATTTCATTTAAAGAAAGGAGTTATGTGAATGAAAACATAATTATATTTTCTATCACATTAAATATGCAGTGAAGATATCCCTAGAAAATATCTTCCACTGCACAAGTTTTTTGTGGATGTATCATCCACGGTTGCTTTGGATTATTGCGGCAAGTCAGAATCTAACGTTCCAGGTTGCTGCTTTAATCCAAAAGAGATGATGCAATTAGTAAATAGTCAAATTTAAATAAAGAGAATAAATATATGAAACTTATAGTCATCACTCAATTAAAGGAGCGAGTCCAATGACAAACAAAAATTATGAAAACAGAGGAGATTTAATTTATGAAAACAAGTACATATGTAACACCAGGAAGCCATAATCTTCAGATTCCAAATCGGAGCGAATTTCACAAGTATCTAATTGAAAACATTACAGTTGGTGATTTTAGTACAGGTGGTTGTGCAGATGGTGGAACAAAAATTAAGAAAATTGCACACGCAATCAATTGGTCAAAGGCTATGCATAATAAATACTATATTAAGAAATTTTCAGAAGAAAATAGAAAATAAGTTTGAAAGTGAGGTCATTACTATTTTAACTTGTAAATTAGGAAACGAAATCATCAATTGTTATGATGGAACACATGATAAGGAGCAGCTAAAAAAGTGGGCAGAAAAGAAAATTCTACTTTGTCCTGTTTGCAATAAACCATACGAATACTGTCATGGTAAAATCAAAACACCATATTTTAGACATATGGAAAAGATGTCGTGTGATTATCAATATAATGAACCTGAAACCGAAGAGCATTTAAAAGGAAAACGAGATCTATTTGAATGGATTAAAAAACAGCCAAACGTTAAAAATGCAGTTTTGGAAGGTTGGATACCAGAAACAAAACAACGACCAGACATTATGTTTGAATATAAAAATAAGCAATATGTAATTGAATATCAATGTTCTCCTATTGCAACAGAATATACAGAAAGACACGAATTATATAAAGCTGTAGGTATACATGACATATGGATTTGTGGAACACAGAAATATCTACAACAAAATATGAGAAAGAAATTTTTAGAAAATGTAGCATATGCTTTTTATTCATCTGAAAATCAGATTGTTTTCCCAATAGAACATAATCATTTATTTGGGAGAACTTGTTTGATAAAAAATGAATTGAGAGTAAATCATAATTATTTTTATGGTCTTTCGCTGGGCGAATTTTCATTTGATTATGAAATATTTAATAAAAAGTTTGGGAAACCTAATGAAGTTATTAAAAAAATGGAATATAGAAAAAATATAAGAAAAAATGCTTCATTTAAAAAAGAACAAGATTATTATTTATTTTTACAAAACAAAAAACTAAACCGGGATTTAGATACTAAGTTATATCAATTATCTAATAACAACTGGAAGTTCTATATAATGACAAATTATAGTAAGTATAAATCTTTTGAATATATACTTGCAGAACCAGTGGTGTCGTATAACATACATAAATATGATTTCCATACAAAATTCAGAAATAAGAAATACAAGAAAATTATGATTAGTAAAATGGATTATAGTGAATACAAAAGATGTTGTCGTGATATTGAATATTTGAAGCGAATATTATATGAAATGATGATAGAAAACAAAAGACAGTTAATGAAATATACAAGTGAAAATATTAGATTTTTGGAGGTATTGGATAATTGAGTAAACATTTAACATCACAAAGATACGTTTTTAAAATACATTCTTCTCGTCTTAGAAGAGCAAAATGGGATTTGCAGCTATCAATAAAACAAGCACGAGAAAACAAGGAATTAATCGCATTAAGCGAAAGTCAAATGATGAGATTTATAGATGAATTGAATGGAATAACAAATCCTGAATTACATATTTCAGATATAAAATCTAAAATTAAAAATTTGAAATATGAAAAGAATTTATCTGTATCAAGACCAAAAATTAAAAAACTGTATGAAGAATTAGATACTTATCAATTTAAAAAAGATTATGTATGTGTTGTTATAGATAATAATAAAGACTATTACAAAATGTACAAACACGGTTTTAAAATAAATAAAATTACATACAGACGATTACTTGGAACTACTGGTGGAGTTAAAAATAATACAATTGTTTTTGTAAACGAAAAATTATTACCAGAATTAAAAAGAAGAATTGACAATGGAAGAGATAAAACTAAAGAGTTTTCTCCGGCAAAATTAGAAGCATATAACGCATTAGTCTGCAGTTCTTCTACTCCTGTTTCATATCCAAATGGTGTTGTTGTTGTACATGACTGCATTACACACTTCAAATCTGACATTATCGAGTTAGACGATACAAATCTTGAAGAACCAAGCATGAAATATATTAAAAATAAAGAAATGGAATTAAATGACAGTGATGGGTATGGATTAGCAATGCCGCAGCTCATGAAAAGATGGGGAGAAGAAATTGGAGAAGATTTTTTGTTGCCTGGATGCGTGATAAGAAATTCATTTTGTAAAGGGGCAGTTTTTCCTATCGATTTTCAAAAATTCGCCAGTGATAATAATATAGATTCGATAACTGATGTTTGGGGGGATACTCATAATATAAATGATATAGAGCTAATACTGACAGAATCAATGTTAAAATTGTGGGACTCGTATTCATCCATTGAAGATTATTTAGAAAACTGCGAAAAAAATCATTATAGCTTTTCTATTACAAAGAATTCCGAAAAAGAATTAGAAAATATTAGAACAATGAACTATCAGTTTCTCCAAAGTTATGATTTTAATGAGGAAGAAATCGATGAGCTTATTGAACCCACTGTTTCAGAAATATGTGATATTTTGTCAGATGATTATAGGAAAACTATTTTATATACAAAAGGTATTGGATTAAATAGTGATACCGTTCAGAATTTAGACAATTCGTTTTCAACAGCATTGATGATTGAGCCGGAAATGAAAAATGATCCATTTATCAAATCACAAATTTATTCTATGATTAGAAAACGAATTGATGATGCAAAAGTTGGCGTTTTAAATGTCCCGGCTAATTACTCTTTGGTTTCCGGAGACCCTTACTCATTATGTCAATCTATGTTTGGATTGAAGGTCACAGGATTGTTAAAGTCCGGAGAAATTTATTCGAAATACTGGATTGATAAAGGGGTAGACCAGATTGTAAGTTTTAGAGCGCCAATGACCTCTCATAATAATATTAGAAAACTAAATGTGGTTCATAACGAAAAGATGGACGAGTTCTATAAATATATGACAACGCCAACAATATTCAATAGTTGGGATACATGTGCAGATGCTATGAACGGCTTCGATAAGGATGGCGACTGTGTAATCAATACTTCTCTCCCGCTGCTTGTTAAAAAAACACAAGAATTACCAGCGGTGGTATGTGTGCAGCGGAAAGCACCAAAATGTATTCCCACAGAAGACGATATCATGAAGTCTAACATCAATAGTTTTGGAAATGCAGTTGGTGCCGTTACAAATAAAATTACATCCATGTTTGAAGTTCAAGCAAATTTCCCAAAAGATAGTCGTGAATATAGAATTCTAGATTATCGTATTAAATGTGGACAATTATACCAGCAGAACTCGATCGACAAAACCAAGGGCATTGAGTCAAAACCTATGCCGAGCGAGTGGTATAATTGGATTGCAAATAAAATTTCAAACGGAAAGAGTTCTTCTGAGAAGAAGAAATACTGGATGAATAGAAAACTTGTTGCGGATAAAAAACCGTATTTTATGCAATACATTTATCCTGCAGAAAAAACAAAGATGTTAGAGTATATTAAGCGTAATAATGAAAAATGTATTATGAAGTTTAGAATCACACTTGATGAGCTTTTAGAAAAAGAAACTTTGACACTTGATGAGGAGAAGTTTATACAATGTTATTACAAAAGAATGCCTTTAGGAATGTCTCCTTGTACTATTAACAAAATATGTTGGGCTATTGAAAACAAATTTTCTGATTTAAAATACGTCAATGATTCTGATTTTGACTACTCTATTATGAAATGCAATGTTGTCTATTCTAAGCAGTTGTTTAATAAAATTAAAAAGATTTATGAAAGTTATAAAAAAGAACTTTCAAACTATATGCAGTTTGCAAAATCTGAAAGAATAAAATCAGACGAAAGACAGATTCAAAAATATACATTAAAAGAAGATTTTAAACGGCGGTGCTTAGAACAGTGCCCCAATGAAGAATATTTATGCGATATTGTTTTAGATCTATGTTATTCAAAAAGTAAATCTAGCAAGCAATTTGCATGGGATATATGTGGAGATATGATTATCTCAAATCTTCTTAAAAGGAATAATTACAAGGTTACTTATCCAACGCAAGACATAAATGGCGATATTGATTTTGCAGGGAAAAAGTTTTCACTAGAAACAACAGAAATTAAATTTGATATGGGTATTAAAGACGAGGAGGACGATGAATGGTTGTACTAAATGAGACAAAAGAAGCAGAAAGACTTATTTCTGAAGGGGAGGTTGGCAACAAGCCAACTTCTACCCTATTTCTATTATCTAGGTATTATAGACAAAAAGTAAATTTAAATAAACAAGACACTATTTGTAAATTAAATGATTTTATGGGCAAACATTATAAAAATTATAATGCTGCTTTATGGGAAGATGTTATTGAAAATACTGTAAATAAAGCACACAAATATCCATTGAGAGAAATAGAATGTATTGAAATATTTCAATCTGAATTAGACACAATTTCAAGAGTTAACACTACGAAATATAGAAAGCTTTTATTTGTAATGTTATGTTTCGCGAAATTATACAACACATTATCTGAAACAAATAATGGATGGATTAATACGGATATAAAAGAAATATATAAAATTTCTAGAGTACATGTAAAACATAGGAATGATAAATTTTTATATTTGAACGATTTGGAACAATTGGGACTAATCTCTTTTTCAAATAAAAATGACAACCTGAATCTAAAAGTAAATTTTGTTAATAAAACTGGTGAAACTGCTTTAAAAATAACCGATTTTCGTGAATTAGGATATGAGTATTTAAATTTTGTTGGGGAAGGAAAATTTGAAAGGTGTAAACGATGCGGGAAATTATTCAAAAAGAATAGCAACAATATGAACTATTGTAATGACTGTCAAAAAGAAATTACAAAAGAAAAAACAAGAATTAGAGTGAAAAAGTATAGAGAAAACAACATGTAACGATTCAGAAAACCCTTGAAACCCTTGTAAACACGGGGTTTCTGGGCATCATGCCCGTTTTTCTTTATATGTAGATAATATAAGCACTTGCTTATAAATACAAATAACTCAGTGCAGATTGGCTTGTCACCATGCTGAGAATATATGAATAGTGAGTTACGGTATAATGCGATAGTTTTATACTGCAGCTTCTGGAATGATGTGAATCGTAAACAGAAAGACGGAAACTGTCAAAACTAAATATATGTACAATAATATATTGCCGTAAAACGCAATTGCCAGATCGCTGACATAATAGACGACTCCAGTGGAGTAATAATCGTGATGCCTGTATCGGTGGAATGTTACAGAGAGATAAGTAGCGAAAATCCAAATAAGTCAGTTGCGTCGTTGATCGGAAGAAATTCCAGTATAAGATCTGTCGAATGTACGAGTAGCCCAAAGTGACGTGAGATTAATACATAAAGAACAAAAAAATTAAATCTTATTATGAATTTTCTTAATACGCTGAATGACATGGGTGAAAGTTTCTCGTAATCAGTCGAGGCTACAATTGCTGTTTATCAGATGTAAAGGAAGTCTAAGGGTAGCTCCCTTATTCTCAGCCCTTTACAAGTAGTGGCGGAATATTATGACGATATATTTGAGTAGGAAGAAGTTCCATTTGTATTTATAATCAAGTGCTTATGCGCGCACTTGACGATTTCTAATCTCCTTTTCAGTTAGTAATAGCATTGCTGTTCTGGTAGTGCTGTTGCTAACATCTTAGGAGTATTTTAGCCCCATCGCCAAGCGGTAAGGCACAGGACTTTGACTCCTGCATTCAGTAGTTCGAATCTACTTGGGGCTGCTATCATCCGAAGTGTTGCGCTGACCGTCAATCAGTGGCGCATAAAAACCTATCCCAGTATAAATCCAGGTGACACTGGCTTATATGAAGATACGCTCTAGGTTTACTACGTTTTATATAACTATTCACATAACAATTATTTTGTCGTCCTTGTGGATGGGTGTTTTGGACGAGCAAACAATAAGCTGCATTAATCCTCTGTGGTAAGGGGTCGATCTTGAAAAATCGATAGTAGCCGCTTATGCGGTGTCTAAGTTCAAATCTTAGGTGCAGCGTTATATGCAGGCGAGTGGAACGGATTACTACGTCAGACCCATAATCTGAAAATACTGGGTTCGACTCCCAGGCTCTGCAATACTCTCCCACTGTGGAGAAATATACAACGAATGGAATGTTTTATCATAGTTCTTATTACAGACAAAGAATGTAAATTTTTGTTAAGCAAAGGATGGAAATAGAGAGATCATATTCATCGCACTGTATCCGGAGCAAACAAAAAATATGCAACAGAAAATTATCGATTGATGCAAGATTTAGAAAATTTTAGATCACAGTCGATTAAAGAAACAATTCAGATTAAAAAACGTAAAAAATAACTAGAATTAAACTAGAGGAAAGGTGGTTCACCTTATTGGAATGCACATTATTCCTTGATACGAATGCATTACTTAGTCTCGGCGAAAATGCATTTAAAGAAAAATTTATTATTGCACAAAAGACACTTGAAGAGATCGAGAATATCAAAGTGTCTAATTCTAAAGATGGAGAAGTAAAATACAAAGCCAGACAAATTTCAAGACTATTGGATAAACATGATGGCGAATATGATGTGGTTTTATACTCTCCAAAAATTAAAGAAATAATTGATAGTTATTTCTTATCTGAAACGCCAGATAACATTATCTTGGCTTCTGCTTATTATTACAATTCAAATGTATCGGAAGTACTTGTATGTTCTGATGATTTAAATTGCAAATTCATATCTCGTAATATTTTTGGACTTCCTACAAAGGGAGTTTCGGATATTAACCTTGTCAAAAATCTTGACGAATATCTTGGATATAAAGAATTAACATTGTCTGATGAAGAAATGAGTTACTTCTATTGTCATACAAATGAAAACATTTATGATTGTATTTTGAACGAATATCTCATTATTAAAAAATCAGATGGAGAAGTTGTTGATTATAGAAAGTGGGACGGTTTTGAATATAAAGCTGTATGTGAAAAAACAGTTCGCTCTACTATTTTTGGAGATAAAATTAGACCGAAAGATTCATATCAAGCCTGTGCTATTGATTCAATTTTTTCAAATACAATGACAGCTATTACCGGACATGCAGGTAGCGGAAAATCATTGATATCTTTAATATCTATGATGAGCCTTATTGAAAATGGCGAGTATGATAGAGTGATTATTATGTTTAACCCTAATAAAGCAAAGGGTGCTGCAGATATGGGTTTCTATTGTGGTAATGCTACTGAAAAGGCACTTCAAAATTCTATAGGTTCCATGTTAACTACAAAATTTGGTGATAGATTTGCTGTTGAAATGTTGTTGCAGCAAGATAAAATTCGATTAGTATCTATGGCAGATGTACGAGGAATGGAAGTAAGGGATAATGAAATTTTATACATTAGTGAAGCGCAGAATACATCAATCGAATTATTAAAGTTGTGTTTATCAAGAGCAAGTAGCGGATGTAAAATTGTTATCGAAGGTGATTATGATAGCCAGGTTGATTCTTATTTATTTGAGGGAAATTCAAATGGTTTTAAACGCGCAATTGATGTGCTTCAAGGTGAATCAGAATTTGGATATGTACATCTTCCGAATGTTTGGAGAAGTAAAATTGCAATGTTAGTGGATAAATTATAGAGAGGATGTTTGTTATAAAAGCTAAACCTATTTTTAATAGTTTTAATATAAATAACAAAACATTAAACCTTGGAACGTTTGCTAAAATTGAAGATGCAATTGAAGCGAGAAAATCAGCAGAAGTAAAATATTTTGGTGAATTTAGATTTGATATGTCCAACAAAGATATTATAAATGAAGCTAATCTGGAAGATCATTTAATTTATAAAAAATGCAGTTAATTGCAAATTCGAGTCTAAAAATTACAATTTAAATTTTATATTGCAGGTAACGCATATGAAAAAAAATAAAACATTATTATCATATATATTAGGTGCATGTACAATCGTAATATTTCTTCCAATTGTAGAAGAAATAGTTAATGTAATTCTGTCTTGGATTGAATATCTGAAAATTCTTCCGGGGAAACTTGTTATAAAAGGCAATGCAGAATTACAAGAGTTGCAGTCGGATTTTGAGGTTGAATCGACAGATACATGCGCTATCGGGTTTCATTATGAACCAGAAACTGAAGAATATTATGACGGGGAAGAGTAGTCTAATACTGCTCTTCTATTTTTAGTTTAAAGGAGATAATTAGAAATGATTAAAATTACAAAAACAAAAGAAAAATTAACGCCGGCAAAACAGAATATCCAATTAGATGGTATTTATGTAAAAGATCTAAAATTTGTAGATGAAACAGGTGATATTACACAGCAAGTTATTGAAGCTCTTCCGGAAGGAACGGAACAGGTTGGATTTAAAATCACTGTGGAATTACCACTGGACTCTGAAGAAGAATAGAGAGTAGGTGGACGATATAGTACATAACTATAAAAGATTTGATGGTGAAAGTGATGATGAACTCATCCTGAGAATCTGTAATGATAAAGAAAATATCGGTACATGGAATGATGTTGCTGCAGTTCTAAACTCTCTTCTTGACTGTAACTACACTGAATCGGCATATAGAAAGAAAGTACAGTATTTCCGAAAGGTTCTTGATGCTAATCAGTCTAAATTCACAGACGGTGCAGCACAATTAAAAGAACTAAAGGAAGAGCGTATTCTTTTAGAGAAAGAACGTGTCAAAACTCGTGATGAACGAAATGAGTATCGTAGATTGATTCGTGAAGAAGCACGTAAGGAATCTTATAAAGAACAGATTTTAAGATCCATTTCAGAATATCACGGACAACCATTAGATTATGATAAAAGAAAACAGTTTAATGGAATTTTAAAATCAGATAATGATTTAGTAATTTCTGTAACAGATATTCATGCAGGAATTGAAATTGATAACTGGTTTAATAAATACAATACAGAAGTTATGTATGATAGATTTAGACAGTACCTGGATAAAATTTTTGAAGTCTATTTACGGCACGGTTCTGAAAATATCTATGTAATTATAAGTGAGTTGGTCTCAGGATTGATTCACAACTCACTTCGGATTGAAAGTAATCAAAATCTAATTGAGCAATTCTTATCCGTATCGGATTGTATTTCACAATTTTTATCTGAACTTAGTTATAAATTTAATGAAGTTCATGTTTATGTTTGTCCTGGAAATCATTCTAGGTTACATGCAAAAAAGGAAGAATCTTTAAAAGGTGAAAATATGGACTGTCTTGCTATTCCATTTTTGCAAGCCAAATTGCAGAACTTTAAGAATATCGAATTTCACGAAAATAAAATTGATGAATCAATTGCAATGTTTTCTGTTAGAGGAACGAAAATTTTTGGAGTCCATGGAGACAAAGATGACCCTAAAACGGTTGTGCAGAAACTATCGCTTATGACACAAATACGTCCAAATATTTTATATATGGGTCATCGTCATGTAAATGCGATGTCTACTGTTTATAATGTGAAAATTTTACAATCAGGTTGTATTTCTGGAACAGATAACTATTGCTTGGATAACCGATTGCAAAATAAACCAGAACAATTAATTTCAGTTATTAATAATGATGGATTAGATTGTGTGTACGATGTTAGGTTTCACTAGAGGAGATTGTTATGGAATATAAAGACGGATTACCAGTATTAAACTTTGAAGAACTGGTTTCTTATATCATGGAGGAAAGTCAATATCCCAAAACAGATATTGAGAGAATTCTGGATTTAGAAACAGAATATATGGAAAAAATTGGAATTATTTAGAAAGAAGGATATCGGCTATCTGAAGTGTAGAAAGAACTTTTAACGAGAGAGTTCAATCCGCGGCTCAGGATAAGCAGATTTACAGATTACCTATGTGGCAATCTACGCCAGTGCTCACGTACATGTTCCCACTTATTAAAGCGGAATCTGTCGTATGCACTAACATGTACAGGAGTTTCTATAGAATAAAAACTTGCCATACGTATCACCTGCCTTCCAAAATAAACTGCATCATCTTGGAGAACCGATATCCTAGAATGTGGAGAAATCCACGAAATAAATTATAAAAATTTACAAATTAGTTGATAGAAAAGGAGACATTTTAAAAATGACAAGATCAGATTTAATTAAAACAATTGCAGAAAAAGTAGACGGAGTAACACAGGAAAAAGCAAAAGAGATTGTTGCTGTAACTCTTGATTCAATTGCAGATGCGCTTACCGCTGGAGATAAAGTACAGTTCGTCGGATTTGGAAGTTTTGAAGTAAGAGAAAGAGCTGGAAGAACTGGACGAAATCCACAGGATGGAAGCGAAATTTATATTGAGCCATCTAAAAATGTAAAATTCAAAGCAGGAAAAGAATTAAAAGATAAAGTAAACGCTTAAGATTGGCGGTGTGTCTATTTGAAAAAAGAAATGATTAAGAAAACATATGATAATATCTATGAATTATGTGAAGATGTTGTGGATACATATGACGTACTAGAATCAAATTATGACAATAATATTGTTTCTATTATTGCTAAATACGATGAGGCAAGTCTCATTGTTTCGGAATTATGTACAATGGACTTCTCCATTTTTTCATGCGAATTACACGATCCGGAGTTTGCTGGATATACTGATGAATATTTGATTGAGATTATTGAAGATAAAATCTTTTGTGAGCCAGCAAAACGTAACGGTGATTACATTGGTTCTGGCAGTTCTATTGTATATGTATTAGACGACTGCAATTCGAAAGTCATCTCTAAATTTGAAGCAGACTATGCATATGAAGTACATTTGTATGATGAGAATGATGAAGATAATATGGAATATGATTGTGATGGATGTATCTTCTGTGATGAGTGCGACGAGTATGATGAGTATGGTTTTTTGTTGGATGATTGTGTAGATAACAAAGACATGCATGGATTTTCTGCCAGCAAGAGTGATGATTATGGTTATCACTCCGTATCATTTTATTCAACAGAGCGAGTTAATCATGATGATATGATGGATTTACTTCGTATTTTTGGATTATAAATTTTCTGTTATATATGTACATTTCAAAGATCCGTAGGTGTCAAAACTTACGGGTCTATTTTTGTGTTCTCAGTTAGGAGAATAAGAATTAGAAACATCAGCGAAAGGAATGTGTCGGGTAAGCTCCGACCGCGCTGCATGTTCCAATGCAACATTGGATTTTCAGGAGAGATACGGTGGATTAGCTACCTACCGGATAAGTGTAACCTCATTCGCACTTCTCTCCTATTTCTATGGAGTGAGGAGAAATAAAATATTTGAATAAAAGGAAGTGAGATTATTGAGTGAAGAAATTGCAAAGCGTTCAGAGGACATAACTGATGAGATTTGGAATCAGGTTAATGAATTCAATAGAGAAATGGTTCAGGATTATCTTGATAATCAAACTGACCTTTCACTAAAGACTCGTCCGGCGTATCGCTCTGGATTAAGAGTCTTTTTTGTATATGTAAAAGATCACTTGAACAATAAAGATTTTACACAAATAAAGAAAAAAGAATTTCAAAAATATCTTAATTGGTTGACTAATAGAGGTTTATCTGATTCAGCAATTAAATTTAAAAAATCATGTGTAAGTGCATTTTGTAATTATATAATGTTAATGTATGAAGAAGAATATCCTACATTCAGAAATTTTACTGTTGGATTAAAAGTAGTACAAACAGGATATGTTCATGAGAAAAACCCGCTGACACCGGAAGAATATTTAATGCTATGTAAAGAATTAGAAAAACGTGAAGAATGGCAAAAATTAGCATATTTAGTTTTTTCTTATAGCACAGGATGTAGACGAGCTGAGGCACGTCAACTTTTGAAAGAAGTTGTTGAGTATAAACCAAAAGAGAAAGAAACAAAAATTAAAGGTGAAGATGGTGTAGAGCATGTTGCAATTTCTCGCCAATACTTAACACATACAATTAGATGTAAAGGCGCATCGTTGGTTGGAAAACAACGTAAACTAAAATTCGGAGAAGATGCTATGTATTGGTTAAAAAAATGGATTGAAGCGCGAGGAGAAGATGAATGTCCTTATATGTTTGTTGTAAAACAAAGAAATGGAGAAACTCGTCAAGTTGGCGAGAATACGTTTAATGATTGGTGTAGTGGACTATTTACAGAAATAGTAGGTAGACGCGTACATCCGCACCTGTTTCGAGAAAGTCGCGCAACTAATCTAGTAGTTTACGAAAATAAATCTCCAGAAGTTGCTCAAAAACTTTTAGGACATAACGATGTTAGTACAACTACAAATCATTACATAATCAGAAATGATGATTTTGACGAGTCTGATGAAGCATTCATCTAACCATCTTTAATTTCCCATAATTTACCAGATCAATACTCTTCTATTCTGTGTTATACTGTTTCCGAGAATCATAGCACCGGAGGTTTATAGAATGGAAAGACTGGTAAAAACAGGATACGTCAAAATGATTGCAATTGATGTTCATGATTTGGAGTCAAAAATCTTAGATGAACGGAATACAAATTTTCTGTGTGATATAGAAAATTTTCAGAATAAGTATTCTAATATATCTACAGTAAAATGTGTGTACATACATATGGACGATAATTATGATATCACTTTCTTAGATTATAAGAAAGTCCATCCACATATACATCCATTTGATTATATGAGAGACATCGTCAAAAAGCATGATGGAAAGTTAATCAAGGGAAGTGATTATTTGCGGATCACACACGAAGATGATTATGTAGAATTAATCGAAATAGATTTGAGAGATTAATGGAGAGCTGTGCTGCTCTCCTATTTTTGTATTTGGCTCCATGGTCAAGAGGCTAAGACATCGCCCCTTCACGGAGGTAACACTGGTTCAATTCCAGTTGGAGTCATTATTATATTCCGGCTTTCAAAAGAAATGCCGGTTTCATATCGGCAGAAAATAGAAAAAAGAAAGCGAGGAAAAATAATGGTAACATTACAGAAAATTGGTGGTGACATGAATCGTAATGTATTAGAGATTACTGGATTATCTACAGACGAAAAACCTGTTGAATTTATCGAAACAACATACATTACCAATGGAAGCACATATGAAGAAATTGATACCGGTACAGTGTATAAATATAACGAATCTGGCAAGAAATGGATAGAGCAACCTGCAATTGGTGGTTCAGGCGGAAATATTTCTCTTGATTATACTGCATTAACAAATAAGCCACAAATTTCCGGAATTGAATTAACTGGAAATAAAACCTTGGATGATCTTGGTATTCAGAAAAAAGGTGCTTATATTACAAAAGAAACTGATCCAACTGTACCGGCATGGGCAAAAGCAGAAACAAAACCTACTTATACCGCAGACGAAGTTGGAGCCTTACCAAAAACTACGACTACACTTCCAAATCCTAAAAAGATTAAATTTACAGGTGCAGTTGTTGGTGAATATGATGGTTCCGTTGAGAGAACATTTAATATTCCGACAGGAAGTTCTTATACTCTTCCACAGGCAACTGACAAAATTCTTGGAGGAGTTAAAGCAAAAGCAAAGACAAACGAAACCGTAGAAGTTGCAATTGATACTACAACAGGTAAATTATTCGTTCCGGCTTATCCAACTGGTGCAGGAACTGAACTTGACAAAACACTTGCTGTGGAAGGAAAAGCTGCGGATGCAAAAGCTGTTGGAGATGCACTGAAAACTAAGATTGGATCTGATGCTCTTACTGCATATATGAAGACAGTTGATGCAGATAAGAAATATGCAACAAAAACTGAATTGCCAAAAAAAGGCGTTGCAGTTGCAGACGCAGGAGATGCAGATGTAAAAGATAAACTTAATGCTTTGTTGGCAAGTCTCAGAACTGCTGGGATTATTGCTCAGTAAATATGTATAAAACAGGACGGTGCTACTGCCGTCCTATTATTATGCTTGGATAGTTTAAAGGTAAAACGATTGACTTGTAATCAATTGTTCCCAGTTCAAATCTTGGTCTGAGCTTTCAGAAAATAAAAGTAATACTTTGGTTAAGTTAATGGAGGTGTAATTATAGCTACAAAAAAAGAAATAAAGAAAAAACATTGTTCTTGCTGTGGAAAAGAAAAGCCATTATCTGATTTTTATATGAGTAAATCACCATTACATGCTCTTGATAAAAAAACTCCGATTTGTAAAGATTGCATTATTAAATCAAGTATAGATGAAAATACTAACGAAGTCAGCGAAGAAAAATTCAAAAATATCCTTAGACAAATTGATAAACCATTTTATAAAGACTTATTACAAAGTGCTTTTAATCAATTTAAAAAGGAACATTCTTTTATGTCTGAAGAAGAAGTGCATCATTGCGGAGATTCTATAATACGTCTATATATGAAGAATATTGCTTCTTTAAGACAAGTTTCTTCAAAAAGTTATGAAGAATCTGAAAAAGAAAATTTTATACAAAAACACAGTACCGTCATTCAGAAAACTGAGCGTAGTAAATACAAAAAAGATTTACAAAGTAAAAAAAATGATGAAATAATTATTTCTGAATCTGATGATTTTGAAGTGACACCAGACATGATTGAAATGTTTGGCGAAGGGTTTACAAGGCTAGAATACAAAAAGATGTGCAAAAAATATGACGATATGACTAAAACATATGTCATACAGACAAATCTTCATAAAGAGGCATTGCTTACATATGTACGTTTTAAAGTAAAAGAAGAAATGGCTACATCAAGAGGAGATGTACAAGAGGCACAGAAATGGTATTCTGCTGCACAGGACGCTGCTGAAAAAGCAAAATTGACACCAAGACAGTTGTCCAAGGAAGATTTACAAGGTGGAATCGTAAATTTTAGTGATATATTTTCTGCCGTCGAAGGAGCGAAAGAAAGGATTTCTATATTCCCAGAATTTAAATATCAACCCAAAGATGCTGCCGATTTCATTATATGGTGTTATGTGAACTATGAAAGAAATTTAAACAACATGCCAGAAGTTGAATATAAAGATATTTACGAATTCTATGACAGAAAGAAAACAGAATATATTGAAATGTATGGAGACCCGTATGGTATTTTTTCTGACGATACAACTGAATTAAATAGAGAAACTATTGAAAAATTTATCACTATACCTGCAGATTTTAAGGACGGTGATTAAATGGATGATTACGGATTTAATATCGATAATTGGGAATATTTTTGTAGTTATTCAAGATGGTTCCCTGATTCATTCTTAGATTTAACAAAACCGCCCAAAGGCGGATTAAATTTACATTTAGATCAGCGTATTTATCTAAGAGTAATGTTAAGATTCACGTCTTTTTATGGAGTATTTCCGCGAGGTTATGGAAAAACATTTGACGAAGTGCTTGCGTCCATGTTAGCTTGTATATTTTTTCCAGAAATTTCTATTTCGTTATCTGCTCAAACAAAAGAAAATGCTGCAGATCTTTTAAAAGATAAGTATAATGAAATACTTAGATTTTATCCATTGCTAAAAAATGAAATAGATAAAGCTAATTTTGCTAAAGGAGACGCACTCGTTGTATTCAAAAATGGATCAAGACTGGATAACTTAGCAAACTCACAAACATCGAAGGGGCAACGTAGAAAACGTATTAATATGGAGGAGTCTGCATTAATTGATAATGATACATTTTTGGATGCGCTATTGCCAATTGTTGAAGTGCCTAGAGTTTGTGTTGGAAAATACTCAATAGTTGATCCAGAAGAATTGAATCAGCAAATTAACTTTTTCACTACTGCTGGATTCAAAGGGTCTGATGAATATCAACGGTCTGTTGATATGGTAAAAGATATGATAAATCTTAACGGTAAAATAGTTCTTGGTTCAAGTTTTTGGCTCCCTTGTTGGTATGGAAGAGGCTCAACAAAGAGTCAGATTTTTCAAAAAAAACGTGATATGACAATGATATCATTTGCACAAAACTATGAATCAAAATGGGTTGGAGCTGCTTCAGGGGCGTTAGTGAATATTAATAAACTTATGAATTGTAGGTCTTTGACATCTCCTGTTCTATCATCAAAAAACAAAGAAGATGAATTTTATATTGGCGTAGATGTTGCAAGAAGCCAAAATACAAGCAATAATCAATCATTCATTTCTGTAATAAAAGTCAATAGAACAAAAGACAAGACAAAAATTGTATCAATGGATCTTGTCAATCTTATAAATATTCCAAATATTATGAATTTCACTGCACAAGCATGTGTTATTAAGAAATACAAAAAACTTTATAATGCAAAAAATGTAATTGTTGATGGGAACGGTCTTGGAGCCGGATTGATCGACGAATTGCTTAAAGAAAGTTTCGATCCAATAACCAAAGAATCTTTAGGATGTTGGGACACTATTAATGATGATAATATGCCAGAAGTCCCAGAAATTGCAGAAAAAATTTTATATAATCTAAAAGCACAATCTGCGCAAAGTAAAATTGTTACTAATTTTATTGATGTTGTTGACAGTGGAAAATTTAGAATGTTGGAAAGCAAACAACAATCTGAATTTACAGAAAAGGAATATGACGACTTTGATAATTGTATAGCTCCTTATCTTCAAACCGATTGTTTATTTGAAGAAATTGCAAATCTCAAATTAAAACATTTGTCAAATGGTGGGGTGACTATTGAAAAGGTCGTAAACAAATTAGACAAAGACCGTGTATCTGCAACAATATATGTATTATGGTACATAAATGAATTTTGTCGAGATATATATGCAGTTTCCGATTATGAATTTACGTGTCTTATAAATTAACAGAAAGGAGGAGGACATGTCAGAAATTAATAAAGAGCAATCGGTAGAGATTCAAAACGAGTCCTCTCCTACTGCTGATGAAAATATATATGAATTTAATAGTTATATATCGCCTGTAGATATGTCCAGTTTATTATTCTCATGCGGTATTTATGATTATTTTTCTAAGGAAGAAATCGATTCTATTTTGCGTGACCCTATTGGGAATCACGATGCAGCAATTCGCTTATCTAATTTTGTATATACCAAAAATGGAATCGTGTCTAACTCAGTCGATTATATGACTGCGCTTCCTTGTCTTGATCGTATCTTAATAAGTAAAAATAGGAAAAATACGAAGACCGTTCAGGCAAACAAAGCCTTGATGAAATCCACTCTTGAAAAAATTGACGATAAGCAGTTTGTTAGAAACGCACTGTTTACATGTATGTTGGATGGAATTGCATTCTTCTATTTCGAAACGAAAAAGAAGAATTATGATAAGTCTAAATTCATGACGGACTATGATGTTGAAAATATTGTAGAAATCAATGAAGTTGGAATCAATGCATCTATTATAACACTTCCATGGAGATATACAAAAATAGTTGGAAAGAAAAATGGCAGATATGTTCTTGCATTTAATTTGAGATATTTTGATGACTACACTGGAGACAAGATTGAAAGAAAATTAAGAAAATATCCAGAAGAAATTGTAAAAGCATACAATAGTCGAAAAAATGGTACAACTGGCGGAGACTGGGTTGTACTTGATAACAATCATACAATGTGCAGAAAAATTAAGTGTAAAGATTCTGAACCTTGGGGTCGAAGTTTAATTATCGCTGCACTTGCAGATGTATTATATAAAGATTATTTCACTGACACAAAGAGAAACGTGTTAGATGAAATTAACAATAAAATTATCTATCAAACGTTTCCAGAAGGTAAGGACAAAGGGACAAGTTCGCTTACAAATAAACAACAGGAGCAACAACATGCTACCGTTCGTCAGGCAGTTATGAATAAAAATTCTCGTGGCGGAATTTCATTCTTTAGTGTTGCCGCAGGAACAAAACTTGATTCTATTGATGTGTCTACAGATATTTTTGATAGTAAAAACGAATCTGATTTAAATGACCAGATTTCGCTTGATCTTGGAATATCTTCTGCTTTAATTGGCGCAATGACTACAGGTAATTATGGCGCATCACAAAGTAACTTAGAAATGATTACAGCTCAATTATATACATGGGTATATGAATGGCAGAATGAATTAAATTATGTAATCAATAAAAATATTATCCAAAATGATAAAAATAAGATTGAGATTTACTACTTTCCTACTTCATTCGTAAATAGGAAGAACTTCTTTGAAATGATGTCGAAGTTGTATACGGATTCCGGAGGATCTATGAGTTTTCTCGTTGCTAGTACAGGTGTGGATCCTGACGCATATTTTTCAGTTTTAGATGAAGAAATTGAAAGTGGAGTGTTTGAAAAATATAAACCACATCAAACATCTTGGACAATGAACGGATCTAATTCTGATAATGCTAAAAAACCAGAAACAGATAATCCCACAGAAAATACAATCAAAAGTAGAGAAAGTGGTGGAAACTTAAACCCAAGTCCAAGTGATAATAAATAGTTAAAAGGAAAATTAGTTTTATAGAGATATGTCGAGAACACATGTGACTTTAGTCATGAGAGGTTCAAGTTAAAGATGAAAAATTAAATAAATTGTTAAACGAGTGGTCTGCTAATAAGTAGATCACTTTTATTTTATGTAAACAAAGGAGGATAAATCTTATGTTAAATAATATCCTCGAAATTTCTCAGCGATCTAATAAAAACGGACGTGTTCCAATCAAAATTGCCCTTCTTAAAATTCATGACGATCCAAATGAAACTAACAAAAATGGTATCCATTGGAAAAAGGAATATGTATTAAACGCAATTGATTCAGTTAAAGGAATGCCATTGTGTTGTGAGTTTGCATCAGAAGATAAATCATGCCCTCTCGGACATGGGTTAACAGGAGAAGTTGTGGATTCAAATGGGGTTCATGAACCAGTATTTGAAAACTCTGAAGTCGTCGGAACTTTTGAGAAAGCAGAAATCGAAACAATTAAAGATATCAATGGAGATGAAATAGAGGCTTTGTGTGGGTACGGGTATCTATATTATCAGAGATATCCTAAATTGGTTGATTGGGTGCGAAAGGGATTTGCAGTAGGTGAAGTGTGTACTTCTATTGAAATTATGGGACTAAAAGAAAATGATAACAAAATCATATATGAAGATGGATATAACGAAAATATGAGATCACCCATGATTTATTCATTTTCGGGGTGTGCGCTCTTAAGCATTTCTCCAAGTGACGATGCGGCTGTGGTACTTGAGATTTCGCAGAGAAAAACTACAAACAAGGAGGAAAAGAAAAACATGGAATTCGATAAGAAAGAATTTGAGGAAGTTCTCAAATCTACTCTTGCAGAAATTAACAGTGAAAAGAAATCACACGATGATGAAGTTTCTGAGCTGAACAACAAAATCACAGAACTGAATTCACAGATTGAAGCAAAAGATGTTGATATTGCTGCTAGAGACACACAGATTGCAGAACTGAATGCAAAAGTTGAGCAGATGGAAAAAGACATGAAGAAGAAAGATGATGAAAAAGAGGATCTCGAAAAAGAGGTAACAAAAGCAAAAGCATCTGAAAAACTTTCTGAGGTCGAGGCTGCTCTGAAAGACTTTAGCGATGAAGAAAAAGAAGTTGCTAAAGAGGACATTAAAAAATTAAAAGATGAAATTAATGCATGTAAAAAGAAATCAGAGTTAAATAATGTCACATCTGAAATCAATTCTATTAAATCTAAAATCTGCATGGAAATTGTTGCAAAACAGAAACAGGCAGAATCTGAAGCTCGTATTTCTGAGCAGAATTCAGAAGAAGTAAAAATTGAAGATATTTTCTCAGAAGTATGCAGCGAGAAATATGTCGATGATGACGAAGAAGTAAACATTTTTTAAGAGGAGGACGAATTAGATGATTAAATTCAGAAGAATTTCTCAGATCGAGAAATTATACCCATTTATGGATGCAGTTATTGATAAAGATGCACTGAATGGAGATTTTGGTGCAGTCACATCTGGAAAGTTTGCTCCAAAAGCAGACGCAAAACAGGCGATTATGCAGGTCGAAGTTGGTGATGATATGGACATGCCAGAATATAAAATTCCTGCTGGATCTCATGTAAGAGTCGTAGACTTTGAAAAACTTGAGGGACAGGAAATCGAAGTATACGGCGCTCAGTTACCAGCAACTTTTGCAAAAGGAAATAAACTGAAATCTGATGCAACAGGAAAATTAATTACAGGTGCTAGTGTAGCTCCTTATTTTGAAGTAACTGAGATTATTGGAAACAAAATTGGTCTTGTTGCCAAAGTTGTTACAAAACAAGGCTAATTGAAGGAGGGTATATAAATGAGTTATACATTTGAGTTAAATAACGAACGTAGAGATGCTTCTTTTGTAAGTGGAAAAATTAATGCCAATTCTCCAGTTGTAGAAGTATTCTCTGCTATGACAGATGGTAAAGAATTAGCAAAGTTTGGTAAAAAGGGAGATGCTGCAGCTAAATATATTAAAGAATTGAACAGCAGAGCTGCGACAAATGATCAAGTAGCAATTTCTGAAATCAATGAACTGAGACGTTTCAAAATGCAGCCAGTACTTATGCAGGAAATCAAACTGCTTGGAATTTATGGAAATTACAAACCAATCGGATACAATGAATCTTGTGAAGTAGAAATCACAGAGTATGTAAATACTGGTGCTGAAATTCAGGCTGCTGGTCAGGATGTAAAATTCCCAGCAATCAGAAAAAGACGTGTACCGATTGCAACAACTACTATTTCTGGTGGTTATGCAGTTGACTACAGAAAAGCAGCACTTGGAGATATGAGTGATGAGAATGAACTTCAGGAACAGGTTCGTGTAGACATCCGAAATAAAGCTGCTAAATATGTAATCGACACTACATATAAAGCAATTAAAGATGCAAAAGGTGTGAAATATTTCTTTGAAGGAGCAGGACTTACAAAGACAGGTGTCGATGGAGTTATTGCAAATGTAAGACGTTTTGGTAAACCAACAATCTCTGGTGACTATGCTATGATTGCACAGTTTAATGGATTCGCTGGATATGAGGGAACAACACCGACTGTAAACGGAATCTCTCGTACAATCATGGATGAGATTCATAATACAGGACTGATGGGCGTATACAATGGAGCCACTCTTGCAGAGATTCCAAATCCGTATGATCTGACAACTCTGAATAAAGATGGTACAAACTTTGAGACAATGTTACCGGCTGGACTTGCATTTGTAATTCCGCAGGGTGGACAGTCTCCAATTCATACTGTAACAAGAGGTGGACTAACATCATTCTCTGGAAACGATGTTACAACAGGAATGCAATTATCCAGATTTGACATGGAGTTTGGTTGTCTTGTAGTACCTGGAAGAGAATATGAAGTGGGTATGCTTCATGATCAGAACCTTGATTCTCTTGGAAAATAATTTCAAGTAAATCTAAGATAGTTTTCGCATTATTTTAAATGTGGAAACTATCTTATTTTAGTTTAAAGGAGAAAACAATTAAATATGAATGAATATTTCTATTGTTATTCAAAAAAATTATCATACTTTATTATGGCATATGATATTCCATATGTTTCAAAATCTGTAAACAAGAAAAATGGTATGCCATATCATACATTCAAGAAGTCAGAACGACTGGATAAAGTAATTGCATTATATAAAGAAATTATACATACTGTTTAAAAATAATTAGTTGATAAAATTACATTAATTGCTATGGAGGAAACAGAAAATGATTGAAGACAAAAACACAGTACAGGAATTAAATCTTGAGCAGAAAGTAACTATTAAAAGTATCGCAAATTGGACAACAGGTTTCAAGAGAATTGAAACAAATGGCGATGTAACAATTCCTGCAAATGGGACAGTTCGCTTACAAAGAAGTGAAATTATTACACAGATTCAGAACGGTAATAGATTATTGACAGGAATAGACGACAGAGGTTCTCATGCAACACTTTATGTTGATGATAAGCCAACAAGAATTGAAGTTGATTTTGAGAGTGAAGATGGAAAACAGGTGCAAAATATTCTTACAGTAGATGCTGTCAAGAAATTGTTTGAATACAAAACCTTAAAGACATTCGAAGAGAAACTGAAGGATCTTGTCGTTACACGCGCCGAAAAATTTGCAATTTTAGAAATTATTAAAAGAGAAAAACTTAACGATTTTGAAAAAATTAGAATCGTAGAAAATTACGTAGAACATAAGATTTAGGAGTGATTTGAATGGGTAATACAACAGCTAACGAAGTGATACAATCATTTGAGTCTTCTTTTGCAGATAAAACAGTATTGCCTTTATCACTAGAAATGGAATGGTTTAAGAAGGCAATTGGAAGGTATTCTGCAGAATTAAGTGATTTACATTTTGACGTGGAATTAAATCAATTTGATTCTGAATTGGATAGATATGTTATTGATACTTTGGCAGAATTTATGAAACAATCATATCAAGAACGTCAGTATTCTAAAGTCAATAAACGAATCAGCATAACCGGAAAAGATATTGGAATTGATGGGTCTAACGGATCTAAAACTGCAACAAAAGCGGAACTTGATTACGTCGCAGAAAAGGCAAATACGATGGTTGGAAACCAGAAAGTAACTGCTTTTATTTAGGAGGACGCGATATGCAAGAATGGTATTTATTAAGTCAGAACACTCGTCCAAATGTAACCGGTGGATTTGAGAATGACATGTTTGTAGAAAACAAGGATGATGCTTTTGCGGAATCGTTAGAAACTGATATTGCGGTTTCTGTTATTCTTTATAATAGCGATTTGAGCAAAGGTAAAAACATTCGTTGCATCGTACAAGGAAATACAGCAGATACACAATTGAAGTCACTGGAAAGAACAGTACTTTTTTCTATAGGAACTGTAAAAGCTGGAATGTATGTATTTTTTGAAAATAGGTATTGGCTGATAAATGGCTATCCGGGAAATAACGGAATATACGAAAAAGCTACAATGGTATTGTGTCAATATTTACTGCGATGGCAAAATTCTGAAGGAAAGATTATTGAGCGTTGGTGCAACGCTGTTTCAGCCAGTAAATATGATGTAGGTGAAAATGGGAATTATACGATTACGCTTTCATCTAATACATATACGATTCTCACACCGGGAGATTCTGAATGTCTAAACTTGGATAGAAAAAGAGTATTTATTGACAAAAGAAAAATAAATCCGGAAAAAGTGTTTAAAATGACGAGAACAGACGATATCTTATATGATTATGGAGATGAATATCATGGGAGTGTTTTAAGTTTTATTGCAGATAAGACAGAATTAAATCTTAAAACAGACAGTCAGGAACTTGGCATTTGTGACTATATAGATATTGATCATTCAGAACATGACAATGATAAAGGAACTGTTTTTGCTAAAATTATCGGAAGTGATTCTATAAAGATTAATAGAAAAAGAACATATTATGTTAAATTTTACAGCGACGAGAGTTGTACTGAAGAAATTGAATGTACTAATTATACTTGGCATGTATCTGATGATATCCAGGTAAAAAAAACAATCTACGAAAATTCAATTGAAATACTAATATCTGATGAACAGTATATCGGAAAAATTTTATCTCTGAAAATCATTTCTAACTCACATCCAATTTCTGAAAAGAAAATCGAAATTAGTAATTTATTTTAAGGAAGACATTATGAATAAAACAGTATTAAAAGATATTGGAATTTTTAAATCAAAGCTTCTTTTATCATTTTTAGATTCGTCTGATATTTGTGAATTACTATTAGGTGATAATTATATGCCAGATGATGTTGACGATCTGGTGTATTCTCAAATCTTTCCTTATTTATATATAGAAGATACTCAAACAGAGGTTAAACCATATCTTTGTTTTGAAGTAAATTTCAAACAACAGACAAGGACTATGAAAACTCTTCAGATTATTGTCTATGCGTACTGTCATAAGGATTGCATGAAATATCACAAAGACGGATATTCTGGAACAAGAGCTGACATTTTAGCTGATATGGTTGAGCGTCAATTACATGAAACAAATAAATATGGTATAGGAGAATTGAATTTGGAATCTGTAAATTACTACTTTCCAAATAGTAAATATTACGGAAGACAATTGGTTTTTACAACATCAGATTTTAAATTCAAAAATATTTAGCGAATTATGAAATTAGATTATTTTGATCTAATCTCCCCTCTCCCACTTGATCTTGTTGGAATTGGAAGAATTAAATCTCCAAAGCTCATTGAGATTGCTGACATATCTTATTACGTCTATGCACAATATGTGTCGTGTCTAAGAATGACTCCAAGTGATTATATTGAAGATTTTAAAATAGAAGATCCAGATATTAATTTGTATACAAAATTTGACCTTATTTTGTATGATTCAAATTTTAGAAATATGATTAAAAATGCTCTCAATTTTTTCTTTGTAGAGGATTTCGAATGGTTTGATGAATATAAATCATTTCTATACACAGAGGAAATTGTTAGAGAAAATGGCGATACTGAACTTCTAGCAAAAGGAATTATAAATTCTAAAAATTATTATGATGTGTTGGATATAATTCTTCAACGAGTGCATATTACACCGGACAATACAGAAGTGACTGATATTACAAAGATCAAAAATAAACGTGGATTAAAAATATACAAGAGGTTGCAAAAGGTAAAACGTGAATTCAAAAAAAGTTCTGGCGGAAATCCAGATTTGTCTTTACCTAACATCATATCGTCCGTTGCTGTAAGAAGCCTGTCATTAAACTGGATAAATATATGGGATATTACAATTTATCAATTATTCAATGAATTTGAAAGGCTTCAGATAATTGATCAATATGACATTGCTTCTACACAGGTGTCTGTATGGGGAGATAAAGAAAAGAAATTCAAGTTTGGTGCTTGGAGTTCAAATATATATAACAAAAATGACGCTGAGTAATTCAGTGTCTTTTTTATTGCAAAAAAAACAAATCTTATATAGGAGGAAATTAAAATGGCAAATCAATTTGGAAAACAGATGGCAAACCGAGAAGTCTGTGACATGGTGTTTGTAGATTATAAAACAAAAGAACCATTTCTTTTCTGTGATTACGCAAATACATCAAGTCAGGAATTGACAGGTGAAAACGTATTTGCGTACGGCGGGAAAGGTCATCCAAAGAAAATTACATTCTCTGGAGAACGTGCTGGTACTCTTACGATTGAAACGCAGATTCAGACACCTAAGCTTTGGGAGCTGATGACTGGAGGTAAGAGTTCTAAAACAGCAGAAATTATGAAGAGAGTCAAGGTAAAAGTTGGCGAAAGCAATAAAGTTAGTATTACTGACACAAAAGTTACTCTCACAAAAGAAAATGTATGGGTTTATGACGGAGCAGATTCTAACATGGAAACAAAACTTGGGGTAACTACTGTTTCTGGTCAGGACATTACATTGAAAGATTCAAAGGCAGAAGGAACAGAAGTTGTTGTATTCTACCTTGCTACTAGAAATGATGTATACAATATCAGTATTAGATCTACTGACTTCCCGAAAGCGTTTACTGTTTACGGCGATACATATATGAAAACAACAGATGAGGATGTGCTTCCATATCTGTTCAAGGCATATAAAGTAGTTCCGCAGGCTAATATGTCTCTGTCTTTTGCAAGTTCCGGAGATCCGGGTACTGTAACACTTACTTGTGACATGATGGTTGACGATGATGGAAACATGCTTGACCTGACTCTGTTACCGGACGAGGACGAACCGGGGGAATAGAACCCCCTGAAGATCTCGCCTTGATAGGCAGGGGGAAAATCGGAAAGGCAAAAGTCGGAAAATCAGAATGAATAAGGAGTGAGTAAAAATGGCATATACACCAACGACATGGAGCGATGGAGATGTTATTACTGCTGAAAAGATGAACAAGCTGGAGCAAGGTGTAAAAAATGAACAGGTTGGCGCACCTGGAGCAGCCGCAGGATTCGGAACACCAACTGCAACGGTTGACGCAAATACTGGAGTTCCATCTGTAACTGTAACAGCAAGTGGAGCAAACACAGCAAAGGTATTTAATTTTGCTTTCAAAAATTTAAAAGGAGCAAAAGGAGATCCTGGTGCGACATACACTCTTCCGGCTGCAAATAAAACAACATTTGGAGGAGTAAAACAGTCTACTTTGGTTCCTGAAGCTGCAGGAGAAAATGTTACAAAGGCTGAGTTCAAAGCTTTGCTGGACGCTTTGAAAGCAGCTGGTATTATGGCTACATCTTAAAATAATGAGTGATAGATATTTAGTGTGAAGAAAGGGGGTAAATATCTATTATCGGTATTTGCCCCATTTTTTTACTCTGCTCCGAATAAGTGAGGAGTGAACTCGAAATTAGAAAGTTAGACAATGAATACCGCACAGAATCTTCTCACGAAGTCTGTTATTTATCTGAATACGGAATTAAATATACCTTTGTAAAAAAAGAAGATGGTGTGACGGTGTGGAAATACAAAAAGACAAAAGAACTTGGACTTGCTTTAGCTAAGTTCTGGAAACAGAGATAAAATAGGTTGTTCAAGATGATGAATATAAAGGTGGGTGTCATATTTTTGAGCGCAGTGTCACGCAGTACACAGGCAATAGTATTAAAGGACTACCACTCTCCTATTTGTATGAAAGGAAAAAATTATGGAATTTTTGAATGAATTTATGATGCCGGTCGTACTTGGCATTTGCCTTTGCGTCGGATATATTATCAAGAAATGGATTAAAGATGTTGATAACAAGTACATCCCAACAATCTGTGGAGTATTGGGCATTGTGATAGCTGCATGGATTAATGGTTTTGCATTTAGCCCAGAAATTGTTTTAAGCGGTTTGATTAGTGGTCTTGCATCTACAGGTTTGCACCAGGCATTTACACAATTTATCGAAAAGAAAGAACCGAAAACTGAATAAATATGGAATATTTAGAAATGTTTTTTGAGCTAGATTTTGTTTCTATTATTCTCGCAATTGTTACCATACTTCTTGCATGGCAGTTTTTAGACAAATTGCTTGTATGGTTTTGGGAGAAAACAGGGATTGAATTTAGACATATCAGAAAAAGACGAGAAGAACACGAGCTTCTTATGAAAACCGCTGAAAATTTATCAAGACTACAAGAACAACATCAAGAAGACGTGGAACGTGTTACTCAAAATGATAGAGAAATGCAACAGGAATTTTCAGAATTTGTTGAAGAGTTAAAGTCTGCTCTTACTGCTCAACGAGAACAGATGGATATTTATGCTCAAAATCGAATTAACGATAGAGAAAAATCACGAGAAATTCAGAGAGATTTTAATGAATCTCAAAAAAAATTATCCGAATCCGTTGCTGTTATTTCAAAAAAATTGGATGATATGAAGGCTGAAACAGATATGCGTTTCCACGCTAATGAAGAAAAACAAAATAAAAAAGAACAGGCAAAAATAAAGGCTGACATTAGTAATCGGTACAGTATTTACCACGAAAGAAAGTGGATTACTGATATTGAATTTGAAGCATTAGAAGGGCTTATAGCTACCTATGAATCGTTCGGTGGGCTGAATAGCTTTGTACATAGTGTTGTCCAAAAAGAAATGTTTACATGGAAAAAAGTTAACGAAAAAGAAGATTAATAAATAGAGAGGTTACTAGTTGGTGACTTCTCTATTTATTTAAATATATTTGTTAATCAAAGTTCAGTAGTTTAACAAATATATTTATGAGCAGATGAGCACATACTGAACCACTACTCTACTGCTCTTAAATATTATATAAGGAAGTGACAATTATAAAAATTATTATAGATAATGATGTTGTTAATAGATATAATGAATACTACTTTAAGCAGCATCCAAGAGCAAAAAAGAAACAGATTGAAAAACCTTGGCACCCGAGTATAAATTCATGGTGTATTTTACCTAGGATCCAAATGAATGCATTAAAACAAAAGTGGAAATCTTTTGGATGCTGGATTATAAAAGAATATAGATACGAAGATATGAAATTAGATAATTTCGATGTAATACATACTGTATTCTTTAATACAAAAAGAAGACACGATGTAGACAACACTGTGCCAAAATTTTTAATGGATTCGTTTACAGAATCTGGATTTATTATCGATGATGATGAAAAACATATGCACTCTCTGTTATTGAAAACAGGATATGACAAAGAACACCCAAGAACAGAAATTGAAATTATAACGCATTAATTTTGTCAAAATATGCGTAACAAAATGTCTTTACTACTCTCCTATTCAGTGATATGCTTGTATTATATAATATAAGGAGGCACAAGTCATGGAAGAAAAAAGAAGAGGAAGACGTAAAAAAATTGTAGAAAAGAATTATGATGTTTTGATTCATCAGTGCAACCAAGAAATTTTAACCATTCAAAATAAAATGGACGAATTAAAAGTTCAGATGAAAGAGAAGAAAATTGAAATTAAAAAACTGGAAAAAGAAAAAGCTATCTATGACGAGATGAAAGCTGAACAAGAAAAATCTGAACGTATTCGTGAACTTGCAGAAATGATTGATAAATCAGAATATTCTTTAGATGAAATTAAGGAATTATTAAATCCTAAAAACTAGAATTATAAATTAGATTTAAATCATAAAATGATAATTAATAGAGTCGGTCAACCGGCTCTTTTTTGATGCAAAAATTCAAATCAAATATAGGTTTTGTATTGGAGGTATAGACATATATAAAGTACAAAGAGTAGAACAGCATAAAATAAAAATGACTTCCGAGTTTGGAAAATTCATAGACAGGTATTGTTTTAAATCAAAGAATGCAATCAAAGAATTTGTATAACTATGCAAATTACATTATAAGACAAGAATTTATAATTAATAATAAGTGGATTCGATATAATGAATTGTTCCAGTTAGTAAAGGATTCTGAACCATATAAAGATATTGGAAGCAATACAGGACAAGGAACTTTACGAATACTTGATAAAAATTGGAAATCATTCTTTGTTGCAATTAAAGATTGGAACAAACACCCAGAAAAGTATTTGGGAAGACCAAAACTTCCAAAATATAAAGCGAAAGATGGAAAATTTGTATTAAGCCTTGACAGTAATAAAGTTAAACTAATTGACGGATGGATTCATTTTTCATGGAAACCATTTAAAAAATTCAATTATCAGTTCAGAACCAATGCAAAAGAGAGAATAATACAATGCAGGTTTATTCCTAAAGGAAGTTATTATGTAATGGAAATCGTTTATGAAATAGGAGTTCCTAAATGTGGTGAACAATCAGAACACATTGCAGCTATTGACACAGGAGTGGATAATTTCATAACTATGGTAAACAACATCGGAGAACAACCGATTGTTGTTAAAGGTGGAATTATTAAATCTATCAATCAATATTACAATAAGCAGAAAGCAAAGTTGCAATCAGAATTGAAAACTATTAATAAGAAAGACTGGTCTAAACGATTACAAAAACTTACTGATAAGAGATATGAGATGATAAAGTATCAAATGCATTGTATCAGCAAATACGTTGTAGATTGGTGTGTACTGTATAACATTGATACTCTTATTGTAGGGCATAATGATGATTGGAAACAAAATAACAAAGGTATGCAGAATTTTACATATATTCCTTATGAGATATTCATTCAAATGCTTGCTTACAAGTGCGAAAATAATGGAATTAAATTCATAGAACATGAGGAAAGCTATACATCTGGAACAAGTTTTGTAGATAATGAAGACTCAATCAAAGAAAATTATAATAAATCAAGACGTGTTTATAGAGGGCTGTTTATTGGAAACAATGGTATTCAAATTAATGCAGATGTGAATGGTGCGTACCAGATTATGAAAAAGGTAATTCCAAATGTTTTTGCAAATGGAATAGAGGGTGCAGGTTTACACCCGTTGACTATTAAAAAATTAGTAGCATAAACGGTAAAATTTACCGATGAATTTTCGCTTTCATTTAGAAATGAAAAGAGAATAAGAGATATGGTGCTACTAAAATAGTAACACCATAATGGAAGTGAGTTGATGATGTGATAAGCATCGCCAACATTATTGTACCAATCTTATCACTTGGTACTGTTCTCACTTGCAAATTCGCAATTAACTTCTACAAAACCTTCCTTAAAGTTAGTAATAGCATGAAGTGAAGTCGGATTGTTTTGCAGAACCATCCATACTATTCCAAGAACAGTCATGGACAAAAAGGTAAAGATGATTGCGAGTTTTGCAAGTCTGAACGAATTTTTGCTGTCTGTCATTTTTCACCTCCCTTCCGATTGTATAGTAATCAACTATCATGGGGAGATCAGAATGAGCAGATCGCTCAGAATTGTATAAACTTCTGATGACTTTCACCTATCTTTCTGACTTATTATATAGTCGTGGTGATTGGTTTGTAGGTTCCTTGTATGTAGGAGCGTAACAGCCGTGATGACGCACACGGCTTCCTGCATATAGATATTATACTACTCATAGAAAATAAAAACATCCAGAACATTTGTTTTAAAGGAGATAGAAAATCATGAAAAAAGAAAATATGAAAATTAAAGAAATTATTACATTCGAAGATAAAGCAAACGCTATTGAATATATTTGTAACAGTTTATTTGATTTTGGAGAAAATGGTGAAATTACCGACTACTCTCCTTATTATATTGAACCAGCGCAGGTTTGTGCTATTATAAATTACTTTGTAGAGGGAATTGAATTTGAAGATGGAGAATCTGTTTACGATGTTGCAATTGCAGACAAAGAAATTAATGATATTGTAAATCAGTTTTTCATCAAGAATACTACAACAGCAAAAAATACAAAATTAACATATCCACAGGAGATTATGAAATTCGTCATGTCTCATGTTGTAGAAAAAGTTGAATATATGAAACAGAAAGCTATTCATGCTCCATCATATAGAAAAGATATGGTTGGAGAAGCTCTTGTTGATTTGATTAATGTATTGTCTTCAAAGGCAGAAGAATTAAATGTATCTGAGGCGAATAAATTTATCGAAAAGTATAACTCACCAGACAAATCTATGGAAGATATTGCGAAGCAGTTTATGAAAGAGGAATTTGAAAAACGTACTGCTGAACTCGAAAATGCAAATACACAACCAATTTATAAGCCGGATAATGAAGAAAAGGCTACTAAAAATGAAAAGATGAGAGAGATGCTTAAACGCGCAATGGAGATTCATGAAACAGCCGAAAATCTTCCTTATTAGAAGGTGTTGCTATGGCAAAAAAAGTTGTTTCCAGTTTTTTGGAAGTTAAAGGATTGGTTGAAAAAGATGTGCACTCTGGTATGAATGATGCAAGGGATGAAGTTGAAATAAAATTAGAAGATAATGTAATGGGATATTATGACATTGGAAATCCGGTAAAATACGAAAGAACAGGAACATTATTGGAATCTCCTAACACTACTCCTGTTTCTGGTGGAGGAAATCATTTTGAATTTAAAGCAGAAATGCAAGACAATATTTCTTATCATACTGGAACTTACACTGGGGCACAAGTAATTGATGCAACAGAGCAAGGACATTCTGGAACTCTTGGTAAACATGGATATTTTGCAAAGACAGAAGCGGAAATTCCTGAAATTGTGGATAGGAATATGTCGAAGTATTTGAAGTGAAAATAATTACCCAGGATGCGGCTAACATCCTGGGGTCGTAAAAAGGAAACTATTTAAATGACATATATGCAGAATTAATTAAATGATTTTTTACCTACGGTTCTTACGTAATGACAATGAGTATTCAAATTTTATATATTTGGAGAATTGAATTTTACATTTCGCGTTTTTAACATCCTTAGAAAATGTATTAAACGTAAAAACAAGAATAATTAAAAGAACTAATGCAATAACAATAAGACTTAAAATTATAATTGTTGTCATTTTTCACCACCCTTCTGTACTTTGATATACAGAACGGGAGTGTTTGCGAAAGAAATCCGCAGAGATATGATGTATAGAAATGATACATATAATAATTAATCACCTTTCTGCCATATGTACTGTTTTCATTTCGTATACAAGATGTATACTTCCACAGACGCTTCTGCCAGATACATACCCGTGGCAACGGATTGGTTGTGGTAGATCCAATCGATATGTATCCAATTTCATTATAACAGAATTTCACTGGAATTAAATATAGATTTTCTCCGTTTCGTATAGTATGATAATAACAAACTATTATGAAACGGAGAAATTATTATGTGTGAAAATTCAAGAAACCGTGAACCTATTAGATGGGAAATATCAAGTAAGAATCCGTCGAGAGGTGATGCTCCATCTCCTATCGATATTTTCAATCAAGATATTTCTATGAATCAGGAAGGGGAAAACGAAGATTAATATAAATATCAATGAGTTATTATACCAAATGCCGCTCCTACTGGAATTCTTAGTTCCTGGTTTTATATTTATGACAATGTTTAATTATTTCACATCGTCAAAAATAGAACATTCAATTCTATGGAGCGTTGCAATAAGCTACATATTAAAAGCATTATGTAGTTTTTTACACGAGTTCATTTTTAAAGATGTTATTTTCAAATGGAATGAACGTGTTATAATTCTTGTTTTAATATCAATTATTTTAACGATAATTCTAATTCGATTTTACGAGTCAGAATGGTTGCATAAAATATTCAAATTTATCAATTTCAAAACCCAACATGATTGTATTTGGAATGATGTAATTGATATGAAAAGAGGAACAACATTAAAAGTTATTTGTAATGACACAACTTATATAGGAATATTGTATATGTTTGAAGAACATGGAAAAGATTCTTGGTTTGTGTTATCAGATTATATTATAGAAGAAAATGGGAATGCTTATGATTCAAGTAAATCAAATTTTCCATGCAAAATTGCAATTAATTTGAATGATGCAAAAAGAATAGAATTATATTATGGAAACACAGAGTAGATTTATTTCTCTCTGTGTTTATTTATTTACTACTGCTCTCCTTTCGTGAGGGCTTTTTTGATGTCCAAATTTGAGAGGAGTGATTTTTAAAAATGAGTGAATATGAAGTACGCGTTGACACGAATGTAGACACAAGTGAACTCGATTCCGCACAGAAAAAATTAGATAGTTTAGTTAAAAATGGAAAACATATTAAAGTTGATTTTGATATTCAGGGAATGAAGAACCTGAATAAGATCAATGGTGTCTTAAAAGGAATCGAAAAAAATAATAAGATCAGTGTAAAAGCTGATATGGATACATCCGGAATTAAAAAAGGATTATCTGATATTGAAAAAGCGAAACGAAGTGTTTCTACTTTAAAGATTGATGCAGATGTTTCAAAAGCGAATGCAGATTTTAAAAAGTTTGAATCTCTTACGACAAAATCCGCGGAAAAGGCTCGAAAGTTATTATCTGACATCAATAAAGATATTAATAATGTGAAATTGGCTCCAAATGATTCCATTATGGAAATTAATTTTAAAAAACTTACCAGTGATTTAGAAAAGTACAGGAATCAGATTAAGGTTGTACAAAATGAGCAAAAAGCTCTTGGTAATTCTATTACATCTGTATCAAAATCATTTAGTAAAATTGATGCAGTAACTGCCTCTAACAAGACCTTAACGTGGTTAAAAAACAATAGTCGCGCTGCAAAAGTATATGGCGATCAACTAAAAGAAATTGCAGAATCTCAGAGAAAAGCAACATCAGATTCAGAGCTAACTTCACTAAATAAAGATTTCAACAAAACTGTATCTGAGGCAAAATTACTTGGACTTACTGGTAAAAGTTTTACAGCGGAATTTAAACGTGCATTTTCTCAAATTGCACAGTTTACGCAAATTTATGGTGGAATTGAAAATGTAATTCAGACTATTCAAAACTCTGTTATTGAATTAAAAAATGTTGATTCTATTTTAACAGAAATTTCTAAAACATCTGATATGACAACAGATCAACTTACAAAACTTGGAGAAACATCTTTTGATTCCGCAAGCAAGTGGGGAAAGAAAGCAAGTGATTACCTACTTGGTATCCAAGAAATGAGTAGATCTGGCTATTATGGCAAACAGGCTGAACAAATGGCTGAAACAAGTATTCTTGCTCAGGCAGCCGGTGATTTAAATTCAGATGTTGCAAATAGTTATCTTTTGGCATCGAATGCCGCATATCAATATTCTGGAAATGTTCAAAAACTTAATGCATTGCTTGATGGACAAAATATGATTAATATAGTGGTCATGCTATATAGAAATATATAGCTTCATAGTTGGCTTTTATCCCGGAAACTCCAGAGATGGACAATCGGGAGGATAAGTTAAATAAAATACGGTAGAAAGAGGATATTATAGAAATAAAATTAAAATCATGGCAAACTCTCGCAAACTGTAAATTTTGTAATAAAGAGTTTGTAACTACTAAATATAAGGTTAATAATAATAAAAATGGTGTTTTTTGTAGTAGAAGTTGTTATGCTGACTACAAAAAAGAAACGATGACAGGTTCACAAAATATAAATTATAAAGAAAAGGTAAAGGTTCATTGCGATAATTGTGGTAAGGAAATTGAAAAAATACCATCTTTAACACATAATATAAACAAACAAGGAGAAAACCATAACTTTTGTTCTTATGAATGTTATTGGGAATTTCGTAAAAAATATTATGTCGGGGATAAATTATATAATACTGGAAAAAAGATGGACGAAATTTTTTGCAATAAGGTAAGAGAAGCAACATTAAAACAATATCAAGATGGTATACTTGATAGACAAACAATACCACAAAAGATAGTTAATAGTATATTAGAAAAAAATAATATTAATTATATCAATGAAAAAACTTTTAAATATTATTCTGTCGATAATTATTTAATAGAACATAATTTAATTATTGAAGTTATGGGTGATTATTTTCATGTGAACCCTTTAATTTATACAGATTCAAATGAGATGAATAATATGCAGAAAAAGGATATTGATAGAGACAAAAGTAAACATACATATATAAAAAAATATCAGGATGTTGAAATTTTATACCTATGGGAATCCGATATAAAAAATAATCCTTTATTATGTGAAGAATTAATAAAAAAATATATAGAATCAAATGGCAAGTTGGAAGAATATAATTCTTTTAACTTTTCTTTTTGTGATAACAATTTAAAATTAAATAACAATATTATTAAACCGTATTTTATTTAACCCCCTAACGACTAAGTTGTAATATGGTAACATATTGCACACGCCGACTTCGATAGATATAGTCTATCCGTTACCTATAAGTCCGTAGGAACGCCTAACGTAAAACGAGGGAAAAGATATAGTCTAGTCTCACGCTATAATCTAAAAATGAAACGTGAGAGGTAGGATTAACGTCCTATCCGCTTTATTGTTATTTAACAATAAAGTCCAATGCTTTGTCCTGGAAGCATAGTAATAGAACAAACTAACAGGAACAGTGTATCCATGCAGGATATGGCAGAAGCCACAACTCAAGCAGCTTCAATGGCATCAGAATTGGGAGTTCAAGAAAATCAACTTTCTGCGATGATTGGAACAATTGAGTCCAGAACAAAAGCAGGTGGCAATGAGGTTGGTAATGCGATCAAATCATTGTTGATAAACGTTCAGAATGTAAATAACTCAAAAATTGCAGAAACGTTTAAAAAAGCTGGCGTTGCTCAGACAGAGTTTGTAAACGGTGTAGAAAAAATGCGTAATCCAATTGAAGTATTGGAGGATCTTGCGAAAGTATTTAATCAATTAGAAGAGTCAGATCCACTGCGTACAGAAATTCTTACAAATATTGGACAGAAATACCAAGCGAACAAACTAAGTGCTTTATTATCTGGATGGTCTGACTATGAAAAAATGCTTGTAGATTATTCTGAGGGCACAGGAAGTGCTGCAAAAGAAGCAGAAAAATCTGCAAATAACTGGGAAGGATCTCTAAATAAATTATCAAATACTTGGACTGGATTTATTCAGAATTTCGCTAATTCCAACATGATTACTTCTGGATTACAAGGACTTACTGGAATAATTAAAATAATCGACACAGTTGTTTCAAAAGCAGGAACACTCGAAACTGTTATGGGAGTTTTAGGTGGAGGATTAGCGAGTAAAACAGGATGGGGTAAAACTATCGTAGTTTATAATGCCCCTTTCTATAAGGTTGCATAATAACGCCATGCAATTAACGTAGAGAGTGTTCATATTATATATCGTAGTGTAATATGACCATCCTTGGAAATATAGATTTTCTAAATTGTCGAATATCGGGGGAAGCCGTAAGCCTATTTATATAGGTACCGGAGCGATGCAATAAAAGCGTATTATTATATAGAAGAAATACGTTCGTGAAGGAATAAGCATTTAATGCGAAAATGGTAGTCCCGACGCACTATAACTAAAACATGGAAGTGTAGTTCCATATATAGGGCGCGAGAGACTGACAAGACATGACGTGATACAGGCGTAATTGTATCATATGGTACACAACATACAGTCCGCACCGGGGAAAGCCTGGGATGTCAATATGAGATACGGCAGTATTCACTACTGCTCTATTGATGCAAACTACACAACCTGTTGCTGACTTGCAAAAACAGGACAGGATTATACGGCGTATATCTCGTCGTTTTCTAATAGAGATAAAAATAGACACAAATTGTTTACATTCTACTTGACTTAATACGAAAAGAGTGTATAATAATACATGAGTTAAAAATAATATAGCTCGAAACACCACGATGTAAGGACAGGGAATTATATCCTGTCCTTTTGTAATTATACAAAAATGTATCCATACATACAAAGGAGGGAAAGCATATGGCTGTTTCAAAGGCTATTGTTCCATTATTAAAAGGGAAGGCGACTACTAAAATCGTAGATGATTTTAAGAAAAGTAAATTTATTCCAGCGACTACCACAGATAGGGAAAATGCAAGTTCTGCTATTGCAAAATTCTTGAGAGAAAAGAATAGGGAATAGCCCTGCTCTTTTATTATATTGGTTGATGTTTTGATTTTATAAAAACATATGTTCAGACTACTCTTCTATTCATTCTTAGTATATAATGGAAGTGATACTAATGATGAAAAGGAGAAAATATGAAGATTGACAATACAGATTATATCTTATTTTTAGACGAAAGCAACGTAACAAAGTTTAACCCATATCTATTGCTTGGCGGAATATTTATATCAAGAAAAGAATATAAGGATAATTTAATACCAAATATATTAAAATGTAAATCAATTTTAGAAAATCCTAATATAATTTTTCATTACACAGATATGATTAAGAAACAAAATGATTTTTCATGTATGTGTGGAAATCAAGATATGTGCGAAAAATTTTGGAATGAATTCTATTCTTCTCTTACATCTTCGAAATTTAAAATTCTTTCTGCATATATAAATGCTAAAAATTATAATAGCGAATATCCTAAATCAATAAGCCATGATGCATATGAATTGCTATTTTCTACTATAGTTAACAATTATATTCACTTCCTTAATAAAAATAATGCAAGAGGAAGTATTATTTTTGAGTCAAGAGAAGAAACACAAAACAAAAAAATTCAGCAATATTATTTTCATATGTTAAAATACGGAACTAATATTTATCATTCCACTGCAATTGAAAAATATATTACAACAACGAATTTTTTAGTAAAAGAGGATAATTGTATTGGATTGCAAATTGCTGATCTTGTTGCATATAATTGCATTAAATATTTAAATAATTCTAAAGTCAAACACAATATGCTGGATGTTATTATACCTAAAATGTATGACGGGAACAAAGGAGATATTGAATCTTATGGAATTATAAAACTTTTTTAGTATATATTGACATCTTGTATATTATTTGTTATACTCCATGTACAAACAGAGAAATGGGTGTCCATTGGCTTAGTTTGTATCATATCACACGGAAATGGGTGTCCATTAGCCGATAGATGTGCAGACGAATAGGAGGAAAACGATTGTCGTTATGGCATGAGTTTAAATGACAACATACTATAAACCACGTGAAAGCGTGGTTTATAGTAGTTATGATATTTTTGGATTGGGATAGCATAATCCCACATTATGAGTTTTATATTTTGTTTTATTAAAAGTAGTAATATTTACTGCTCTGATTTGCATCGTCAGGCGATAGAGAGATAAGATTTATTCTTATCAGAGAGATGAGGCATTACGCCCTCATAAGTGAAATAATTTTTAGTCAAGAGACATCAATTGAGACGTCTCTTCTTCGTATGTAAAATTTTATAAAAGAAGGTGAAGAAATGGAAACATGTGAAAGCCCTAATCAAAATGATTTTAATTCCATTGAACTACGTGCATCGAGCATTTCATTTAAAATTGATAATTGCTCTTACTTAAATCTACAAAATAAAATCGTTTCGATATTAAATGAAAGTAACGTAACTGTAGAAGATCTTGACAATTTAATTCAATTCTTAACAGATTCCAAGAAAACAGCAACGCTTAAATTTTAGATTCCTTTTATCCAATTATATAATATGGAATCTTTAATGCAAAACCCTAATCCTATATGTGATCCATCGTCTATTGTTGTTGCAGAAGCATAGTGAATTCCTACGAGAATATAGGAATCATTATATTTTATAAATATAGGTGACCCACTGGAACCGGGAAATGACAGAATGTCTGTCAAGAATATCTCCTGATCATTATACTTTTTGGATATAGGGGTTGCTGTTATGCCACTTTTAATAATAGGACAACCAAGGGGATCTCCTTTCATCCCCTGTGGATAACCAAGCATAATAATATTCTCAATATTTGAACATTTAAAAAGCTGATCATTGTAGAAATCAGATATTTCGATAAATTTTATATTGTACTTGTAGTTTGATGACATAACAGCGTTTATGCCTATTACACCTATATCGTACAGAGAATGACTTGATGGATCAATTTTTATTTTTGTTGTTACTATTTTATCGTCTCCATACATAGGAACTTTGAATTCGAATTCAGTACATCCGTCTACAATATGTTTATTACTTATAAGATAATAATTTTCTTCGTCTTTACAGAAGAATCCAGTTCCCGTATTACAGATGTTCTTTTCATAATTATATGCTTTTATAAGAGTAGTTGTATAAATTATATTTTCTTCAGTGATCATAAAATCTCCTTTCAGAATTGAGGTGTTAAAATGTTTAATAATAATCAAATTGATAATTTTATACAGCGTGAAGAGAAAGAAAATTATATTGTAAAGTGCTTAATCAACACACTGTATTGTGGAACGGATGTAAATCAATCCGAATGTTATTCAATTATAAAAAAGTTTAAAGAAAAAATTTTAGGAGATGTAGAATTGTAAATCACTGCTCTCCACTAAAAATAACTCTTACAGTTATTGCACTTCCACTGCTTACCTATATTAGAGGCTACGCCAACACATAATTTTCCCTATTACATGAGCATTTTTGTTATTAATGATTTCATTTTTTTGTTTATTTATCGGTGAAAAAATACCGACTTGTTCGTTTTTATCTAATTTATACAAGGCTATATGAAGACGATTATTATATTTAAAAAGAACAATATTACCTGGCTGTATTTTTGTAGTTTTGTGAACAAAAATAATATCTCCAAACTTAATTTTAGGTTCCATTTCAAACGTGCAAACCTTGGTTGCGAAATCAATAAGAAAATATTCTTCTTTTGAAATCATAAGATCTTTTTTCGACACAACTATAAAGTCAACATATGGGTCTATATCGCCATTGGAAAATTTATAAAATGGAATCTCAATGCTACTTTTAACACCAGCGGAATGTTTCTTTATAAAAGCGTATTCAAATTCATTATTTTCACGAATTTGTTTGATAACACTTTTATATCCCAATCTATGTTGCTCAGAAATACTTATCCAGTTTTTGTATTGTTTAATCATATTTTTTAATTTGTTTTTAATTTCTTCATCTGATTTTAAAACCAGATTTTGATATATTTCCATAAATTTTATATGGCTTATAGTTGTAATAGCACCATCTATTTTTCTATGTACCATAAAGATATTTTTATCAGCAGAAAATAAAAATTCATAATAAAGCTCATACATCATATTGTACGTATATCTAATAATAGATTTTAAGTTGTCTTTTGATGGAAATATAGAAACCGCTTTTGTAATTTCCCTATTGCTGTATTGCTGATTATTTATAATACATTGATTTCCAATTAACTTCATAAAATCGCTATATGAAATATAAAACATTAGTGCAAATTCTGCTCGAACGGTACGCCTATTCTGAAATTAGCGGTACATCCATTCT